GCTAACTTCTCAGCTAACTTTGGATTATTCTTAAGAATATCTCTAGAGACATCATCCATAGTTCTTCTTTTTTTATCAGTTTGTTTTAGTTTAGATTTTTTGCCAGTTATTTGTTCTTGATATTCTAAATCATCTATTGTATCAGATAAGCTATTGATATTTTTTCTCATCTCTTCACGTTTCTTCATTTCTTCAGGAGATGCAAATACTCCAGCTCTATCATCTTTAATAGCTTTCTGATATTCAGCCTTTTTCTTTTTCCTCTCAGCTCGAATCTCTTTCAAATTACCTTCAACAAATTTTCCACTAAATAATCCTTTTTTAACTGATTTTGGTGGTTCAATATATGATAATTGTCTCTTCAATTCTTTAAGAGAAACATCCTTTTTAAGAAGAGTATAATATTTAGAAACTTTATCTGGATCATTCTTTATCTGATCAAATATCATTCCTAATTCTTTACTATTTCTGTTATCTTTTTTAGATGTCCATGAGAGAATACTTTTGATTTCTTTAGCTTCCATTCCTTTATTATAAAGAGCCATTACATCTTTTTTAGGATATTTTCTAAAGAGAGATGATAATACTTTATTATCTTTATTAATCTTCTTCGCTTCATTAAAGAGTTGCAAATCAGTAAGAGTCTTTTTAATCTTAGCTATTGGGACACCTTTAGATATAGATTTCATTACAAATGATAATTCGTCTTTAGTACCACCATTTTGCCGCACTGTTACCATGAGATTATTCAATGCATTAATATCAGACATATCAGCACCAGACTTTCTTCTTTTTGCGATTGCGTCTTTAGCTGAATTTAAAAACTTATTAGTTTTACGTTGTTCGAATTTTCTTTTTATAGTATTCACATTTCTTTTCGTCACATCAATTCCAGTAGATGCAGCTGTATATACGGCACCTGATGGATTCATAGCTCCTTTTGCTATTAAACTTCCAAGTGCTTTTGTTTTATTCCAACCTCCTTTTGCATTTCGATAATCTTTAGCAGCATTAGTAAATTCTTTTTTAGTATCACGTCTAGCTTTTTTACTCCAAAATAAAGTTAAAGCTTGGATTGAATTTATTATTAAACCTAGCGGAGCAATATATTTCCCTAATGTAACACTAAATTTTCCAAGTTTAAATGCTACTGATCCAACACCTTTAAATGCAGCTGCTGCAAGATGCAAACTCTTCATTGTTGCGTTCCATATTTGGGTTTTAAATAAAACTGCTAATATGGCAGTAGTTGGATGTTTCCATGCAAATTTAGCAACACCACCAAGAACACTACGACCAAGTTTAGTAGACACTGACATGATCGCTAATACTGCTGCTGCTGCCATTTTTGGATTTTTCTTAATCCAATTGAACAATCCAGTTACTTTTTCCCCTGTTTTACTTTCTTTTATTCTTTCCCAGACAGATAAACGTTTCGCTTTTTTAGCTGCAGCCTTCTCTTGTCTCTCTTCTCGATTATCAATTCGTTTAGTTAGATTCATTTGAGCCTTATTAATTTGAGCAGTAGATGCAGTATGTCTAGCAATATTAGTAAGTTGAACTAAAGTAGGATCCTTATCTTTTTTAACAGCAGATATAACATCATCTGTATGAGGGATTATGCTTTGACCTGCTTCTGTCACGATAGATGATACTTTCTCTTTTGCTGATGATTTCCAATCATTGACCTTTTTAGGTGGTTTGATGCGTCCCATTCCTTTTATACCAGCAGCACTAGCATTATGACGGGTATCCATTGTATATCTTTGAGATTCAGTTAATTTTTTATTTTTCCAAAACTCATACCATGATGGTTTAGAATCTGGATCATAATTCTCAGTTCTATCAGTTTGTTTTTTAATGAATCCTTCTTGCACATGTTTTAAAGCATCAGTTAATCTCTCCGAAAATATTTTTACTTGTGTTCCAGCTTCTTCGAAATCATCTCCCATATCAAACATAGTGAGTTTAGCTCGGCGAACACCACCCATAAAAGATTGTTCACCCTCTCCAAAAACGGCAGCATCCATCCCAGCTTGGAATTTCTCATGCGCTCTCTTACGCCATCTCTCTTCATCAAAGTTAACAAATGTCTCTGCAGAACTAATAAATCCCAGTAATTTCTTCACGGGACCAGCTTCCATTTCTTTAGCTTTCTTACTTATTTTCTTTCCACTTTTTCCAAACCATTCAAGAAGAGCACCACGACGACCAGTAACTTCAAACTTAATATTTTTATTTTTGGATAATATCTGCAATAGGGCATTCATCTGATCTTTTTGAACTTCCCCATATAAACGCTGCCAGTTATACATTGTAGCAATACCATTAGCAGTCGTGACTAGAGGATTTTTATTACGAGGGATATCTTTACTATACCGACCACTAAATAAATGACCAGCAAACATTTCAAATCCACCAATGAGGGAAGCAAAGATTCCCCCCTTCTTAGATGCAGGATCCTCATACTGAGATAGGATTCCTTCCATTGTCTCGCTCTGATTCTCTAACAACCCATAAATAGCACTCAATAACCGAACTTGCTTATCAACTTCTTTTTTCGGTTTAATAATCTCAGCCATATGAATTTCGGCCAATCCACCTTTCTGTACTGTTCCACCTGTTGCAGCTTTAGGAGCTTGTCTTTTAATTTCTTTAATCTCTTTACTAGTAGGTGCAACAGTTTTCCCAGCCAATTGCTGATTGCTGATTCTTAGACGATCCACTGCCATGATAACATCACCGGATCTTTTCAAGTTTTGTGAATGACTCCATATGAATGAAGAGTATCTTCGTCCCAATCCACCCTTATAATTAATCTCAGTTCCATTCTTATTTGGTGAGATAGTTGATGCTATAGTTGAAATACCACCAGATACTTTATGAGTACCACCAGTATCAGAACGTATTTTCCGACCATTAATCTTTTTTGCATTATATTTGGTTTTCTGATCGATTGCTTCTGATAGAGTTGAATTACTCATACTATTATTCTTATTTCTATTTTTGATCTTTGAGCCAGTATCCTTGATAGAACTCCATGTCTTAGAACCTGCAGAACTTAGTCCCTCTGAAACCTTTGCTTTTATTGCAGCACCTATCCCAGAATCAGATATTGATTGAGCAATGACTGCCCCGATCAAACCACCAGCAGCTGAGGCTCCAGCTCTACCAGTTTGAGTTTCTTTATCTAGTGCAAATTTACCAACAGTATTTTTTGCTGCTATAACGGAATAATGTCCAGTTGCCTTAACTGCTTCACCAGTTGAATGGGCTATTTTACTAGTACCCTCAGCAACAGCTCTCTGAAATCCCATTATTGCTTTTGTTAGACGTGTAGATTCTAGATTGCTATCTTTTACTATTGCTTTCATTTGATCCACACTATCAGATTGAGTCTCTTTATAGTCATTTCTCATCCCATCAATATTAGCATTGAGACTATCAAAATCATCTCTACTTGGCGGTGTTGGATCTGGTGGTTTATTTGGCATAGATATCTCCTACTAATTTCCTCTAAATTTTATGTTTGTTCATGGGTTTCCCCCAGTTTTTTTATTTTGCATATCTATTAACTTTAATACATCTATGGTTGAACCATGCTCCTGGTCCATTAACTTTCCTAGATTTCCTCTGATATAATTACTCATTAGTTTATTCGATCTCTCTATTATCTCCATTCTATCATCTGATTTGAAACTTTTGAAATCAGACATTTCTGGTGCAACAACAGCAGAGCTTTCCGTATCATTCCAACTAGCTATATCAGCAAAATTTCCCATACTATTAGAATCAGTAAATTTCATTGACATTCCCATAGGCGGATCATATAATTTCACATAACAACAGAATGCATAAGCTATAGCTAAATCGTCATGCTCCCCTTCATCAGCTTGAACTTTCCCCTTATTATCAATTAATCCAATCAATTCTAAAGCAAGTAATTCAGATTGAATGTTCTCTGGATCATCAACAACATATGTATATAGAGCATCAATAATTAATGGTCGATTTTGTGGTCCAGTAAATATTCCATATTTGTACTTATGATTTTTCTTTTTAAATGAGCCATCAATAGTTGATGTTTTCTGTTCAGTTTTGTATAGATTATAAAATGAATCTCTTCTTGTTAAATATTCGCATACTTGATTTCCATATGAATTTGATTCGACAATCAATAAATTTTTTGGAAATACAGTAGCTACTTTAGCAATAACTTCACAAAAATCTTCTACTCGGATATTGGTTGCTTTAAATTCAGCTACTTGTTTCAAAGTTTTATAGTCAGCAACAACAATTGTACTTGAGTCAGCACCACATTCAGAAGCAGTATCAACCGCAATCAAATAAAATTTATCTGGATCATATATTTCAAACATATTCAAATTATGTTTAAAGAATGTCATTGTATTGATTGGTGGTATTCCAGATCCATTAAGAATCTTAATAGTACTCGCGGGGAAAAATGAGTTACTACTAGCAACAAATTGCATATCCAATTCCTGAGCAATTTTCCATGGTACATTATTGAGTAATTTGCATTGAGTTGAATACCATTCGGGATCATCTGCGAACTCTGGAATTTCTTTCCAATGTAATTTGAATGGTTTGAAGATGGAAGTACCAGCATGTGCAGACACCCAATTCTGATAATACCATTTACCACGACCAACAGTTTTGTTTGGTGTTGATATAATGATAGTACCGTATGGGATATTAGCTTGTCTGGCTAACTGTTGAGCTTTAAATAGTGTTGGTGCAACTGATGTATAAGCTTCATCAATTTTGGATATGAAAGCTCCTTCATCAATAATTAATAAGTTGATTGAGAAACCACGCAATGTTCCTTCTGGGTTTGCTTCATTTACCTGAGATGCATAAAATTTAGATCCGTTATCAAGTATGAATGACTGCTCGGTTCTCTTCACATATTGGGGACGAATCCAATCTGGTAAACTATCTATCATTCCTTGCGTTTTTCGACAAAAATCTGTACTTTCTTGACCAGATTTTGAAATTATTCCTACAACAACATTCTTATGGAATGCCATTGCATGACATATTAACATTTGGGTAATAGTAGATAAACCAGTCTGTCGAGTTTTTAATGTAATAACATGATGTTCTTTATAAACCTTATCAACAAAGTCTTTCTGTTTTTCATACAACTTCACTGATCTATCACCACCAGCCAATGCTAGTTTGATATAATTCTCAATAAAATAATGTGGATCATTCTTACATTTAAAATATTCCACTAATCGCTTTTTCTTCAGTGGAGACATATTCTTTGTATTCATACTAATTCTTTGATTGTGCTGTACGACACCCGATAATCTTAGCAAAACACTCTAAGTTATCTTCTTGTGCACCCGTTGATTCCTTCGTTAAAACTATTTCAGTATCAGATATTAAATAAGCACCTTCGTAATTTGAACCAGGATACATTTCATGTTCAGCATAAGGTTTTAAATAACATACCTCGCCAACTCTTGAAATTAATGAAATCTTAACTTTTCTATAAAGAGTGAACTTTAATGATGTCGCATCTTTAAATGAATCAGCTATAGCACTACTCATAGCATAATCATTAAATCCACCTCCATATCCAGAGCATGTTTCAAAACCTTTCCAATCAATATAATATTTTTTTCGAATCTTTGTTTCTGGATGAAATTTCATCTGAGGGTTATCATGCCATAAACCTTGACTTTTAATTACATCATCAGATTTCATTTTATGATAATAAGCAATATCATCATGTGGGTGAGCAATGAATATATTATTGTATCCATTCTTTATCATTGCTGAGTTACCATAATGTAATGTTTCAACATTATCGTAAGTAAGAAAATGATCAGGACGGTTACTAACTAAATCAACCACAGTGTTATATAACTCAGGACATTTTGCAAATGAAGGCATTTTATGAACTTTTGTAAACCCAGTTGCTTTTGTTTTTTCCCAATGCTGTTTTAAATCCCACATACAGAATTGACCAGCATAGTTAGCATATCTAAATAATGGTCCTTGAAATATTCCAAATTTCTCATTTAAATAATCCACTGCTGATTTCATAGTCATTGGAGGAATCACCAATTGAGGAATCTTTTTAGTATTGTGACCACAATCTTTAATATTTGCTTCTATTCCTTTCGATGTTAATAAATCTTTACATACACACAATGGAGTCTTCCCAGTATTATCCCCTTCAATTAATTTATTAACCGATGTTGACATAGCAATAAATGCAGGTTTACTGAGACATGTAATAATCAATCTTCCCTTTTGAGTTTCTTCCTCATTCATCCACGGGCCATTTTGAATTGGTTTTTGTGACAAAGTTATATTAGATTCTAAATACATTAAATCCCAAATCATAGGTTTTGGAACTTTTTCTCCATCATCACCAACATCCCATATATAAACTTTTAGATCACTACTACCATAAATATCCTTTTCAATCATAGGCTGATTATCCATCATAAAATGTAATTCCATTACAGGCCAACAAGATCGGATAGAATTAATAATACGCATAGTGGTAAATGAAGTTGATAAACATTGGTTCTGATCACCATCAGTAAATATTTCAACGACCGTTTGTGCGTTCATCACCTTGTTAGTTTTAGCTGAACATCCCATGAAAACTCCTTATAATTTATTATTTGTTCTAAATACTAAGCAAAAAAGAAATAAGGGTCTTAAAGACCCCTATAACTTTTTTGCTTTTATAAATTACCTATCTTTCGACAAGTACTCACTAACGCCCATATTATACATCCGAAGATGATGTATGGAATGAGTGGAATCAATAAGATTCCTATTATCGTAAATACTACTATCATCGCCACTAAAATAAACGGCGCAGCAATTGCTAATATAATCATTATTATGATTGTTAATAGAAGATTCATAATGAACTCTTTCTAGATGCTTAGCATCCCATTATATAAGGCTATTCCGAATTAGAATAATTTCCTTATACGTAAGTATATATATATAGTATATAAAAACCATCTTAATAAAATAGATCAAATTAATACATATATATAGCAATATAGTATATAGGTACATTATTCAAACCAAAAAAGGGCCGTAACCCTTTCCTTTATTATGACTGTGATGAACCCCATGCAAGCCCAGCAACAATCGCTAATCCCATTGCTGTAACTCCAACAAGGAAACCAATCGACTGATGTTTAACTGCATATAGTTTTTTCTCAGTTGTTGTCATGTGTGGTTCATCCTTCGCCCACACGTGATCTTCTGCATCTTTTCTGATTTCATCATTCATACTTATCACCTTTCCGTTGTATTAGTTAACCTGCAACATATTCTACAATCGTCACATCGAATCCGATTAACTCTTCTTCAATGATATTCTTGACAACACCCCAATCACCGCCTGCCAGACCGCATCCGATCAATGGCAATCCAATACGGGTACCGCTATCACAAGTGTTATCAACGATAGTCTTTAGTACATTACGGATAGCATCATAATCTACCTGGAGAATAGAACTATTATGGTCATACTGTGTGTATGCGTTAATCACAACAAGGTCTTCACCTTGTGTGCCAACAAGGCATTGTGAGTAAGTTCCCATTTTGCTGCGATCACCAGATTTAGTGCGGCAATCTGCCTGAAAAACCTCAGGCCACATCTGCTTAATCTGTAGAGCGATTCCGCCGCCCATACAACAAAAACAGTTACATCCATGCACGATCAAATCGAAATTGCCTTCATCTGCTAACTTCAACAGATTCCCTTTTATTGTTCTTATAGCCATTTAATCTCCTTTGTATTGTTCAATAAGTTATCCTATTCATTAGTTAATATATATAGTAACCGCTTTAAAAATAAAGTAAAAAAGAAAGGGGCCGAAGCCCCCCCTCCTCTTATTGTACTGAGTCGAGACGGATGAGAGCCATATCCAACCTTTCGGTTATGAATGTTCTCAACTTGATCTCCAATCCAATTCTCTTTTCAGTTTCCAATATAACACTAAACAAGTATGTGATATAATAGAAATTCTTCAATGTATCAGGGAGTGAATCATATAGGACAGCAAACCTGCGGCCAAATTTCTTGGGAAATTTCTCAAGGAATTCATCCACATGTTCTCTAGTAAATGATACTCGTCGATAATCACGAATCTGATTCTGGACAGATCTTTGTACATTTGTCACATCTTCTATATTAATAGAAAGATGATTATCATGAATTAATCTCTGAGTGAATCGATCTAATATGAAAATATTATTAACAGGGATAACCCTATCCACTTCTGGATCACCTTCTTCTGTTGGTAGAGTAATAGTCTTCAAAAGACCATAGTTCAACTGAAGTGCATGATTCCCTGAGAATCCATTAATAATATTAAAAGTTAGATTCGCAGTTGTTAATAAATCTAAATCAGGATTGATATTAGTTATGAGCTGGAATAGAACTTTATCCACATCCGGTTCATCCTCGATATCTATCTGATATCCATCTAAAGTGAAACTACTTCTCACTGATGGACCTGATCTATAATGCTTCTCGTTAGATATTTCTCCATCAAGATTCACACTTATTTGCCTAATAACTTCACGTGTTGCAATGGCAGTAAATGCAGTAGACAATAAAGTCTTACAAGTAATCCATTGTTCCTGACCAACTTCTTTATAATGCAATACAAAATAATTTGATAATGTACCGCATGGTTGAACTACTCTAACATAATCAAATAGGTATTGGTCATCCCTCATTAACATTTCATCTTCTATATCCGATAGACGAACGATATCATGAGCTAGATCCTCATATACAGACCTATTAGTTTCTAGTTCACCCGTAGATGGTATCACAGGTGTTTGTTCAATTACAGTCATAGCAGGAACTTCCCTGGTTATTGTTGGGAATAATTCATCGCTTGTCATCGGGATCTCCACTTGATTGGAAGCAGGTGTCTCCGGCTCTAAGTCCGGAGTTATCATCAGTGTCATTAGTTGTATCTCCTAAAATTAATTTAACTATATTGGTTTTTGATAATTTATCCTGGATTCCTTTTCTAATGATATCATCAATCTTAGTTCTATTAAGTGATGCATCTATCATTGGTGTAAGGATGTTTTCTAATAATATTGGGTTCTCTCTATAAAATTCTTTTAGAAAATCCATTAATAATGTTTGACCTTCATTGTCAAATTGCAATCGAATCATTACTTCTCCTTATTCGCAATATATATCTCTAAGTTTTGTTTTGTGAAAAATACGGGATATTCAGAATTAACTAAATCGAATAGTCTACCAATAAACTCATTTGTTGTTGGATGAACTACTGATTTATTGATTGTTGCAACCATATCAAAAATCTCTAAGAAATCAACATAAGCATCAAATGTCACAATAGAAGCCATTGGAAGAATATAAGTAATTTCCTTCTCCGGTAGGTCTTTTGATAAACTTTTGAGTGTTGAATTTACTTTCTTAAATAAACTTAACATGGCACTCTTATCCTTATCTTTAAAATTATCAGGTATTGAAAATGATATATCATCAAGTTGATAATTAACATTCGAGAATTTGATTTTCTTCATATAATTTGTTAGATCATTATATACGAATATTGGACACTTTATTCTTAACAGCATATGTACTGATTGTAATACAATATCTTTATTTCTAACAAACCGTCGAATCAATCTTCGAATATCATTTTTATTAAGATTTTCTATACTAATATCTGGATAACATATTTTTGTCAAATCATATAATTTTTTCATATAATCTGGATCGATATGACTTATTTTGATTGACATTTATAACTCCTTTATCTAACTATCAATAATCTATTTTTTGCTCTGGTCACACAAGTATAAAGCCATCTTGCCCATTCATCACCTTCCCAATACTGACAAGGTTGTTCAATTACCATCACATTATCCCATTCAGATCCCTGACTCTTATGGGCAGTTAGACAATATCCATAATCAAAATAATCTAAATATTTTTTTCTCTTTTTTCTTTTATTTGTTGGATATTCCTCATAATCATTTCCGTCCCAATCTTCCATTATAAATTCATCCATTTTAGGAGAATCATTGTTGAATGCTCGCTTTGAGACTTTCCCTTTATAATATCGTCTCTCTCCATCGATCTTAATCATCATATCTAAATAACGTCCACTAATTCCACAACTAGAAACAGTACCCTGGACACCATTGAAAATCGGACAATTCTTAGCATCTTTATTATTTCGTAAACATATAACTCGTTCTCCTATTGATGGAAATTCAGTAGTGTAATTATGCATTTTTCGAACTTTTTGATTTAAAATATTCCTTGTTTTATTGAATCCACATATAATTGCACTGTCTACAAAATCATCATCACTTTTTAGAAAATCATATATCATACTATGTTTCTTTGGTACTTTATGAACAAAATCTCCATAAGTCCCATGAGGTATATAACCTTGTTCTCTAGCTAACATAGAGACTTTTGTAATAGGATTATTCTCAGCGAACCTATGAACCTCATGCAAGCGAAAATCAATGTGCCCATCAAGTATATTGAATTTATCTGCTACTGGTGGTAGTTGAAAAGAATCTCCAACGAATAATATTTTCTTACCAAAACTCAGTAATTCTTTATAAATATATTCCGGGACCATTGATGCTTCATCAATAATAATAAAATCTGCCATCAATTCGCTAACTAATTTCCATATCAATACTTTAATTCCACTTTCATCAATCTTTTCTTCAACTTCATATATCAATGAATGGATTGTTGAAATTGTATCCGATGGATAATTTGAAACTCCTGCAAGTGTTAACTTATCTTTTAATACTGATGCTGCCTTTCCAGTAAATGAAGCAAAAGATATCTTTGTACTAGATGGTAATCTACTCCGTAAATACGATATCAGTGTTGTTTTTCCACTTCCTGCAATTCCAGATAAAATAAATGTCTGGTTTGATCGAGAACCGGAAAGATACCAACTCATAATATCATCCAGACATTGTTCTTGAAGTTTACTTAATTCCATATTGTAACCTTTCTATATCATACATTTTAAAAAGTTCCTCTTTTGTAATTGAACATTTTGATTGTTTCTTTAAATTCTCCTTATATGGGATTAATTCAATATTTGATACACTCCCAATGATAGCGGGTAAAATATATTTCTTAAACCCTTCACATATTGAAAATTTATGATCAATATGTTTATCATAGAATCCCCATAATTTTTTTTATCTCAATTTCTACTGGTTCTTCAGAATCATCTAAAAATAAAACTCCTGTATCGGTAAGTTCAATTCGATTAGTTACCCATTCTTTCCAATCATCTATACCGACACAATCTTGTAACAATTCATAATGTTGCCGAATAGTAGATGAAGCAGCTTGTCGAATTAATTCTGGCCAATCAATACATTCCCAATCATCATAACATATATGTTCTAATTCAACTTCATATTTTTTATTTACTATAGCTTTAAATTTACATAATTTTTTATCTTCTATCTTCTCTAATGGGCACCAATCAGGAAAAATCAACACCGATATGTTTTTTCGGTACATAAGTCAGTGTTGAATTTTCAGTTCTTGGTGCATCAACATGGCTACAATGATGTTCAATATAATAACAACAATCACATCCACAAGAATCTAATAATACAGTATATTTTCTTTTATCAGACATCTCCATCTCCTAACAAATATGACTTCATCCATGATATGAATGGTCGTTCAAAATTCATAGTTGATAGAATCGTTACCTCTTCTTCATGATCTTTTAAAAACTTCTTAAGTGACTTATCAAAGAAATGAGCTGCATCAGTATCATCTCGAGTCTCATTAAATTGCTTTCTATATTCTACTACACATTCTTTTAATTTTTTTGTAAATGCTAACGGGGTTTTCTGTTTAGGCATTCGGTATAGCTCCCACTGGTGTAATAAAACCTTTCATTAATTCCACATCAGCAATACCTTGAGCATCACCGGTCGAGCAACCCTTTTTTTCAAGTTCTAATACTCTTTCAGTATAGGTTAGTTTTTTATAACCATTCTTAATAACCGAAATGAGTTTCTCAACAATATCTGGACATCTAACTTGATATTCTTCTTTTAGTTCTTTAATATACCACCCATCAATCATCCCTGTTTCTTTAATCTCTTCATTGATCCTATCAGCAACTTTCTCTTGTTCTTCATCTAACATAATATTCTCCTTTGATGGGGGGTTTATACTTTTATAAACCCCCCGTTGTTTAATTATTATCTTCCGGATTTTCTTCGATTACATTCTTTGCATAGCATCTGGCAATTCATATCCAATGTTTTCCCACCTTCATGCCATGGTGTAATATGATCCGCTTCCATCCCTGATATTTCAAAATGTTCACCACATATAGGACATTTACCTAATTGTCTCTCATATGCCTTCTGTCTGATTGATTCCGAGAAAGCCCGAATATTCAAGTATTTATCATTCCCAGTTAATAGATATTGATATATTCCACTTTTCTTCGTTACATCATCATCAAGGATTAACCTTCGAGTTTCACTCTCTAGATTATTAGTATCATATGACACATCTTTATATTGATTATAAAGGATACCCCATTCCACACTTTTCATATCATTTCGATTTTTGATAAAGGTAGTAATTACCCATGTTATCACGGCCTGATAATATCTCCACAATGCACCTGCGTTTTGGTCGTTTTGATGATTTGCCATATAAGCTTCTATGTTATTTTCTGATATCCATTTTATTGCGGTTTCAAGATAGTCCTGCCGAATAACTGAACCAGACATATAATTACTACCTATATTGTAGGCTACACATCCCTGCTTACTGAAGTATCGTTTAGCATCTGAACACCACGGACCAGAATAAACCGCATTTCGCAGTTCTTGATTTGTTAGTTTCTCACCCGCAATATTTATTGTCTTAAACCAATCCAGTTTTTCACTATCTGTCCCACTACATAAATAGATCATAATAGTATAGTTTAGAATTTGTTCCTTCTCATCATCTTGTAGATTATCGAAGTATCGTTCGTTAAATGAGAAGTCTCCGTTAACATACTGGCAGATCGATATTGTTCTTTGTTGTCCATCAATCACTTCAAACTTGCCATCACCTCTAACAGCCCAATACATAAGGCTCAAAGGAAAGCTTTGGTAATCGTATTTATTACTGAAGCTCTTTGTTTATCCTTATAAATAAACTCCCGCTGATATGCAGGTCTGATGTCTAAATTTCCACCGTATCCAATTACTCCGTTTTCATATAAATTAGTATACCCAGCCGTCAATTCACGAACTGTAATTTCTTTAAATTCAACATTCATTCTGTCACCTTTCTTTTAATAAATAAACGAGTATAAAGTTTCTTTCCATTCAATACACAACTGTCCATTTTTTTAACAGTCAATCGTATAGCATCAATCTCAGGGATATTATCGCCGCCCCTATCAGAATTTCCCAAAATCTCAAATTGATCAGGATTTAATTTAGCAACAGGAACACCCATGATACCATTATAATCACAAGGGATATCTTTTATCCTGTTAACGTTAATAGCATCATAGTTATCATACTTTGGATAGTCTTCTGGTGTATATTTTCTAAATAGGATAAGTTCTTCATGTCTCTGAATATAATCTAAATTAGTAAACCATACCGTATTACATGCAACAAATATTTTCTCTAATGTTTCATCATTATCTTCAAATGGACAAAACATGGGGGGTACTTCAAATTTCACAGGAATAGTGGCACCAAACCATATCTTTTTATCTTTGATTGAATTAAATACCCCCTTATATGTAATAGCAGGTGCACTTCCAATGATTAAGAACTTCTTATCATATTCAATCAATTGAGCAAAGTATTCTCTAAACAAAGAGAATGGTGGATTAGTCACTACTATATCAGCTTGCTTCAATATCTCAATACATTCAGGGTTACGAAAGTCTCCATCACCTTCTAACGGATGCACTTCAATCTCATCGATATCTGGCATATGATTTCCATTTTTATCACCAGTATATTCCGCCCATATTGCAGGTTGACTTTCTGATACGTAATGGATCGAGATCAGTTTCTTTAATCCTAAAGAATCAAATTTGAGAGAAAAGTATTTGAAGAAGTTGCTTATATAAAGATTATCGCAATTGCATAAGATAGTTTTTCCTCTAAAATGATTCTTGTAGTGCATCAACTCTTTCTCTATATCAGTTAATTGTGTATAAAATTCATCATTCTTTTTCTTTCTCGCTTTATGTAAATTAGTATTTTTCATAGTCCTCCTCCCCACACCCAACTTCTAACGGGGTTTTCTGTTCTGCCATTCTTCGTTTCCTATTGCAATTTCAGTTTTTGATATTACACATTTTATATCTAAAGCTAATAACTTATTTCTATAACCTACTAATTCATCTACATTCCTACTTGAATACAATAATGATCGTGTTTTATCAATTGCTTCATAAACAAGTTTTACAGATAGAGGTACATTGAAACCGAACATGTTACATAGCACTTCTGCACAATAACCTTTGAATGCCTTATTATTATATGGATTCCATAAAAGATAAAGACAGTATAAAGTTTCTAATTCTTTTGTCATTCAATCAAATCCCAAGTTACCAATACTTTAAATTCACCATCACCACCAGTATCACAAGTCATAATTTTTTCATCATTAATTTTAAAATATTGATATTTATGGAATATATCAATCCACTGACTATGATCCTCAAATCCATAACATGGATCCCCAATAACCATCAATCCACTAGGGATATTGATGTTTGATGTTTTATTAACTTCTCCGATCCAACAATCTTTACTATATAGACGAACCCGATATTTTCCAGGTTTCATTTCTATTACTGAACCTAGTTTTTTATATTCATCTCTAACATATTGTTCATCTGGATAAAAATTTAAATCAGCGACACCTATGATTCCAGTATCAACTGAACATTTGCATCCATGTTCTTTCTGTTCCATTATATATTCCTTTTTTAATGAAGTTGGGGGCAGGATTCGAACCTGCAATTAATAAGCTAATAGCCTTGTACTTCGGCGTCTCACTAACATCAACCCTTCTAGAGGTATGTATGCCAATTCCATCACCCCAACTGAAAATTTAAATTTCATCCTTCAGATTATTTGTAATTACATCTTCAATTGTTACGTCTTTTAAACATACAGCTTGAGACATATCAATAGTAGCCGTCATAGAAGATGATGCTTTCCAATCATCCCAATATGACATACTTGTTCTTATCTTATTTATTTCATCAGATGAAGTAACCCAATTTCTCCAATATATAATTTTAATTGTAACTGGGTCACATAAAAATTGAAGCTTTGGATATCTATCATCTATCATTAATTTAAAATCTACCATCTTTTAACCTCTTTCAATTTCTGTTTAAGAATTTCAATTCGGTCAGGTGGTAACAATATCCGATCTATAATATTATTAATATCTGGTTTCTTCTCAAACCCATCTTTTAAGTGCTGTGGTATATGAGGTACGTAATCTGGATCATCGACTTCATAGAAGTTACGATTAGTTTTTAAACCAAGCATCTTTTCCGACCAATGAGAAAGCAAACCACTACCACACGCAGGTATGCCATCTTTAGCACAATTGCATGGTATTCCATTTACTACCTTAGCTCGATCACATGATATACATAAATCGAAAAGATCAAGAAATTTAAAATGATTAGCTAATACATATTGTTCAGTTTTCATAAGATTAGCTAAACAATATAACATCGAAAATCGATCCCCAACCAATGATGCATATTTAGCCATACCTATACATGCATCACTAAAATATTTTGTATTATCCGGGTAACACGCAGACTCTGTTAGTTGATTCCATCCAGCACAAAAATAAACCTTTTTATAATTATGTTTCATAACTTCTGATTCTGCAAAAACCATCATGATAGTTTGAAATAAACCATTGCGCATAGGATGCCAGGCAGCAGTTGTCTTTAATCCCAATTTTGTACCTGTGACAATTTTTGCATTTTCATTAGCCAGCATAGAAATAGATTCGACTTCCATTTCATTATATAGATTTCTGACATCAAAAACCTTTAATGGAATATTTAAATGATTGCATATATTAGTGATTGCTAAAAATTCAGCTTCATCACTTCTAGTTCCATATCGAAAATGACAAACAACCAAATTTTCATATCCAGCTAATTGTAATATTTTTAAAGTACATGTTGAATCTAATCCTGAACTACATGATACTAATACTAATTCATTTTCTAACATTCTAACTCCTTCATTAATTGTTTAAATTCATTTATAATTTGATTTGGATTTTCCATCCAATCACATTTTTTAATCCGAAATATCTGATACCCTTTATTCATCAAATCACAATCTTTCTGATTATCTTTAAATTTACACCATTTTTGATTATGATGATCTTCATCAAATTCAATAATTAGTTTCAATTCTTCAATCCGACCATCTGGAATATATCCAATTAATTGAACATTTCTAAGGATTTCAAATTTGGAATGAATCTGGATCTCATTTAAACATGGTCTTTCCATATCACCAACTCGACCACATAAAGTCTCACCATTTAATTTTTCATTCTCAATCATACGGATGAAGTTTTCCCGGTACATTTGTCTAGCTTCAGAAGTTTGGGAAAAATGCATACCAAAATGATCTATATTAGTTTGATGAATTTTTCTTTGAATTTCCTCTGATTGCGACGCATGTTCAAATCCATATCTTTCTAAACATGTATGTTTAACTTTTTCATATAATTCATCTGATGCAAATCCGGTGCCACCATAACGAGATATGTTTGTTTCTCTGATTCGTCCTAATATCTCATCAGAATAACTAGAATGTTCTACGCCATATTTTTCTAAACATGTATGTTTATATTTATCTTTAAATTCTTTAGTTTGAACATAAAAATCAACACCATATCTCTCATTGAATGTTGTAGATAATTTATCAACGACTATCTTTGATTTCATAGGATTATCAACACCATAATGATTCATCAATGTATTGATTCGTTTCTCTTTAACAATTTCAGATTTTGAAACACATTCATTTGAACAGTATTGATTATAACCATAAGGAATAGATATAAATTTCGTTAATTGTCCACATATTTTACATTCTCCATCACCTTTTGTTTTTAAGTATCTATCATAGTATTCTTTTAAAGAAATATCTTTATGATTTTTTATGATATGGAAAGATAAACCTTTCGGACCACAGAAATATCGTAAACATATTTGACATTGTGATACATCCTGGATATATTTAGACAATTCATCAATATTATTAATTTTATGAGCTCTTACTAAATGATTCAATAAATCAGCAGAATTGAATTTCATAGCATCGCATAAGGGACAAGAAATCTCTCTAACATATTTAACAGGTCTAATGCTTTTCACAAATTATTGACATTTTTTACTACAACTTTTATTATATCCAATATTCATATTGAGGAATGTAGTAACCTTGCCACAATGACACATTCCTTCATTTTCTGTTTTTATAAATTTATCATAATAATCTTTAGATGATAATCTATGTTTCTGAAATACATGACTTGCTAAACCAATATAATTTTTACATTTCATTCTGCAAATTTGACATTCAATCATAATATTTCTCCTCAAGTCGAGAAATAGCTTCATTGACTAATTCATAAATTTTTTTCTCAGTTTTAGCAGATAATATTTTAATTCTTTTTTGTGTCTCATCTGGTACCCCAATTGTTTTCATAATATCCCCTAGTAAATTAGATTTTTAGTATTTTATAATTTATTCGGGAATATTATGAAAACATATACTTTAATCTAAACTATGAACAATTCCATTTTTAGTATCAAACGTGGGGGTAATATATCGAGGAGTATATTTCTCCTTCCGCATAAATCCAGATTGAAGATCTATCTCTCTGATGGCGTGACCATCTAGATAGTGATGATAAAAATTCTCCCAAATAAACATTCCATCCCGAGTTGCACCTAGATAATCATGGATGACTTCACCCAATACATCATTATCACTATGTAGAAAAAATCCCAAACCTCGAATATATCCATGGCTAAGTTGCATATGATCATTAACCACATATAACATATCCTTATCTTCATCATACATGATAGCAGCAAAGCCACCACTTAGATATTCCATTGCATCCTTCATATTCCGACCTTTAGCAATATAAGCAGCGGCAATGGCTTCTGAATCAATATCAGTTTGAAAGACATATTCTCTTTCTTCACATATCGAGTCTTCAGACCATTTCCGTAGATCGTTATATATCTTTTGAGATACAGCTCCATTATGAACTAATACTAATCCGGCTTCTTTATTAACTATTGGTTGCATAGTCCTAATAAGATCATCCTTATTAGTTGCTATTTCCGTTTCCGGTGCTGCTCTAGCAATAGCTATGACTAAATCCCCAATAGACATCTCTTCAAGAATATCTTGAACCTCGGCTGTAACCTCTGGATCAGAATATTTCTTTGATGTTCTAAATTGAGATCTAACCTTTCTAATACCTGTCTTTTTATCTTTTCTAATTAATGCTAGCCCGAAGCCATCCTGACCTCTTTTCTCGGCTCCCAAGAAAAGGGTATCAAGATGCTTATATTCAATTGTTGATTCTCTAGCAAAGAATGCCGTTATCCCGCACATATATTGCTCCTTATATTTACTTCATTTGTTGAATCTTCTCGTCGAAAACTATTCTCTAATATGTCATAAAGTTCAGATCTCTCACCTTCAAGTTCATCTATTCTTTTATGACAATAATCTTGGATCTGCTCATCCGCTAAATCCCATGCTCCCTCTTCAGTTGAACACAATCTATCAGTAGTGTTAGTAACAAGATCATCAAATTTATCATATTTCAATCTACAATAGATTTTACCTTTATTATTTTTAGATAGAACTGATATTATTGCAACTTTCAATACTAAATCATTATCTTTACCACCTAGATATCCTCTCATAGCCACCGAATCAGCAGCATAAAAGACATCACCTGGTTTAGGATTTAACGGGTCTGGTAATTTTATATCATCCATTATGTACTCCCGTTCTTTCTTAGTTCAAATTCAGCTTTGTATTTTTCATTTAATGATATTTGTTCTTTCTCAAAATCATATACTATTTTCATTTTCTCACTGTATGATGCATCCGGATCTATTACTGGTGATTCTCTAGTCGGTAGAGACCAGTGTGCATCTCCCCCATCACTGCAAAAAGTATATATTTCATATGTATCATCGAACATTTGATGAATGATATTTTCACGACCCTGTTCACTATAATCCCCACTCCAATGTGCCAATTTATAAGATGGATACTCCTTCACAAATTCACGAAGCTGTTCCTCTTGATATTCCTCTAGATCAATATATGCTAAACCATCATCGATATTGGCATCTTCACTATCACATAACAGACTAACTACCTTCTCAGTGAACTCTGGTTCTTTTTTAGAAGATGGATCATAAGCAATTATAAAAGATGCACTACTGCTATTACTAACAAAACTATTCCTGGTCTTCATTAACACCTCCATCTCTTGGAGGACCATCATGACCTATCATATAATCTTCAATTGAATTGAACACTTCATCTGCTGCTAATACTCTCTCAACTTCCACATGAATCATATTTAAAGTACTTATGGTCTTAAATTTAGATTTCTTATCTTCATCCATTGGAGTTAATGCCAATTCAGCAGTAATCTTAACTAACACATCTTCAAACAATGGAATACTCATTCTTTTTGAATATACTTTTAAAGCTATCCGCTGAGATTCATTATCTTGAATTTCTGAGAAATCTGGAATATTGTGTTTATAATTAAACTCTCTCTCTAGCATAATCAAGCATGAATCACTATGTCTCTGAGCCCGTTCATGATCGAATATAACTTTCTTATTTTCATCTTTCAATTTCATAACAGCAAGAGTTGCTTCTCGTGCTATTTTAAAAGTTTCATGTTTTTTATCTAATGACATCTTGTATTCAATTAATCTTTTATCATAATCAGTCATTATAACTCCTTTAATTTTTTTCGGGTTTTTAAAAATGGTTGCCTACCTGAGATTACTCTCATCCACCTCTTCCCGTATAACACCTCGGCAACATTTATTTAACAATTATCGTTACTTACATATTGCATATAAGTCTGTGGCTCAATATCAGAAGCATCTTTTTTAAGAATCTCTGCTAGGGTTTCTCTAATTTCAATATTGGACTCTTCACTGAAATCAACACATTCCCATTGACCATCTTCTAGACCTGGGAATCGTCTACCGAGAACATACTCTTTCGGTTCATCATCGTCATTATCAAAATAACAAATAAGATCCTGAAGTTTATATCCTTTACTATATGATGTATCGACACCCAAAGTTTTTAAAATGTTATGTACTTCAGTCTCGATCTCTTCCTCTGAATTAATCTCTTTACCAAATATCTCAATGAGTTGTTCTTTAGTCATCAAAATGCCTCTGATGATTGAACTACTTGAACTTGAGTTACTTACCAATCCGTATCGAGTTTTCAATAGTTTCCATCTCCTTCTATTACGTCAATAGTTTTATCTAATAATCCGTGCAAATCTGTGTTACATAGAAATGCTTCTTCTTCTTCATCTTCATCACTGAACGAACCACAGTATATAGTTTTACCTTCTTGTAAAGCTGCTATACATTTATCATATTCTTTTTTATAATAATCTTCTTGGGGATCATCATAATCATCGACTCCATAACGCTCTTCAAAATATTCCTTCAATTGTTTTGCATTGGTGATCTTTCCACTGACATCACCGCCATTATCAACATATTTATCGAGATCAACTTCAATCGTTATTTTACTTTTACCATTTAACTCTTTGGGAAGAGCTAAGATAAATGAACTACTTGAACTATTACTGACAAATGATTCTCTAGTCTTCATTTTCAGCTTCCTTTTCTTTAGCTGTTTTAATCTTAACTACATGATCAAGGAATGCACTATATGTTGTATACTTATCTCTAATCTCATTGAGGATCTCACCATCATTCATACCATATTTCTCTTGCATGAATATTTTAGCATCCTCATCATCGAGTAGCTTCAATTGACAGAATGGACAGTATTTCGGATCCATTTCATATCCATTCTCTACCTCTAGAGCTTCATTAAATACTTCTATATCCTCTTCGTTCAGTTTATCAATACCAGCACATCCTTTATGCAATATCCGACCGCAACATGAACATTCGAACATCTCTACCTCAAATAAGCCTTCATATACTGTTTCTGTTTCATTGCATATTGAACAGATAAAACTTGAACTTGAACTATTACTTACAAGTGATTTTCTTGTTTTCATGCTTTTCTTGCCTCCTGTTCTTTTTTCCATACTGCTGATTTATGATCTGAAAAATCTTTATATGTACCATATTTAGATTTAATCTTTTCTAATATCTCTGCTTTAGTATGACCTTTCAGATCTTCAATTTGATCTAATAAGCAATTTATATTCTGACACCCCATTGATTTTTCATTATCATCTTCATCGCATAATAAATTAAAAATGTCATGGGGGAAAAATGCTTCTGCATCTCCAAAAGCATCAATGCATACTTTTTCACTTTCATTATAGAGATCTCTCATGATCCAATAGACTCCCATTTTGTCAATATTCTATTATGATAAGTTTTCATATCCTCGATTGTATTATTTGGAAATAATTCCTTTATATGAAAGATGGCTTTATCATCAACGCTACCGATATGCCATTCTTTAATATCTTTAATTGGAATTCCATCTTTACAATTATAAATAGTAGCAATAGTACCATCTTTGAATTTCATTACCCATTGAGCATCAACTTTATATTGATCTGCGGTATCTGGTTCACCAAACCTCTCAACGATTTCCTGATATGAACAGTGGATATACGCCGTAAGACTAGTACCCATTGAAGAAATAGTTTCATCATCATTATGAGTAATATAATTTTTTTGAGAATCTACTCTTTTCTTATTATCAAACAATCTAAACCATTGCATTCCATCAACATGAGGATCACAAAATATAAGTGTAATATCTTGTCCTTCATATATGTATTTTTGATAGAATCTCTGAGTATATATCTCATCCTCATAAGTCCCAACGGAGAACTCTTGCTCACCATAAAGAATTATATCATCCACAACATCCCAATACATATCAGTTTTATCATCAAGAGGGCAGATAACCCAATCTTCAGTAAACCCAACATGATCATATATCGCCCGTAACGAAGACGTGTAATCATCAATTAATTTCATATTCATTCCTTAAAGTTTGGTCATTAGTATATTGTAAAGAACCCACTCATTAGCACATATTATATTACTAATGAGTGAGTTAATGATTATATTCCCATTAATTCATTTAATTTATCTTCATTGATAACTTCAATACCAAGTTTCTGAGCCTTGGTTAATTTACTTCCTGTAGAATCACCTGTAATAAGATAATCGAGTTCTTTTGAAACTCCTGATTTGATCTCACCACCAAGTGCTATTATATCTGCATATATCTCTTTACGCTTCCTAGTTAATGTTCCAGTAGCACAAAATGTTTTTCCTGCTAATATTCCACCCACGACTACCTCCGGATATTCAATTGTTACACGTTTAAATATTTGTTCAACTATATTCCATCTCTTCTCGATACCATCTATTAACTGCTGTTCTCGTTTATCACCTAACTGATCCACATTTCTGATATAAGACAAATCATAATGTACACCGTCATCATTATAACAGGTAATATAATTAACCCATTGTTCTGGAGATACAGTTTTATCCTTAAATAGAATCTCAAACATTCTACGACCCCATCCTATAATTCCCATACAGGCTAATAGGCATTGCGGTGTAGTTGTGATATTACTTACTGCTTCAACCCATTTAGGGGATTCACCTTTACCGAATCCTTTCGATATAAGTGTATTCGTATCAATATCTAAAATATCCCACACATTCTCAAGTAGACCAGCATCTTCCATCTTAATCAGAGTCTTTTCATCCATTCCCTTGACGTCAAGGATTTGGAGGATTCGTCTAATATGTTTAATAAACTTCGCTGGGCAATTCTCATTGAGACACATCAGATGAACAATCTCTCCAGTTTCATTTCGAGAAAATGTTGTTGGTCCACTACATGATGGACATACTTCTGGGATATCTCTATTCCGTTCAGAAACTCGAGAAACAACCTCAGTTACATATGGAATAATTTCATTGGCTTTAGTGAATAAGATAGTATCACCATTAGCAATATCTTTATGTATGACCCAACTATAATTATGAAGACTAGCTCTAGAAACCATAGTTCCATCAATTTCAGTTTCATCAAAATTGAGAGTAGGAACAATTGCTCCTGATCTATTAGCAACCCAATCAATAGTTCTTGCTATTGTTTGAACCTGCTCGGTCTCATATTTATAAGCAATTGCACCTTTTGGACATTTAGCACCATGACCGGCATCATTAAATGCTTGAATATCATTTAACATTATAACAACACCATCAATGTTATAATCAAAAACACTATTCTTTATATACTCAATTCTTTCTTCTAGCCATTCACGATTATCTTCACTAATAATTCCAATCCAACAATCTACTGTTTTAAACCCATTCATCATCAACCATCTAAGAACATCAAATTGTTTTTTAAATGGATGATTACCAACTATTTTATATGTAACATATCTCAAATGTCTATTATGTACTTCTTGTGGGTTCTTCTGACGAAGAGCTCCAGCTGCAGCATTACGAGGATTTGCATAACCATCTTCTTTACCATCATATCCAGGTTGATCCATTACACCATAAAATGATGTTTTTGGTATATACGCTTCGCCTCGTATTTCAGAAACGTTAGTTTCGACTTTGAATGGGAAATCATGAATCCTAGCTGCGTTAGGTGTTACTAATTCTCCTTGTTTACCATTTCCTCTTGTTGCTGCCCAATCATAATAACCTAAATCATATCTACATGCTAATGACAAACCATCAACCTTAGGCATGATACATACCTCTTTACCATTAAATTTTGATATGATCTCTTCTACAGTATGGACTTTATCTAATGATCCCATAAAAATTGAATGATCAACTTTAGTTCCATATGTTGGATTTCCCATTTCATCTAATACTGAATCATTGGGACTCAATACTTTAAGTCTAATAACCAATCCGTCATATTCCAAATCAGTTATCTCGGGTGTATCTAAATCATAATATAAATGATTATGTTTTCTTATTTTTGATCTTAATTCTAATATTTCCACAGATATTAGATTAACCGTTATGTCTGACATAAAAAGCTCCTATCAAGTTTTAGTAAGTATTACGTTCTTTTTGCTTCATTTTCTGAAGTTGACGATATTTATCTCTCCCTTTTGGAGTATGTTTTTTATCATGAGGTTTCTGTTTTTTAATTTTTTGGAATCCGCAATAATCGTCATTATCATCTGTATAATTCATTGTATTTAACTATCTGCCTTTAATTTATCGTTATACTCAACTGAGTGTATTGTTTATACTTTTTATTCATTATAATTTATGAATTATTCTGTTACTTCAACTATATAAAACCAGAGATTTGAATCCCATTTAAATATATGTTCTACTAAATCTTTAGTGATGTATTTTACATCACATAAATGATTATCGAAATCAAAAGATAAAAAGAAATTAACTCCACGAATAACTGGATTGAAGAAATTAAATCGGATACATGTAAAGTAATTGAATTAGATAATCTTCCCATTTATGTCTATTTTCATTATCCATAATTTCATGGATAGTAACTCCATTTAGATATAACAAAATATCATGATCCAATCCCCTAATTCCGCCTGATGCAAAATCATCGATGGTTTCAGATGGAATCACTTTTGGTGTCTGATTATTATCCACGATAGAACACAATGCTAGTCTAAAACTCTCAACTTGAGATTCCCATTCATCCTCGATATCACCATTAAAACAATCACATGTTGTATTAACACACCTTCCCCATAAATCCGCTGCCTCTTTTTCTAATCTCTTCCCACTCATGATAAATCACCTTGTGAAGATCCTGTATCATAATATTATGATACAGGATCTTCTAATTTAAAATTACAGTTCAAGACCAGCTCTAAGAGTAGAGGTCTGTAACGATGCCTTGATTACTGGATCATCTGCCGCCAAAGCTAAACCGCTCTGAGCTCCAATACAAAATGATTGTACTATAGATACTGCCATAGTCTCATTCTCTGCCCATCCAGGATTGGCCGCAAACAGAATATCTATACCACCAAGAATCGCCAATGCTCCAGCTTTAGCAACTGGCTGATCCTTTGGTTTAATATTATTGGTAATATACTCCAATGCTATAGGATATATAGCCTCAGTGTAAGTCTGACCATCTTCGATACTACCAGAATTTTCAGATATAATAGTAATGACTGCTGTCACCTGAGTTTTAGTTTCCACATCTGGATTATCAATAGCGATCCATCCAATTGCAGAATAGAATCCAGCTTGCTGTGCCATAATTTTAACCTGACTCTCTGAGAGTTCACATCCTACAGTAGCGATCATCGAGATCCCAACTATTGCTGCGAACATAGACATTAGTATTTTCTTCATACTTATTCCTTTATGTTTGTGTTTGTGGTTTATTGCATACAACTCGCATATAGATATCTCTACCTGCGAAGATTATTTTTGGCGCAATCGTTTCTACTTTCCAAGTACCTTCTGAATTAATATAAGATTTAGCTAAATTAGGATTCCAAGAACTACAATGAGGATCTGCGCGAATATTGTTGAGCTCACTATTAATAATTAATTTCTGATTAGTTGCTTCTATTTCATCTATTGGTTCCTTACCAAAATTAGATGCAATCTCTGTCACCAGATCAATATTCGGAACTACAATTTCCATCTTAGCATCAGGAGTTGTGATTCGGTTGATTCCTTCTAGGAGTCGGCCAATCTCTCCATTGACATATTCCATATGCTCAAAGATTCTCTCAGCATAAATATAATTAAACTTATATGGGAAACATTCAATGAACTCAAATACATCGGCAGACACTCTATTATGTATAGTTATAGAATCACCATTCATCATCTCTTCTTCAAACATACTGTCTATCTGACTTGATGTCAAACTAGACTCTTTCCTATAACATGCATCTAAATGAACAATAAATTTACAATCATCATATCGATCCATATCAATAGCACCAGCACCTATGTTAAGTGCAATTTTACCTTCTACCATTTATTCTTCTCCTTTGAAAAATTCAGATGTTAGCCATCCATCCATTATTCCATTGAATAATATCTTATTTTTTAATTTAACAACTTCATCTTCGAAGACATCATCCTCACCAAGAACCGGAATCAATCTAATTTTGACATAGTTCTCAGTGATTTCATTGGGATGTCGTTCCTTTTTCATAGTCTCTATCAGGTCATCATATTTATCATCCAGGAATACATCAAATTGATCCATCTTCTTTTTGACTTCATCCGTCCAATCAGTTGCTGCCTGATCACATTCTGGACACTCTTCCATATCTATAGCATCCAAGTCATCATCATCTTCAGCTAATTGCTGTAATACAAATTCACCATCATCACCAAATTTTTCTTTGATTATATCTACTAATTTTTCTTTAGCATCCTCTTCACATGCTAATAGATATTCATTAATAAAATCAAGAATCTCTAATTGTTTTTCACTTATTTCAGTTTCTGACATAACTATCCTTTGTTAATAACATTCCAAATATATAGAGCGTACAAACCCTCTAAAGAAATGATTAAAATATTTTGGGCGATCAATGCTTTTCGGATCTATATAATCCGGATCTTTAACTTGTACATTTCCTTTATATGTAATAACCACAAATGAAGTTTCATCTCTCGGTATTAAGAATGGAGTGATATCTTCATAAGTCAAAACTGCCTTTTTAATTTGTTCTAATTGTTCAAATAATGCCGATTTATTATAAAAATTTAATTTAGTAAATAACTTATAGAATACCAATAAACCATCATAAAAATATGGCATGCCCTTTACTATTATATCTTCACCTTCAGTATATAAGAACTTCTCTCTATCTACTGATATGACCATGAAATCTATAAACTCTCTTAATTTCATCTCAATATATTCATCATCATTATCTAATAATTTTGTTACAATAAATCCATCTCTTTGAGTTGTTATAATTTCATCATCAGTTAAATTATTCTCTTCAAGATAAAACTTTACTAATGATTCAGCTGATTTAATAAGGAATTGGGATAAACCTTGATTGTCCTTTTGTTGCTTCCCTAAGAAAATACTTCTTTCTTGTTTATTATCTAGATCTATTTCGCCGAAATCATAAAACTGTTTTCCAAGTACTGTCGGGAAACAACTCACGACATCATAAGAATACAAATCATGCAAAACCAAAGAACATTTTTGATTGATCATTTTCTTTTTCACCTTCAGGAATATCTTTTATCTCGCGTAATAACTCTAATATTTTAAATATATTATCAGAAACAGAACCAATATTCTTATCAGTGCAACCCAATCCCACAATATAACATATCGGATCTAATCTTCTTGATATCTCAGCAACAATTTCACTATTTTTTCTCATTATATAATCCTTAGTGAAGAGGGGTGCCCGTAATGGACACCCCACACTTTAATGAATTACAGTCCAAGAGAGAACAGGAGTTCTCTTTCAAGTTTAATCAAGTGATTCAGATCTGTGATTTTCACCATGAACTCATATATAGCGATTTTAATTTCATCGTGAGTTGTCAGATCCTTTATCTGATTATACAGACGAGGACTTATACGCTTAACATGAAGCTTAATAGTCTCAATTTCTGCAGTTGTCCGAACAGCATCAGTAACCACAACCTTCACTGAATCAATATTCTTTGCACGACTAATAGTATTAATGCTTGATACTTCATCACCAGTAAGGCTTACCTGGACGATATTATTCTTACCAACATAAAAGCGAGAATCTACACTCTTGATCACCAATCCAGAACTATGGACCGTAATTGAAGTAGGAGTAATTCCACTAGGCATCCACAAAGTATTAGGACGCTCAAACAGAATCAGTTCTGCATTTTCTTCTGCTCGAGTGCAGAACATCACATATTTATCATTCGGGATTCTCTGGAATCCAGTGATATCGCACATATCAGCATTAGTGATAACAGAAGCATTTGCAGATAAAAATGCAAACAGAGTAACCCACTCAGCTTCATCAACTTCACCAGCCATAGGAGCATCTTCAGCTACTTCAACTTCCGGTGTTTCAACTACTGCTTCATAAGCTTCATTAGCTTCAACAGGAGCATCTTCAGCTACTTCAACTTCCGGTGTCTCTACTGTCTGTACTGTTATATCTGTCTCTTCTACTACGGTGTCATCGTTCAGCATGTTATTCAAGTTTGTATCTTCGTTCATTTGTATTTCTCCATTTTCAGTTTATGAATTTGTTTTTGTTTAGTAAAATAAGAGATATGGAATCATTTCCATATCTCTTTAAAATATTAATCTTTAATCAAATTAAGGAATTCAGCACGAGTTTGTGGCTGGGTGCGAAAACGACCACGCATCGCAGATGTTGCCATCTTAGATGTTTGATTTTTAACACCTCGAGCGGACATACACATATGCTTTGCTTGGATGATCACACCAACTCCCAATGGAGCTAATTCATCCATTAAAGTATCAGCAATTTGGCTACACATCTTTTCCTGAATCTGGAATCGACGAGCAAACACCTCTACTAACCTAGCTAATTTTGATAAACCAACCACCTTCTTATCTGGAAGATATCCGATATCCACAGAACCAATAAACGGGATCATATGATGTTCACAATGAGATACAAATGATATGTGTTTACATATCACAATCTCATCTGACTGATCACCAATATCATCTTCAAATACAGTTCCAAGAACTTTGGCTGGATCTTCTGTGTAACCACTAAAAAGTTCTAACCAGGACTTCACGACTCGATATGGAGTCTCAACCAAACCTTCTCGATCTGGATTTTCCCCAATCGTCATTAATTGATTTCTAATAGATTGCATTGATCCAGGAAACATCTTTTCTAGTTCAATTTTTATTAATTTTTTATCTGTCATGGCTAATACTTCTTTATACGTCATCTTTATCTCCTTCTAATATATTATCATCCAAAACGATATCCATTACATCTGGCAATACACTTGGATCAGAAACTTTATATGTGATTTTTTGATCACCCCAATTACCTCCGCCGATAACTAATCCATCTGTGTGAATAGCAGCAGTTGACTTAATTGACTTTTTACTTTTTATAATAGTCTTCTTAGCGGGTTCGTTAATCTGGAGTTTCTCAATATTTTCTATCAAAAGTTCTTCATCAGAAACAACATGAGTTGTCTCTTCAATAATCTGAACCTCTTCTACTCCTTCATCAATGGGTACATCAAATCCATCATTCAATTCATAATCCAAACCAATCGATGTCAAATTGGTTTGTAACAATCTCAGTGATTGTGGAACTATATCATCATCGGAATCCAATAATAGATCATCATTACACATCTCTTCTGAAATATATTTATTTCGTAACTGTATAGAATCAGATTTAGTGGATATAAATTCCTCTAAATTCAATTCATCACCATGAGCAATCACTGCCCATATCTCCATTTCTCCAAGTCTCTGACCACCCTTTCGAGATTTCCCACCTAATGGTTGAGAAGTCTTTGCTGAGTATGGACCAATTCCTCTGGCTGCAATTTTATCTTTAGCAATATGATTTAATTTAAACCAATATTGAAATCCACAAGCTACTGTATTCTCAATAAATTGATTTGAAATAGGCTCAAATACCTTATACTCAAACTGGGTCCCAGTATATTCTAAAGCTTGTCCCAATTCCTTTCTTGTTACAGATTCAAATGGTGGCTGTATTAAGAAGAAATTATTCAGTCCAGATATAAAATCATCAACTGTAATTTTTTCAAATATCGCGGTCATCTGAGCATGATAATTAAAATCAGCAGTTCGATCAATAATCTTAATATAATCTAATACGTGCTTAAATATTTTATCTTTATTACCATTCTCATACATTTCAAGAATCTGACTTTTCAAATCACATAATGACATAGATAAATGAGCTTCATATACTTGACCAACATTCATTCGCGATGTAATTCCCAACGGGTTAATTACAATATCACAATGCCTCCCATCCGGAAGTTTTGGCATCTGTTCATGAGGAACAATCTTTGCAATGACACCTTTGTTACCATGACGGTTTCCAAGTTTATCACCAACAGAGATTTTTCTTTCATAGACAACAGTTATTTCAACACGAAGTCCATCAATGTAATCACCTTTGATCTTATAATTATTCTTTTCAGTTTGATTGATTTCTAATGTATCAACCATTCTATCTAATTCATCTTTAGTAAGATAATCCGAAAGCTTAGTAACTAGATCATCCTTTCTCCCTTTTTGTTTGGTAACCTTCTGTTTCACAAATTCATCAAACTGAGGAAAACATTTATTCCATTTATTAGCATATACTTTTATACTAACAACTTTACATGTCTCATCTGCTTTATATTCTGATACAGGTTCGAATAATACATCATCAAATCCATCAGTATTGATAGATTTAATTTTTGCATATACATCACCAACATTCAATACTTGACCAACTTCAGGCAATGGCTTATAATCAGTATAATCATCCTTTAAATTCAGCAAGACTTTATTTTTATTAACTTCAATTATCAAATCTTTATAATGAACTGATGTAAAACGATCGTCATTCACCATATTTTCAGATATAACAATTCCATCCTCGAAATTATATCCATACCAGGGAGTGATGCATGTTAACAAATTCTGACCCAATGTGATTCTACCATTCTTCATATAGTTTGTTTCAGCAATGATATCTCCAGCACGGAATTCATCACCAATATTATAATACACCTTGTAAAAGTCAACTGCTGAAATATACAATTTTCTAAAACCAATATAAAAAGCATCACATACTTTATTATCATACTGGATCATGATGACTTCATGGTCTATATATATTACTTTACCATTCCTTTTGGCTTTGAATATAAAAGATGTCTGATCACTATACATTCCTTCAACACCAGTTTGAATCATAGGAGAATCAAATTTCTTAAGCATAATAGCATGTCTTTGCTGACTCGATGCCATTTGCAATCGAGTTGCATCATCATGTTCCAAAAATGGAACAAAACTCACAGCTATTGAATTTATATTATTATTTAATTGGGAATAGAAACTCCCATCTGGGTTTATATTAACATTAGGCACCAAATATTGCGTCGTACCACATCCCTCTCTATCAGCTGTATCAGCTGGATCACAAAGATGTTTCATTGTTGGATGAATCTCCCTCAATGATTGAGGTACATTCTGTTTTTCAAATCCACCCGGTCCAGATAATGAAGTCTTGGATAATAAAGCCAACTCAGATAAAGGATTTAAACTATTATCAAACTGTACAATATTTGAAACATTGATACTAGATGATATACTTTTAGAATTTATAGAAAATTTAACTTTCCGATTTTTCTTTACAGAATTGATCAGATTATAAAAATCCTTACATAAATTAACATATATAATCTGTTCAACAAATCGAACTCTCTTATTTACATAATCAGAATCATCATAAATCTCATTCTGAATCGCATATAAGAATTCTTCTACTATTGAATCCGTATAAAAATACCGAGCACTAAATAAATCAATATGCAACATCAATCTGAGATCATCTAAAATTTTCTCATCAGTCCGTCTCACAAAAATAGATTCAAGTAACTTTGTCTTATCAATAGAAACATCATTCATAATAGATATGATATCTTTTGTCAGTTCATCTAATTCTTCTGATATAATCCCAGTTCCAATATATTCATTATTTTCATCTAACTGGAATTTATCTCTAGTTCCCTCTACTCCATAATAAGCAATAACCAATCTAGCAAACGGGAATTTCTTTCCGAATAGACTAATCTGATAATTAAATTTCCTACGAGTGGTAACTTTTTTCTCCACCATAATTGATTGGATATTAGTCCTCACCTTTATGATATTCTTTCTTTTTATCACTGGTTTATCAAATAATTGATATATAGCAACTTTATAATTACCACCGATATAAAAATGATTATTCAAAAGCCAAGGGATATCATAAGATAAATTAATATCTTCTGAACCATCCTCATTAGTATAGACCATATCAATATCTAAAATCTTACTCTTAGTTTTCTTTATCTCAGATAAATCTTTTTCTTCTTTATTTTTAATACTAACAGACTTAACTCTTAGTCCAAACGGCTCTCCGCAAGATAGCATCTGAGTGACAGTTTCTACTATTTTATCTTCATCCCATTCATGATCACGGAAATTGAAAACATTTACATCTCTTAACCGGTAACTCGGTACGTCTAACATACTATTAATCTCTCCTTTAATTACGACTTTCATCTAAAATTGAAATAAAATCTTTAAATCGTTGAATTTCCATTCTAGGATTTGATAAAAATGAACTTTCTGGGATATAATAAATCATACACGACAATCTAGAGGAAATCAATAATTCTCTATCTTTATCATAATCGCTCAAAGTCCCATCAATATTAAAATGATGAGATTCTAAAATTTCCACATCTAAATTATATTTTGGAATGTATGCATCCATAAACTTACCTATTTTCAATGCTAACTCATAATCATTTTTCAAAAACTCCAAATTCACAGCCTGTTCTAACCGTTCAATTATTTGATTTTCATTTCTCCCATTCCGAGGATATGCTGGTCCTCCATTAAATACCGTGTCAGATATATATTTGATGGTAGAAATACTCATTTTCTTTTTAGTTTCATCGGATACATGATGACCCATGAGGGCTTTAGAAATTTTCCTTCTAGTTTCTAATGATCGTTTTTGACCTCTCATTTTCTTCAATGTTTCTTCGGAATGTTTAGATCCAATTCGAGATTTAGACATTTTCAATTTAGTTTCATCTGAAAGTTTTCGACCTTGTCTATTATTAGAAATTTTAATCTTATGATCCTGTGAAAGATGTTTTCCAATCCATGGTCGATTATGACCATTGATATATCTATTTCCAACTTTCACCTTTTGACCACAACCACAAGCACATAGTTTATTTTTCATAATACTCCTTCAGATTCAATGGTACATCCTTACCATATTTCTTCAATAGGAGTATAACAGATTCACAAAATAAATCTTTAATACTAGTTTTATTTTCAGCAGCTAATATTTTTAATAAAACATGAATATCTTCGTCTACTAATAATGATTTCATAATGATTCCTTTAAGATATAATTTTATATTTATTCATATTTTTTAAAGAATCATAGTGGGAGTTGTAAAATTACAACTCCCACTCAATACAATTATATACTATTCGTTAACATCTTCTCTAATATCCCATCTGTTGTAATTGCATCCCCAATTATACCATTTACGATATATGCATGGGGTTTACTAAACGCCAAAGCAAGAAGGAATGATTCTTTAGAAGGTACATTTTCAATTGATATAATTTGATGATCTTCTTTATGTCGTTCGGGCATCAACCTCCATCGACTATCACCGCATCTCATCATTTGTGATATAACACATTCAAAATGAACTAACAACAATGTCTTATGTTGAACATATATAGTAAACAAACGTTTTAACAATTCTAACGCGTCAATCTTCATTGTTCCATGAAGAAGTTTATTTACAACAGTTAAATCACTTATGATATCCTTCTGATTTTCATCTTCTTGTTCTCTTGACATTACCGCAATTCCACCAGTGTGAAATGTTCGAAGTGTTAATTGAGTTGCAACTTCGCCAAGTGCTTGAGCTGCAATTACACCTATATATTTTGAATGACAAGATTTGCTACTTTCTCCATAACATTTCTTGCATATTCGTGAAGATTTACAATATATTGGAGATCTCAATTTTAATGTTTTTCCACATAAATCCAAATAATTACTATCAGTTATTAACGTCAAGTCACCATTCTCATCATAATGCCATCTCCCAACTAAACTACGAGCTAATTTAATTGCATCCAATTCATTCTTTTCATTTAATAGAATATTCTTTTGAATTTTTTTCTCATTTTCATCCTCAATATGAGATACCATTGATTCAATTTCTTCATCACTAATGTTTCTTGGAATCTTCAAAGTCAAATAATCCGTAGTACCACAATCATCCAACTCTTCCTCTAATTCAAGATTGGCACTACAATATACTAATTTTCGTGTCAAGTATCCAGATACAGCTGTATTTAATGCCACATCCAACAAAGCTTTCCGTGATCCATAACAAGAGATAAAATATTCATCCCTCGTTAAACCAGATACTAAATTATGTTTAATTGGTGTTGGAACAACTTCACCCTTAGAATTTGACATATATCCACGACAGAATATTAACTGATTAGCTTGATCCCATGAACCTCGAGATCCCGATTTAATAAAATCAGAATATGGAAATATTTCCTGTACATGTTTCTTATAGGGACTATCGTTTAACTCATGAAATTTATCTACTATACTTTTATCGGGATCATCAACAATTGCTGATACAACATCATAAGAACCTTCATCATCCAAATCTTTCAATGAAAAGGTAACCCCTCGTAATGTAGTCTCCCGCAATCCAAGTTTCTTAATTTTATCAACAACTAATTTCACTACTTCTGGGTCATATCTATGAACAACCTCATTCAGAAGAATATTGATTTCTTTCTTATCAATTATTTTATTGATAAATGGGAAATCATCTGGAAACACTTCATTGAATGTAATTCTACTTTTTGTAGTCTGTTTATCAACTTCAATCCCATCAGGTCCTATTTTTATATTACTCCCATCATAATCACACACTGTAGATGCATCATCTTTAGTCATTAAATATAAACCAAGCAATATATCCTGATTGATACCAAGAATCATCTTCCCAGTTGAGGGAGAAATCAAATTCTTTAAAATAAATATTTTATCATAATTTGATTGTAACGTTTTATCATACAATGAAATATATGCTGCCATCTGATCTCCATCAAAATCAGCATTGTATGGTTCACATATACATGGATGAATTTTAATAACATCATCAGTATTAATTTTTATTTTAAAAGATAACAATCCCATTCTGTGAAGAGTGGGTTGACGATTTAAAATAATCAATTGATCTTTCGTAATTTCTTGAACAATCTCCATCAACGAATAATCTTTCATTGCTATACAGGTATTAACATAATCAATAGTCGGGTCATATCGCACAAATCGATGTTCCCCAACATGCTTTATTTCAAGTAATCTATTAACAACCTTTAATTTATATAACTCCAATGCCATAGTATATGGGATAGAAGCTTGGTCTAATTCTAATTCTGGACCAGGACATATCACAGCGCGTGCGGAAAAATCAATTCTTTTACCAAGTATTGATCCTCGAATCAATCCAGACTTTTTAGAAAATTTTGAAAAGACATAATCATAAAAATTAAATACATATCTCTGCAAATTCTTAAAATTAATCATTTGAATTTCAGAATTCTCATATGTTGAAACATCGTTTTCTAACATTAAAGCAAAATTCAAAATAGTCATATAGAATTCATTCATTTTATCCCGCATCTGGGCATCTTTAGTTTTTGATACTGGTCGAAACTCAGGCGGACATATAATAACATTCTTCATGAAGAATTTATGAAGATTTTCATTCACAAACTTCCATGTTGGATTGGTATCCATAAGTCTTTCAGATTCAAATTTAATCAAATCATATATACCATTAGATCCTGTATATAATATTACACCTTCAGGCAATTCAACTGCTTCATCTTCAATAGTTGGAACATTCACTTTAATATATCGTTTCGATTTAACATTAAAATAAAACCCCATTACAGAATCATCATTAATCATTGCATCAACAACTTTACTAATAGTTACTTTACCAGCTCGAGTTATAAGATATGTCATAATTGGATTGATAACTGGAAAGGGTAACACGATTTTCCCAAACTTTTTTCTACGAAGACTCGAATTTCCAATCTCGACACCGCAAATACTACAAGTTTCACCAATCTTTGATCGTCCCCAATATATACCACACCCACAAGTACATGTTCTTACTGGGCCAAAAATTTTTTCTGAAAATAACCCATTGGGGTGAAACCCTTTTTTAGAATATATCTTATTCGTGGTAACGGCAGGTAGATCAACACAGAAAGCATCCACGTCAAAAAAATCTATTTTCATTCATTAACCTCTATTAATTTTAATTGTATCGGAAAATATCTCGAGCAGTAATTCTTTCATTTTATCCTTAGATAATTCTATTCGTTCATTTATAGAATTATCAATAGCAGGTATAACTTCATTCTTTAATTCTATTCTTAATTGATCTTCCACTATTTCTTGAATTTTATCTACTAAATTAGTAGATAGCCATTCATCCAGAGCTTTTATATTCTGTTTTTGAACGCTATCAAGGATAACAGCTGCTATTCGACGAGTATCATCACTTTCAGTAATTGCTTCATTCTTCTCTGGATCATATTCAATTGTCAGACCATATAACTTAGTACGACATGGTAGATATTCAGTATCTACTTTCCCTTCTGTTTTCGCAGATTCATTCCTTAGACATGTTGCAATTTTTGATAGTTTCTTATCTCCGAATACTCTTTTATAATTTTCTTTTATAACTGATAATGGATATAATGCACCGACCATCATCAAACTACATATTTGATCTATTAATTTAATTTCACTCATCGATAATCTCCATTAGAGGTTGTAATTCATCACGATTTAAATATGATTGAGAAATATTGAATTGTGATAACATCACTTCTAAAAGTAATATATTTTCATAATTCAATGGTAAATCTAAAAAGCGAGAATCTAAACAGAATTGGTTACTAACATTATTTAAATTTGGATGGCAACCTTCACAATATACTTCTTGAATATTCAAGTTTTTCAAAATCCTATATTTTGAAATTCCATATCCTAAATCTTTAATTTTTTTTTGTCGAATATCATTTAAAATAGAAACTCTATTATTATTTTGAATCATCGAGCATGATATTAATTTATCACATACTAAAAAATCATCTTCAATATAATAATGATCCTTATCTAAAATTTCTCTTAAACCTTCATTAAATGATGTAGTTGATTCCAATTTCTTTAATTCATAAGAACATTCTATCCTCCATAATTCTGCCATTAACCATCTAGGATTTTCATGATATATTCCATCATATAAAATTGCATCTTCTATATTTGATATAATATCAGGAACTTCTTTATTCAAATCAATAGAATCAAGTGATACTTTAAATTTTTTACATATTCTTATAATATCCAATTTCATGCAGCACCTGTCACTGGATGGATCTCCATTTTTATATCTTTTAATGATGGATCATACGTTACAGCAACTCTAGAATGAGGAAACTCTTTTGCCATTTTCAAAATTGTATCTTTTAATTTATCCATATCTACAAAATCAATCTCCTTTTGAATATTTAATATAGGAATTTCTGCTATAATATGCTTCTCCTTAAAAACCTCCAAATCTCTTTCTAATAATTCATAATTCAAAATGCTTTTTTGACTTGTCATATAAATTTTCCCTTTTCAATATATGTATGTTATTTGTTTTCAAATTATAAAATCTAAAATCTTTATATAGATATTGATCATTCTTTAGATATTCCAAAACTTTAAATGCCGCAGATTCAATATAATATGGATTCTTTGATATAATATAACGATGATAATCTAATGCATCTTGTTTCGACATACTATCGATGTATAACATATAACCATCTAACGATATTCTAATATCAGCATTTATATCGGGACTTTTACAATCACGACAATCAATAACAAAACCATTTCCTTCTATTGGACGTTCAATCTTTTCCATGAATACTTCTACTTCCATTGAAGGATTTTCATATTTACATTGAAATCTCACTATTTTTATTTTTGGGATGCTACCCTCTTCTTTAAGAAAAGGATATGATGGATTTTCTGTGAACCGACTAACTACATCAAAATCATATATTTTTAATTGACTAATCAATTTTGATTTTGCTAATGATATAGCTAGTACTGATCCAACAGTTCCACAACCCACAATTAAAGGTTGATCTATCATAATTATTGAATTTTAGATGGTCTAAATAAAAATCTATGAACTTTACAATTTTGATCTAAAGTATAATTCTTGTCATTGATTAACAAATAATCACGCATCAATAAAAATTGATCTCTCATTTCTTCTATTTTTTCATTATTCAACTCTTTGGTCTTTGCATCTAATAATATTTCCAAACATAAATGCTCTCCTTTAGGTGCGATTTTAAATAACTTCCTAACTGATAAATCACTATGCGCGGGAATAACCTTTCGAAATCTAAGTCCAGATTCCTTTAATATCTTCGCTACTTCATATCCCTTCCTTGCTGCTTGTCGAGAGTCTTCATCTGCATTCATATCGAATTTTAAATTTTTCCTTGATTTTACTACTTCATCCATTATCTTCCTCCTGCTAGTAATTGTAAATAATCTCTATGAACGAAATCGGCAACGGACATAGCTAAATACCTATAATCCTCTTTCAATTCATTCATTTCTTTATTCATTATATAATTATTATCTATATAACATACTTTAGTGATTTTCCTATCAGTGTAACCAATATTGAAAGATCCTTCTAAGATAGATTTTATAAGACCTGCTTTAAAAGCAGCTTCTTGCTTCACATTTTTAAAGTACCAAAACCATGTTGGACTTGTAATAATTTTCTCTGGATTTAGATGGTGATACCCACAAACAGCCTTAATTAACATTCTGTCAATTCTAGGTCGTGATGTCAATATACACCATCTAATATCAAACTGCCCAGGATCACAGTGCAGTTGCTTGAAGGATATTTGGAAATTTTTAACAAACCCTAACCAATCATCACTCCCAGCAACCGTACCATCAAAATCAAACAGATATAATAAACTAGCTGTTTTCAGAATCATCATTTTCCTTCTTAATAAGGATTTTATGTTTCACCGATAATGTATTATCAGCATATCCAATCGTAGTTTTTCCATCCTTTTGTTCAATTTCCACACCCATAGAATCAATACCTTTTGTTAAGGTTCCACTACATTCAGGAGTGCCTAGAGTTAACTTAATTTCTGTATCTCTACAAAAACTAGCAACTGTTTTAGCTCCACGTTTTATATATTTTTTCATATTTTAAATATCCTATCAGGTTCCATATCTTCAGCTGTATTGTGAGTGATAAGTGTGACATTTTTATCTCTAGATATTAATTTTGATAGTTGACAAAATATCTGTCTATTATCTGCATCTAAAGAATCCAATACTTCATCATAAAATAGATTATGTATTCTCTTATTATATAATCTCTCTGTTAATGATCTTAATGCTTCCATACATGCCAAATCAACCATTCTCTTTTCACCACCGGAAAGCATCTTGTGACTATCTGTTCCTTTAATATTATGTAAAACTTTAACTTTAAACTTATCTCGAATATCCCCACTCTTAGTCTCACTGAGAGTATCAAATGAAACCGTGAATATACCAGGTGCAATTTTCTCTAAAGCTTCTGCCACTGATTCATTCATATGAGGAATTGCCATATCTATCAACATACTCTTAATTCCAGTATCTGAAAATGACTTTTTCCAAAATAATAAGATTTCTAGTTCCCTTTCGATCAAACCCCTTTTCGCTATTTCATCTATATGTTTTTGTTCAATAAGTAGTTTCTCAGATTTCTCCACTTCAATTCGAGTATCATCAATATCTTCTTCATTTTCAATGTTGATTATATTCGTTTTGACATTATCTAATTCGTACCCCTTACCATTTTTTGAATCAACTAAGATATCATATTGAATTTTTGCATCTGATTCGATCTTAATTTGAGATTCAACTACACTGAATCTAGCAGAATCGACTTCAGATTTAGATTTTGAAGAATTAGTAATATCAGTCTGAAGTTGTATATACTTTTTATTATGTTCGGATTGTTTATTTTGTCTTTCTAAATCAAACCTATTAGCTATTTCAGTTTCATCTATATCACATTTAGATTGAATGTCAGCTGATCTAGTATCAATATCAAGCTGCCTAGTTCTATAAACTTCAGTCTCGTTATCCATATTAGATTTGAGTTCATTAATCTTAACTTCACTGATCCTTCTATATTCAACAATCTCGTTATTAAGTAATTCGAGTTTTCTCTGAAATTCTTCAGCTCTCTTATTTTTCTTAATTTTGACATCATTAATTTTATCATCATAATCAGATCGGGCTTTATCCTTCACCTCAGTACATTCTTTAAATTCAGCTTTCAGAACAACCATCTTATCTTCAATAGACTTAAATTGAACATTAAGGTCTATTATGATAGCTTTACCTTTAGATATATCTTTCTTAATGATCTCAATATCTTCATCACTTGTAAATGGTCTCAAACATTTACTACATGTTGGAGATTCACCTAATAAAGATTCTTCATCTTTTGTCACTGATAACTGTTTTTCATCAATGTTAGTTTTTATAGATGCAGCATCACTTTTTAATTCAGATGCATTATCTCTTAGATCCTGAGCATTCTTCTCAATGATGCCAAGTCTAGTCTCTTTCTCATGCTCAAGTGTAGATGTTGAAAATTCAACTTCTAATTGATTGATAGAGAAATTAACTTGTTGTATCTCTTTCTGTTTCTCTCTTTCAAAGTCAGAACAATCTTTGGTTATTGGAGTAGTATCATATTTTTTTGATATCTCCGAAATCTTCAAATAATTATCAGCCTTGTCATTTCTGAGCTTTTCTAATTTAACTTCACATGAATCTTTGACTACCTGTATCTCTTCTCGGCATCTATTAATAAAGTCATTATTTATTACTACTATCTCAGCCGACTTTTTATTATCTGATTTATCCAAATCATCAAATAATGTTTTAGAGACCTGATCTAATTTTTGCCGCAATATAATAATTTCAGTTTTCAATTGATCTAATTTGTTGGAATCAAATCCCATTTCATTAATCTGAATGGCAATCAATTGTATTTCATTTTCTAATCGTGTTTTAGTTAGTTTATGACTATCTAAACTATCTTGTTTCTTCTTCTCAGCTAATTCTTTATCAGATATTAATCGTTCAATACTTTGAGATTTCCATTCAATTTCTTGCTTAATTTTATCAATAGAAATAGTCACATCTTGAATATCTTTCTTCAATACACCTTCTACTTCAAAAGCATTCTTATAATAAGTATTGTACACCTTAGTCTGTAATACTGAATCAAAAATCTCTTTCTGTTGAGTATTAGTCAGGGAGGTGAAGAAGTTCTTAACTTGTTGGCTAAAGTTAATCACGTTATGATAAATGTCTTTTGGATAAAGAATCTTTTCAATTAATTTATATGTGTCAGCTTTTGTTTTCCCGGTTATCGGAATATCATTCTTGAATAAGAAGAATTGATTATGAAATTTCTTATGTTCATAATACAGTTCAGTTCTATATTCATCAGTGGTATTGGTATCTGAATCAACTACTCGGAAATAAGTTTTAATCTCTAAATCTTTTCCCGTCTTTCGATTTACCATATCTGCAATTGTAATTTTATCACCAGGAGGAGCACCATCATCCCCATATAACCCCATCGAAACGGCTTTTGGGATAGTAGATTTTCCTGCTCCATTCTTACCTTGGATCACAGTAAAACTATCTATCGGGAAGTCCATTTCCATTTCATAATGGCAACGACAATTCTTCATCGTGATATTGTATATATAAATATCTTGCATTTTATATCCTCTCAATCAACTAGTTTACACTCAAATTCATACCCATCATCATCAACATAAGTAATCTTCAATTTTTCAACAACACCTATATTTTTACCATGACCATCAATAATATCATTAGGAATCAATCGAATAACATCATCTCTTAAAGTCAGTCCATTTGTAGGTTCCCAATATCTTCGAGCAACAACCTCATCTATAAAATCTCCCAGATTTGTCGAACCACATGTCAACTCTTCTATATTAGATATAAAGTTAAGGAATCCTTCAGGATAGTATTCATCTCCATCACGCTGGATAGAAGCTTTCCATTCGAAATAATATTCTCTATAACCATGATACCCAGAAAGTATTATAAAATAAGAATCTCGGGATCTTTCAATAACCCTTTCTCTTGTGATGCTAATCTTTTTCATTCAGTAACCCCCTTAGTAAGAATATCATATTTAGCCAGAAAGTCTAAATACTCAACACGATTTTCTTCTGGAATTTCTTTGATTTCCATATACTTCTTTAATTGCTCCTCTCGAGTCTGAGTGATTTCAATACCTCGATTGGTAATATCAATCTCAACTGTCTCAACAACAAGTACCCCATCAGAAACTTCATCTTTCAATTTCACACCAGACTTATTCTTGATCCGAACTAGATGTCCCTTATTTCTGGCAATTTCAGCCTTCTGTAGAATATCAGCTTTCTGTTCTATGGTTTCAATAGTATATTCTTTAAATTCTCGGAATCCAGTAATTGGAATCTGCTCAACCTCTAAAGTTTCAGTATCATAGATAAGAAACATCTTATGTTCATTTTTATCTCCCCAATCTCGATGATATATACTTCCAGCATAATAAATTCTCACATTATCATTTTTTAAATATTGAGGTGAATGATAATGCCCCAGAAGAGCAAGTTTGAATTTTTTCGATATATCATTCATTGTTATTTTATCAACACCACTCAATCCGGAAGCTAAATGAGCTTCATTCAATCCTAGATGAGAAATCAATATATCAGTCGGTTCACAATCAATAATCTCATCCATAAAATTTTTAGTATGTGGGATATAAGTAATATTCCCAATAACCAATGGGCGATATGGAATACATTGCACATTTGGATATGCATCAAAAACAGAAATCGCGCTCTTCTGATTTTCTCCAACTGATGAATTATCATGATTTCCCGATATTATAGTAAAATTGATATCTGCATGTCTAATTAAAAATTCAGAAAATTGATTTTGTGCTACTGTATAAATAATAGACTTATCATTAATCAAATCACCCAAAATATCAATATCAATTATATGTCTTTTCCGACATTCGCTAATTATAAATTCAAGGGTTTTCATGATCAGCCCCAACCGAATAGGTAAATTCAAATCATCTAACAAATCCGATTCAAATCCACTAAGGTGGATATCACCCACTGCAGCTCTCTTTTTCATTAAGTTATTCCTTTTTGTGACGAATGAAATAAATATAATTAGAATTAAATCCTATCCCACCATACACCAAAACCTAATATTAGATCTGGTGTATGGATTACGGATAAATTTATTCCTCTTCTACTTCTATTTCTTTTTGTTTTCTCGATTCAAGTTTTTCAACAACTTCTTCTTGGTCACATGATTCTAATTCACCTATATCAAAAATCTCCTCTACATCATCATCTGTAAGAATCATATTACATGAATCACATGCATAGGGGAATGTATCAATAATATTAGCTCCACCACAATGACGGCAAAGGAATATTCTATCTTCATCATCTTCTCGATCAAACCCAAAAGAATCTTGGGTGACATCTCGATCTTCAAAAGTTAGAATCCCATCTTCATCTCTGTCTCCTTCTGTGAGAAGTTTACCAAGACGATAATCTTTAGCTGTTGAAGAACTTCCACCCATACTCTTTTTCTTAATCTTCATTAAGATAGTATCTGCATCTTCAATATTAAATACCGGATATTGAACATTGATAGTGAGAGGTAATTGAATTCTGATATCACCGCAAGTAACGTTAATAATACCTAATATGATATTATTCCCTTCATACAAAATAGAAAATTCAAAATTTCTATTTATATGCATTGCATCAACACCACTGAATTGTCTACATCCAGTTGGATGTCGATGTACTACTCCATTATAATCATCACCTGGAGGATCTTCCTCAAAATCAATTGCTCCTCCAGATACTTTCTGTTGAGGGATAAAATGTGAATCCGGATCTACATTTAATACTCCTCCCTCAAATTTCCCCTTTAGAAAAACACCAAACTCCAATCCACTCATTCCTTGTAATGCCATATGTCGTTCAATGCTTCTCATAAAGATAACAATTCTCTGTGGCACATTACATACAATAGGAAGAGTAATTGGAACTAATGAATCTAAAGTCCAATGATCACTCCCAGTAGTTGAAGAACTTTGAAGTGATTCTTCAGACACATCTTTCAGTTCAACATCTCCATCATCATCTACGTCAAAACCTAATTCTTTTATCATTCGGATGCATTCCCTTCTAAATATTCTCGGTACAATGTAGCCACTATATCTCGAGTGTCTACTGTGAATGTTTTATTAATTCGACCTCTTAGATCGAAAGATTCAATATTAGATATGTTATCCATACCAGGACGATTAAAATCCTCATCTAAGTCCTTCATAGCAACTGCATCAGTAACAACAATAGATGCAATCATTTGAGATGGTGCTATGAAAGAAGGAGTAAATGTGTAATTATTCGCTTCCCCCCACACAGCAGTATGTCTCGGATTCCCATCAATAGTCACTGATAAGCCATCATAACCTACTTTATAATATTTACAATTAAACTGGTATAAATCTTCGTATACATCATCTCGACAATCTATGATTAACAGTTCATCTATTATCTCACCAATAGCATGTCTATCAAAATTAATATCATTTTCTATACGAGATTTCATCATAGCTATTTGATTAGTACAAGTCTTATCTTTATATGTTATAACATCTACATTAGCCCTTCGTTCAAGAATCAGATATTTCAAAGCATCAACCTTTGGAAATCCAACATCACATAATCTGAATGGAGTCCTGTTAAGATTACTACTTTCTACTGAATCTGGATCTATTAAATGAATTGTCTTAACTGTCCCACTCAATGCGAGATCTAAAGCAACCCAACTACCAATACCACCAACTCCAGCAATAACAGCATGTTGATATGAATGAGTTCTAATATCTTCTTGCCGATTTTGAATTTCTGAATTTAAATTCATTGTGTACCTCCAACTAAGTTAGTATCCCCTAACGAAAATGTCATAGGAGCATATACTGGTGGTGGCGGAGGTGGAGTAAACACTAACTGCCGCTGTTCACCATTTTCATTAATTGTACTCAGATCATTAATTGATACTGATTCATCCAATTCATATACAGAATCACCAAGAATAGCATCATCTTCCATATCATTAACCATATCATCAACAATATCATTCATTGAATAATTATCTCCTCTTAATGGTTCCGTATTATTATGTGATGGGGATGTTTGAATCTCAGCTATGCTATCTCCATTATTATCATTTATTGTCACTATTCCCATTAGTTCGTTAACTTCTTCATCACTAATCTCTTCATCTTCATCATCATCTTCATCATCTCCAAGTTCTCTAATACTAGATGCATCACGGACTCGTTCAGCAATAGTTCGATCGTCAGTAGAAAATAATGACTCTTGGATTTCCGAAACGTCAAGTAAATGATCTCTTTTTTCGTTATGATAAGATGAATCATAATTGATCATGTCAAGCAACTCTTCTACTCTAACTAATGATTCACCAAAATCAATATCAGCCTTTGTGAAATCAACAGATAGATTTCCCATACATACATCACTACCACTAACATTAGGATGGTCACCCGTTGCTCTCATTTCCCCCTCTTGATTGATATATAATTTAGTTACGAGATAAGTTCTTTCTAATTCAGGAATTAGATATCTCTGATTCTTCCATACTAAACTATCTGGTCTTATCTCAACTTCTTTACTCCACCACATTGAACTATCATCCCTACCATCGGCAAAACTAGGATCGCATGGCTCCCATCCAAACATTTCAAATTTTAAACCTATACGCATCCCTTTTGCGAATCCTCGTTTGAAAACATTTTTTTCTCGTTTACGTCTACTCGATATGAACGTAGATAAGATTCTGGAATATGAGTACTGATCATCAATACCAAATACAGTACCCTTAAATGCTGATTTTATTGATTCATCAATATATGAATCTACTCTAGCTTTAAATTCATCTAAGTCAGCATTCTCAGATGCATATCTATAAAATTGTCGATTATAACTATTATTATTAATCATTCGATTCATAGCTGATTGTTTTAATCGACCCCCTAGATCATTCTGGACTTCTCGTATATTCATATTAATAAATTGATCTAAAAATTTATGAAAACACATCAACAAATTTCTGAAACATTTTTTTACATCTTGATCATTATTCTGATTTAATATTTTTATTACTGCCTGCATCCTAAACATTAAAATTCCATTTGTTGTTGATACACCCAATAGGTAATTCTTATCGGAATAATAATAAAATTCATTTATGCTATCTAAAATATTTGTCCGGTTTGATATACTCTCTTCTATCAATTTACGAACATCATTAAAATTTAACATATAGCCTTTAGCAGTTATCTTTCTTAAAACATTAATTCCATATTTTTTAGAAGCTATTCCATCAGTCCAATTTTTATTATATGAATTTGTCCAAAAATTTTCACTAGTATATTGACTATCTCGACTGCTATATAAACTATTATTAGATAAATTTCGAGGTGTGAAATCTGTAAATCGGATTGAAGAATAATGCCGTTCTTCATTGTTATCAACTAATGCTGAATTAGTACCATTTCCTGAATCTGAAAATATTAATTTAGCTATCGGATTTATGGCTCCGTTACTGCTCATCTTATCAAAAGATATATTTGATTTCAAATCTTCAATTACTGGGTTTTCATCAAATATTTCTTTTAGTAATCTAATTAATCTATTCTGTGATTCAAATGATAATTTAGGGATTAATGAACATTGTGTAATACGAAATCTATTTCTGTTAGACATTACAACTCCAATTTAGTTTTAGGAAAATAGGGTGATAACGATATGCTATCACCCTATTGTAATTAGGCAGCTTTGTTATGCTTACGAATACTCAGAAACATCAGATGACCATCTTTAATCTCGACGTCTTTATCATTCGTTACTTTCTTATTCATTTTGATGTCATTCACTGTGAATGTTGTCATCTTATTATCAACTGCATATTTACGAATACATTTGATTACATCCTGTGATGTTTTAACCACATATTTCGGAGAGCCATTAATAACCATTAACTGCTCATCATTCTCAATGCGGATCTTACGACCATCAGGAGTTGTTACTTTCTTCATTGCCTTTTTCTTATGGCGAATATTAGAAACCCGATATCCAGCCATCTCTTTTTTAGATGCCTCTGGAAGTTCTCCCTTAGGTTTCTCGCCCTCGACAATAGTTGTCTTTGATTTATCATCTGCTTTCTTAACAGCTGTTTTGGCTTCACCCTTTGAATATAATGGGAATCTGCCAGATGAATTAACAATAACACTACCCGCTTTAACTGCTTCAGTTAGATCACTCATGATCTGTGCAGCTTTAGTATATCCAATTGATTTAGCAAGTGCTGTTGCGCTCATACCATCTTTCTTTACGCCAGCTATGATCTTTTCCAACAATGTTTTCTTTGATGCCATTTTAATGTTCCTCAACTTGTTTGTTTAATTTAAGTGGGATTATTTCTCCCGCTTCAGTTCCTAGTATATATGAATTACTATCGACTTTTGAAGTTGTGCTAGATGATTGTTCATCTTCAACTTCTTTATCATTTATATAATCTGAAATTCTTTGATATTTAGCATCTCTATACTGACCAAATAATACTAAGGCAGTTTCATCATGCAATAAATCATCAAATTCATCATCATCTATAATATCATATTCGTCGTCGTCATCTAACTCAAAATTTGAAATATCTAAATCATCCGTACTCGACTCAAATATCTTATCTAACCCTTTATCTATTTTATCATCTATAGCTCTTGATCTTGTTAGGAGTGTATCTGAACACCCTTCTGCAAAAGATCTCCATTGTTTAAATTTTCCACCTGATTCTTTCTGATGTTTGGACGATAATTTAGTAATTGATTTTCTTAGGAAATTAAATAATTCAGATGCAGTTAATACATCTAAAGGATCCCCTATAAAAATAATCTTCAATTCCGAATAAACATTTCCTTCTCTAGGTGTTCTCTTTATCAATGTCTTTGTTTGTGTTATTCTATTCACTGCCTTGATGAGATCCATCATCCACAGAGGAACAACATTTGCCTTAAATGATACACTTTCATATTCTTTAACTTCTAATAGATCAGAACTTCCTTCATTACCAGAATCCAATGCCAATACTTGACTCATTGATAGATGATGCTTTCTTAAAAGTTTCTGAGCCAATGCCATTGCATTAGCAGTTTCACCTATTGCCGCATTCGAACTTTCGTCAGCAACAGATAATAACTTCTGAATTTTCTGCAACACCGTATTATTTACATCGGTCATATTTCGGCCTTATATAATAATGAATCCCGAACACTTGAACTTTGCATTAAATGCTTCTGGAACTTTCGTCCTTCATCAAATGCAGCTTGAAACTTTATCTGTAATAAATTATATACTTCTGATTCTTCTTTATTTAAATTAACGCTATCTTCAACTGCTTTTATTATAGTTTCAGTATCATCAGATACGTCATAGACAATTTGGAGTTTTGCCATATAATCTCCTGTATAAAACTATTTAACTTATAACCATTCCATATATAAATTGTTGTGTAACTTTATTCCATGGTATGATGGCAAACCCATGAATCCCCCAACCACTTCCCCAACTATTCTGAATATAAACTCCAATTGAATCATATCCACAAACCAATACAGCATGACCGCCGAGTTGTGCTGGAAATTCTATATCACCAATTCTTCCTTTTTTATCAACTCGATTCCATTCATCAGTAATCATAAATCCAGCAACAAATGTTGTATGGGTATGAATGCAGAACTTAATAGAATCAATACTCTTCTTAACAAACTGTAAATTCCCCTTTATCAACTTTAGATTTATAGCAGCTGTTCCAGTATACTCCAAACTAGTACCTGGGTTATCATTCCCTTCTATTTTCTTTGCTTCTTTATATATTGCATCACCATCCAATTGTTCTGGATAATGTTTTTCTTTCCAATTCTTCACCTCAATCATCCCAGCAGTCGAGAATCCAGCACAATGAGGTGTTGATAATTGATTACTTGTTTTTATACACATATCTCTAAAATCTAATTTTATTGGTGCTATAAAATTAGATGGACTAGTAAAACTATTTTTCGCTGTTGCTAATGGACGATTTAATATTAATCCCCCACCCGAAAAATTAGATGATTTAATCGGTATGAATTTTTTAATTATGAATCCGAACACTGCAATCTCCTGTAAATATTTTGTTTGTTTTCCACCATGGATTATAATCTTCAAAATTATCATCGTTCAATTGAGGATTAATATTATCTAATGGTGGTGTTGGTGTAAATTGACATGATGAACATACCAATAATAAACTTAATATAATTATTTTCATATAGATCTCCTTTTAATTTTTTCCGATGAAAAAAGATTAAATGTAAATATAATCGTTTTGGAATTCCTCAAGTTCTCATCTATAGAATAGGGAACTAAATAATATGAAAGCTATACATAATTTTTTAAACGAGTCGTTTCCAAATAATCCTTTTGATGTAATCATCAAAAATAAATACTATCCCCAAGGTTTGCGAGAGATTGATGTTTATGATTATTATATCCATAATAAAGATAACATCTTGAAATGGATCGGAAATCGTCAAGTCGCATTTAGAATCAGAGTCAATGAATCAAGTTCAGTCATAAGACGTAAAATTAATGGGAAACCAATTTATCTTACTAAATCTAATTTTGAACAAATCATACATGGTCGAGTTAATTCAATATATGTTGAACAACCAAAAATGACAAATTACTTTGTAATTGATATTGATCTGGGATCTAATCTAACAATGAAACATGCTATTGAAACTTCAAAAATTCTAATGTCAGAGTTCCATGGAAAATATGAATTGATCATGTCTAGTGATAAAGGTTTACATTATATTGGCCAAGTAAATAAAACTCAAAATATAAACATTCTCCGATTAAAGATCCAACTTCTCTTAGAAGATAAAGTTGAATCTTTAAACGGAGAATCTAAAATAATATATACAGTCAATCGAAAAAATCGAAAGGTAAATACAATAAATTTTGATTTATCACCAATGTATGATAGATCTTTACATATAGCAAAGTATTCATTGACCAAGGAATTTTTAATTTCTGATGATCCTAAAAATGGACTTAAAAGGGTGAAAAGGAACAAGTCTTAGTATTTAGCCTTATCCACATTCCACCCTCTTTAAAGAACCATAAACTATTCTTTTTCTATCTCTACAGTAACCTCTTCCATAACTACATGGTGCCAAGGACAATATTTTTTACCATCAGCTCCAGCTACATAATAATTGAATAACCATGGTTTATCTCTTGGTCTATCATTACATTTAGGGCATTTATAATTAATACCTGGTTCTGCCTTGATATGACCTTTCTTGATTAATGGTTCATCGCCTCTCAAACTATGAAAGTCACCATCACTCATTCGTCCAATACATGAATCATCGTCACCATAATCTTCACCTCCACCCTGATGGATAACATATGTATATTTTGGCCAACATGAATCCCAATCATGATTCCATGATGTTGAAATTAATATGTCATCACCATCAATACAGATATAAGTATCATAGTTACATGATGGGAATACAACTCCAGCTTCGCCAGATTGTACATCTGCTAAATTACATAATATTTTTAATCTATCATTTTTCTTCTGTGCCTCATCTGTCATCTTACCAGTTTCGTCATCAGACATAACCAGTTTATGCATAGCTAATGCTACTGCTTCAATAGAGCTCCCTCTGATAATGAAGCTACTAGATGAGCTATTACTCACAAAACCTCTCCTATCTTTCATTTTTCCTCCTTAATGATGGCTAATTTGTATATGTTCTAATCGATTAAATATACCACCATGTTCTAATAGAGTTTGACAATCATCACTATATTCAACTATGCCATACCACCAATCTTTATGCTCGTCGATAAATTCCTGAGCTTTAATCTCTGCAACTTTGTCAACTTCGATCTGAATGATATCCATCATAGGCCATGTTTCAGCGTATTCAGCCTGCTCTAATATTTTCAATTCCTTTTGTATATCAGGGTCATCAATATCCCACCTGCGAGATATCCCTTTTGATTTTAAGAATTTTCCGATTTTCTTTTTGTGTTTTATTTCACTTTCAGCTTTGGCTTTAATAGCATCAATCATACCTTCACTGATGCTAAGAAAATCAATATCATTATTGGTATTATGATCACATATAAATTGCTTTTCTAATTTATATGCAGTCCAACCAATCTCAGTTGATAATAGTTTTGCTAATCTTTTTTTGGTAGTTTTGCAAACCCCTTTAAAGTCGCGATATACAGTATCTGAAATTTCATCATGAGACATTGATTTTTGATAACATTCTAATATTCCATCTTTACCATTAAACAATCTCTTTTTCATTTCTTTTACTGATTGAGGCTTTTTTGGGAAAACTACTATAAATGAGCTACTTGAACTATTACTTACAAATCCTTCTCTATGTTTCATTATTAATGATCCATTTTAAAACTGATTAATTTTTCATCATTACTCACTTGTAATGCGGTTAATAGATACGCCATAGATTCTGGAATATCACGGATATCATTATACATTGATGTCCACATCTGAGTAAGATATACTCCTGGTGCTCCATCCTTGGAGGTTTTAGATATAAGTTTATTTATCATACTTTGGGTTTCGCCATCGCCCCAAGAATCAAACATCTTGGTTAAAGTACTTTTAAGATCATTATTTTCATCCCCATACCAATAACATATAAAACTAGCACTACTTGAATTACTTACGAAACCATTTCTCTGTTTCATCTCAGACTCTCCTTGAATTCCCATTCCCAGTTCTTTGATTTTCCACCAGATCGTAGTATATAATCATATACCATACCGATAAAATCACCATCCTCATCTCCGAAAGAAATAGTTTTTTTACTATTCTTTGGAAATGTATAGTAGCATCCACGACCACCATTATTGATTCGTTCCTCTGCCGAAATCAATATCTGACCAAGAGTATAATCAGCATTATACTCTTGATTAAAATCTTTAACTAATTGTGGATTTTCTATTACAAAATCCGCAATAGTTAAAGGTCCATCAGATGTATTTTTGATGACGAAGCTACTTGAACTTGAATTACTTACAAATCCATGTCTACTTTTCATTTAACATCCTTCTTCTCGAATAATAATCAATCTGTTTTCTTTCTGCATGGAATCGATTACGTTAACTAACATATCATTATAGTTATCAACATAACATTTTACAAAAATCCAATTAGGATGATTATCCGAAACTTTTGTAATATCGTCTATAAGTTTCTGTTTTTCATCAATTATAACTTTTGCTCTTTCTGTATTCCCTGAATCAATTGCCCATCTAGTATCATAAGTCTCATCAAGTTTTCGTATAACTTCCGGAATACCTTCACAGTCTAATTCAGTATTATTAAATGTCCTTTCACACCGTTCAATGAATTCGAGTAAGTCAGGATCTTTTCTCCCACACGCAGGACAAGCATCGGACTCATTAGATTCAAAAGCAATAATAAAACTACTTGAGCTTGAATTACTTACTAATGATTTTCGTATTTTCATCTATATCATACCCTTTATTATTTCGTTTACATGTACTCTTATATCATATGAAGAATTAATCATTAGTACCAAGAGTCAAATAATATTTTTTTGATTTTTTGCTAACATTCTATATCCTATTCATTAATTACGGGAAATGTCGGACATTTTCTACACCCGTCAATCATCCCAGAAATCAATTCATTTCGAAAATTAGAAACAGTATCTGAATACCATAATTCTTTAAGAAAATCATCAATAGCTAATACATCAACACATTCTTTATTAGGTTCACCTTCTGTAAAAGAACAATGCCAATATTCACCATAAACATTAATATAGGATGAGAAAATATCCGATTCACAAGATTCACTTGCTTCTATAAACTTTTTTGATACCTCTTTTGGGAGATCCATTCCTTTAACTGCTGCTTCAAACTTTGGAGCACTACAACTATCAAAACCAAAATTAAATCCTTTATCCAAACAATATTTAACTAATTCAGCATATTGTGTTTTAGTAAGAGAATGAAAATGACCGGCAGCTCTACCTTTCGGTTTCACTCCTAAAAATACAATTGCATGCATATCTTTTAGACGTTCATCATTCATCCGATCTTCAAGAACTTCATATACAAATTTAAGAGTTTCTTGACTAACCATCAAATGAATATTTACTTGATCCATACCAAGAGAAGTAAACTTCTTAATAGCATTATAACATACATTTTTATCAGATTCATACGCCGACACGGCTAGGGCCCCAGAAATTTTCGCAACCTTCTCAGCAATAGCATCAGTAAGATCAGCACCAGACAATGTGAAATTAGGAACAATCCCAATTTCACGGCAATATTCCATCATAGGAATGAAATCAGGATTCGTTTGAATCCCAGTAATACCAAATGCCACCTGAGTCAAAGTCCTTGGTATTTTATTAATAATTGTCTTAAAAGTTTCAAGAGTCATATTAGTTGCTGGGGCATTCGTATTATTTTTATAACAAAATTTACAATTTTCTCCTTTAATTTTAGGACATCCATTAATTGAGATTTCAATATCAAGAATTTCTGGACCAATAGGTGAATACAATGGATCATCATCAATTGTCTTACCCCAACGTTGAAAATATCCAGTCTCTTTGATAAATATGTAATTGTAATCATATCCAATTACTAATTTAGCTCGACTTGAATCAACCATGATATACCATTGATCATTAATTAAAAATCGACGTCGATCTACGAAAGCACCATTTTCTTTTTCATCTTTAGTAATTTGAGCCAATAAATTCAACTGCGGCTCATAGCTAATATTTTCTAACATTCTCTTCAAATCAAAGTGTGGCATAAATTTCTCCTAAAAGAAAAAAGATTTTTATTAAGTGAGAGGCGTGAAAAAACCCAAACCGCATCATCTAGTAGAATAATACGATTTGGGTTTTTATAAACTAAACAATCAATTCTTATTTAGCAATTGTAATTGGGATGATCGGCATTGCTCCACCGCCACCACCAGACTGAACCATAGGAACGTCACCATTCCATTTTCCAATCTTCATTTTTTCAACTTCCAGCTCCAGCAATTTAAGATACCCCTCACCACCAGCAGAAATGGCTTTTGCTTTTGAGGTTATCTCATATGCTTCGGCATCAGCTTTTAGTTGGCGTTTGGCAGCGTCATTAGCCTCGATACTCAGATCCAGTTGATTCTGTTTGATCTGTGCAAGGGCGGCAGCTTCAGTTTTCGCTTCCAATGTCTGACTAATAAAGACTTCATCGATAGCTTTCTGAATATCCGGATTATCATAAACCAATCCACCAATCAAACCGAGTGTAGGATCAATAGTAATTCCCAACAGTTTAAACTGTGGAATAATCGATGCCCGTATCGCTTCACTGATTTCCGGTTTATGATGCCTCAAATCCTGAACATCCCACTCAGAACACTTAGTAGCGTATATTGCCTGACATGCATTAAAGATCTGATTATCAACTATCTCAGATAATCCCATAGAAGAAGATGCCGCAGTAGGGAACCAATATAGATATGTTGCCGTATCTTCTTCAGTAACATATGATGTGATGGCAAAGCCAGAACTCACACCAACTGAATCCTTTGATTCGGCTTCCAAATCCTGAGCGATCGTTGATGTTCCAGAATCAGCAGAAGCAGTCCAACGCCTTGCTACCGGAGTACGACTAACTTTAATAAGTCGAGCATTCGGAATATAGATTCCAGAATTATATAACCGACCTGTCTTAAGCCATGTAACCGGGATAGTCACTCGTTTGGTTGCCACCTTTAATTTGTCCAGATGTTCAACGCTATCAAACTTAACCTGTTTGGACGTATCACCTTCCAACGGGACCAAGAACGCGGTCTCGTTATTGTTTACCTCTTCAACTATAGGTTTCGGAAATGGCCTCCAGCATCCTGTGGTCATAAGCATGGTCATAAATAATATAATTAGAATTGAGAATTTTGAATAATTATTCATATTTTTTGTGTAGCCTTTGTTTTTAAAAAGAGATGACAATTAATCTTCTTTTGGGTTTTTGTTTTGGTTTGTGGTTTTTTCTTCTTCTGTAAAAAATTTAAATGCTCGCACACCTTCACACGCGAAAATGATAAAGCATAAAAATAAAGATGTTGGCCAAATATAATCCCTGACACTCGTCAAGAAACTATTTGTGCTATGCATGGCTACCATCTCAATGTCACCGCCATTCATTTGAGCTAGAGTAGTGTCATTTTGTAATGGCACTGTCCATTTGTCCCCCACGTGACTCATAGCAGAGGCCGCTATAACTATTATAATAATAATAAATAGCTTGGCCCAACTTGGTCTGAATTTCTTCATCGTTTCATTTTACTCCTTTCGTAGTTTTAAGCAAAATTTCCTATTCACAATTTAATATATTTAATAAATATAATCCATTCAAACTTAAATTATTTGTTGAATGTCATCGTATAATAGGTGATATTTGCCCTGTGTTTTGTCATCATGAAAATGGCCAAAATACCATTCCTTGAATTTAAGATTTAATGCGATATGGTTCAAGTATTTAGCAACAGGACATGAGTTGATATTTTTATAATTTTTCATACCAAATCCAAATACAGGAATCACATCTTCTGGCATTGTGTGAGATATCACATAATCAACTTCCCATTTACATTTATCTAAATTTTCAATACCATAATCAAATTGAGCATAACTAGGGATTTCTTCTTCCCACCAACTAATTCCAGTTATTCGATATGCCCTATCCCAACTAGTTGCACCACCCATAACAAAGAATTTCTTGCCATGGATAGTGTAAACCTCACCGCGACGTAAATGATAAATATTATCGTAAACCTTCCCAACTAACCCACCAAACATATGTTCAGTTGGAAGATTGTTTAAACGAGTATGACATTCATGATTTCCATCCACAAATAAAGTTGTCCATGGTTTCTTTTTACCATACCATTGTTTTAAATGTTTTTCATGAGAATCTTCAACATTAGACCATAATATACCCATATCACCGGCTACAATCAAATAATCATCACGGTCCAATTTTTTACCTTCGGGCCATTGCTTAGATGATAATTTTCTAATATCATGATCCCCATGTACATCCCCTGTCACAAATACCTTATTCATATATCCACCACCTTTATTAAAATGATTTACTTTCTAATAAACACCATCCATGATTTTTAAATTTCAATGGTATCGGGTGTCCAATATATTTTGTTAATAAATCCATCCTAAGATCATGATCTATACAAAATTTCATTTTATTCTCTATAACGTCAAAAATAATCCCATATGGATCAGATAAGATCCATCTTTTCCTATTTGGGTTTTTTAATCCATTAAAATCTGAATGATTATTTTTAATTCTTTCTCTAGTTTCTCTAGTTCTATGCTTCCCATATAATGGATGATTTTCCCCTTTTAAAAGACCATACTTTTTAATAGTATGTGCTGCTTTTTTTGCTTTGTCCAATCTTTGTTCTTTTGTCATATTCGAGGAAGATCCGGGATTATTTTGACCACTACTCAATATTCTCTGACGATCCCGTCGCTCATCTGTCCATTTCCAACCGGATACACCATCACCGCCATCAGTCAAATTCACCAATGGTCCTGTTTTTAAATCACACCGACCGATCATTCTAATAAATAATTTTTCAAGTTTAAAAGATTCAACTTCTGTTAAATTATCATATATGATGATATTAATAATATTTAATTTATTTTTTTTGATTTTATTTATTTTTCTAACTTTATGTAAATTCGGATCTGATCGTAAATACCAATCCCTCATATGATCCTTAAATCTCCATCCTTGACCCTTCCCGATATAAAATGGCTCAAAATTAAAATTAATATCATCAACTATATCAACTACAGGCTTAGTTGGATCACATAACGCATAAATGTAAAATCTTTCATGCGAAATTTTTGATCTACTCATTTTATTATCTTTTTAAATTAACAATCAATCACCACGTATAACTGGCGAACTTATCTTAAATTTAGATACTTCCAATCCCATTTCTACTTCATCAACTATACTTTTAATTTTAAAAATCCTTGAAATTTTAGGTGGTCTAAATAAATAACATAACCTTACAGATGCAAATGTCCAAATATTTGTGTCTCTTCCACACTGAGGACAACATCTATAAAATTCCTTCGAATCAACACACTTATCTTGTTTATCATCCCACAGGTGTCTCTTAAAAAATATATCACACGGACAAGCATATCTTACATGCCAATCCCCATGTCGAATTTTATAACCCTGTGATATATATTCAAGATGTTCAATGATAACCTTAATAGCAAGTAATGACCAATTTTTCAACCATCCAGTTTTCTGTAATCTACTTTTATTAATGAAGTGATATATAACAGCATTTTCATCATTGATAGAACGAGTATACGCTAAAATTATATCAGAACGCTCTTGATACTTTTCTGGTTCAGTTGAATGTTTATACAATGACTTCATCATAGCATCATAAGTATCTCTAAGAATCCCAGAATCATTAAAGATCCTTTGTTGAAGGTTATCGTTCTCAAAGTTGAGTAGAAATTCCTCATAATCAATATTCTGGAGATGCAATAATTCATCGAATGTAAAAGAATCAATCACATCATAATAGTAATCATTAATATCATTCTTAATCGTTTTTTCGTCTTTCTGTTCTTCGGTTTTTAATTCGCTCATTTGAGTCTAATACCTCTTGTAAAAGTTTTGATTCATATCCATGGTTCCGAGCAAATTCATTAAGGGCCGAAACATCTTTGGGTAAACACTTACCCGAGAATGGATAATCATTTTCTTTGAATACTGAAGTATGCATCGGATTCAATCTCGGATCCAATAACCATAACTCTCTCACAGTATTCCAATCAATTCCTATAGTTTCACATATTTCATTAATTTCATAGCAAAAAGCTATCTTCATAGCATAAAAACTATTCTCCATATATTTAGTAAGCTCTGCCTCTTCAAATGTACACTGGACATATTTCTTTACAGGTCCAGCTACTGGCATGAAAATATCAACCATTTTTGAAGTATCTTCCGAATCTCCACCAAATATGAAGAATGGAGTTTCAACTACATCCGAATGAAAGCTATAAGGAGTCCAATAAGTACTCTCACCACAATATTCAGGAGAAAATACAATTCTTTTATTATTCATTTCTGATAATTGTCGAGTAGTACCAATCTCTATTGTTGATTTTAATAAAACTAAATCAGTTTCTAACCAATTAAATACATCATAAATATATGATAAGTCACATTTCCCATCATCACTTCTCGGAGTTGGAACACACACTACACCTAAATCACAACTATTAGTTTCTTCTTTATCGACTAATGCAATATCAGGAAATTCATCAGTCCCAATAAATGGGTCATGAACAACAACCTCATAATGATGTTTGAAAAACTCATACATCGCCTTGCCTACATATCCATACCCAATAATTGCAATTTTCATATCTATTCCTCTAATTTTAATTAATAAAAATCCCATATAGTTTTTGTTCTATAGGGGATCAGAGGAATTCTCTACATTATCATTGTATTTTCTCGGCATTGAGTAAATGTCATATCTCTCATTATATCACCATTATAAAATACATCTTCCAATATATCATCACCAGGTGTATCAAATGGGACAGTCATAAACTTATTACCAGACATATTATTTCGAATCAACTTGAAACGACCACGTTTAGATGCTTTACTAATATCCAAAGGTTTCTTCCATACATCCTTCCATGTATCTTCTCCGATTTGACGGGCACTACATTTAAACGCAAATCGCTGATCATCTCGATTAACTTTCTGTAACAGTCCACCACCACAACCGAATCCAGTATTCTGAGCTGCATATTCATTCATGGTAATTGTATTGTGGATTCCTCGCATACCATTATAATCAATACCATCACCCCATATTGATCCAACCTTTGGATTCAATACAAGATAATTCTTTGAGTTTCGACTAGTGCCAAATACAGATTCAAGCATCTGATTAACTTCTAATGATACACTATCAGGATCTCCACTATCAGGACGAAAAACTAACTTTCCATCTCTAGCTAAAATTTCATCTTTAAGTTCACGAGCATACTGAAGAATGAATCTCTGATAATTATAACTATCAATCACACATGCTACAACACCAGTTGGATTTTCTCGAACCAAATTATGAAAAATATCCTTTTCACCTGATTCTCCATTCGCAGTCATGATACTATGTTCAGTAGCAATGATTGAATATCCAAGTCCGTCATATGAAGGCATGTTGTAATATTTTCTGATATGCTTAAGAGCCGATACAGTATCAGTACCTAAGAAATTCAGAAGATGCCCAGAACCCTGATGAACGGATGATTCATAACTTGAAACACCCCTAGCGCCAAAATCATGTAACATATATGGTAATACAGCATCTATCATATTATCATCACAAGTTTTATCAAGGTAATGACGAATCATTTTCTTAATCTCGTAACTCAATGTTGCTGTAGTTGATGATGCCCATACTCGAGTTAATAATGTTTCAACATAATTAGTAAGAGAAGCACATATCGGACCACCATTATTCTTAACAGTCATTAAGACATTTGACTTCTCAACTGGAAGACCTTCAGGGACAGCCCGAATAGTTAAAGGAAGCTTTCCACCCCACTCTTTAAGAATATGTTGCCACATTTCTTTATTGAATGTAGTGTGATTTCCAAAATGAGAAAAGAATAACTCATCAGCATCATCAATCAATTCTTGAGTAACAACTATACCAGTCAAGTATTTCTTAACGATATACTGCAGACCATAGAATATAGTGTTATTATATTTCGCTCCATTTCTAGATTCAAAATATGAATAAATTGATATCGTATCTCTTGGATATAAAGGCCAATGCCCTACCTTGTAACTATCAACATCAGTAATAATACTATATGTATCCATCCCTCGATCAGTTACTATTTTATTGATTTCATCCAGTGAAAAATAATCACGCTTTCCATATAAATTAAACAATTCTTGTTTACAATCTATCATTGATATTTCCTTTCTTTAATTCAATAGCAGTCCACCCTTTGGACTTACCTCTTGTAACTTTTCGATTTTCTAATCCTGCATTTACTAACCCATTAAATGAACCCAAATTATTATCTCTACAAAAATTACCCAATCCAGCCATTACAATAAATTCCGTATTATTTGGATCCAAAACTTTCCATTTTTTAGATTTTCCATTTTTGGAACCTTTATTACACCCATTTTTTAATAACGATTCTGAAATTTTTTTCTTTTCAACTTCAGATAACTTATGTCCAAACCTAGGATTTCTATCACCAGTTAAACTATTTCTAATTTTCTGTTTAGTTTCATTACTACAAATTCTATTTTTATATTTTTTATTAAATTCTTCCACTGTCCATGATCTTATAGTATTCTTTAATTTTTTTGATTGTCTATCTCTTTGTTCTTTAGGAACAGTTTTTCCAGTCATCCAATTCTTGGATCCTTTATGAGAATCTGATTGTCGTTTTAAATATTCAGGCGATCTCACCCAATCAGATGCTGGATGATTTTTTCCTTTTAATCCAAACATTGCATTTTTAGCACCACGATTATCAGGAGCAGTATCACCACCAGATGTCATATTTGTTAATGGGCCTGTTTTCAAATCAGACCTACCTATTTTTAATATAAGATCAATTTCTAGGTTTTTAGCATCATCTTTAAAGACATTTGTTACAATCTTAAATATAATTGGAGATTTCCCATTTTTCCAGATTTTTTGAATAGTATTTATTTTATGTTTATTTCCTTTAATAGTTGGGTATTTCCTAGCTTCATTTAGGTGGTCTAGATGTCTCTTGTTTTGACCATAACCAACATAAAATGGTTCATACTCATATTCTAAATCATAATATTTAAACGGACCCTTCTTCAGTGGATTTAAATAAATGTACGTAAAAAATTTCTTCATTTTATCTACCTCACTTTTAATTTATTCTAACGAAGTAGATAAAAGAATTAACTTATATTTTACATTTTTTATTTTTTAAATGATGAATTAAATCATCCATCAAAACATGATGTTCATCCACAAGATCTTTATGTGATATATTATCATAATCATCATCACAAAAATCACTAATTGAAAACCATCGGACTTCACATATATCATCACCGGGTTCCACTGGTCCATGCATATATGTACAAGTGAAAAATGTAGTCAATAGTTTGTCAATTTCTCCTTCATATCTCCAATCATCAACTCTATGACTACTAACATATGTAATATCACCTATCGATATGCCACCAGCTTCTTCACGAACTTCGCGGGCTACAGTATGTTCCAAACACTTATCAGTTGGATCAACAAATCCACCAATGAATCGATATTTCTTTTCATGCGGTTTTCTTCCAAGAAGCAACTTCTTCCTATCATCCTTCAGAATAGCCGCATCAATAGTTGGCCATACTTTGGGGTATTGATTTGAAGCAGCCCATATCACACCTTCTCTGAATTGTGGTGAACATCTCACCTTTCTTGAGGCAGACCTTCTGAGTTCAGTTCCAGATATAGTCCGATCAGGAATCAATTCTACAGTTTCATGTTTCCCATCATAATGACTGATGAATGAATCACGGCTACCATACAATACAGCTGTCTGGTTTGGACTTACTATATCATTAATCGAAGAATCAAGTATCTTAGACCATGCACTATCATCAACCATATCTTTAATATATAGAACAATTGCTTCTGGATATTCATCCAATATCATTTGTTTGCGTGCTTCAAAATCCAGTGGGTTCTTAAATGTAACCCGTGTTGGACTCAAACCCAAGAATATGATAACTTTATCATGTTCTTTCATGACTGTATCAATCAAGTCAGTATGTGCTTCATGCAGATATGGTACTTGAAACCTAGCCACTATAACTCCTACGTCTCCCGTCGTCTTTGTTCTTTCCATGTTACCCTCCTTAGTATCTATGGAATTATATTGATCTTGTACTTAACAATTAACAGTACTCTTATTTATTTAAAACAGAAAAATACTCCACACTTATTACAAACACCACCAGCACCCACACATCCCGTAAAATCATGTTCGCATTCTTCATTATCCAAACATTCATTGGATAGTTTCAATCCATCATCCATTCTAACTTCCTCTATTTAACTTAACCCCAAGGCCAAGGAACTTTTCCCATGAGAGCCAATATAAAATATATTATCGATGCAACTGTAATAAATATCATCATTGGAATAACCATGATAGCAATAGCATTTGCAGCTTTTCCATATAATTTAAATCTACCAAATTGAACTACGTTCCCTTCTAATAAAGTTTTGAAATTTTCACTAGCTTTGAATGATGTTTCAGATACTGACTTGGCAGTATTTGCGATCTCTAAAGTATTAGAAGATATCTTTTTTATATCTTCAATTTCTTTTCTCAGGGTGCTACATTCTACCACTAATGTATCAGCAATAGTAACAAGACTATTTTGCCTATTTCCGTTACCATATAATGTTTTGGAATAATCTTGTATTGAATGATCCAAATTCTGAAGTAGTGCAGTCAGTTCAATACCGGCAGCTCGAGTAATAGATACTGACTCAATTAATTTAGAAACATCAGATTCATTTCGATCAACACGAGCTTTCATCATTGCCACTTGAGCATCTAATTCCATAACATTATCCCTCAAACTGTTCATTTGCATCCGGATAATCAGGATCAGCCGGAATAGTCACACATAATAATACACCAGTTTCTATACATTCAACAGAATGCGGTTCTCCTGGTGGAATTACTAATAAATCTTTATGATGAATTTCATAATTTTCTAATTCTCCATTTTTATTTTTCATTCTTACAATCGCACAACCAGCAAGGCCATAAACAATCTCATAACAACCCGCTGCATGATTATTATGAAAATGACTAGATATAACAGAACCCCTATCAATATATGCTAAACATGCTCCCAGATATCGATTTTTAAAAAAGCCCTCTAAACAAATATTACTACCCTCAAGTGACCTCAATACAGTAGCCTCAGTCTCAGTATCTCGTAATTTTTTCAATCTAACAGGAATCAAATTTGACGCTAACCGTAATTTATGAAGAACAGAATCATAATCTAGATCATCTTTTTGTAAATGATTCTTACTAGGAATATAAATTTTGTTAGTCGCCATTTCTCTTTCACCTCTCGAATAAATTAAAGGATAATATTTTATAATTTATTCGGAAAAGAATTAATATAATGGGGTTCTTTTGATGGATTAAAAATTCCTATTAAACTGTAAGTGAATATTCACTATTCATAGTTTTAAATTTAATTTCCTTATTAGTGGCTGAAATAATCTCAATTACTGGAGTAGTCAACCAAAAATCTCTAGTAGAATAAGTTCCAGCTGTCATTGACCCTACTAAAAATTTTGCACCAACCCTAGGCAACGGACCCAGAACTTCACAAGTATATGGATCAATCGATTCTGTTCTGGAACCCGAAAACCCTTCATTATCTCTTATTCGTCTTAGTGTTGCCATAATATTATCCTTTGAATTGGTAGGCGGAGGTGGAATCGAACCACCGACCTCAACCGTATCAGAGTCGCAATCTAACCAACTGATCTACCCGCCTTTAATATTTATTCTAAGAATCTTCGATTCCTTTAACTCCTATCATCATCCAATGATCCAAATCTCCAGACTCTAAAACATTAATTCCCAACCATGCATTATTAGGATTAGGATCATGACATACGATACCATCTAAATCTATGACAACAGAATGGGTTACAGAATCATATGTTTTACTTGGTACAGTTGCAATAACGTATCCATCAACACTTATTGATTTGGATAACACATGCCCATTTGGTCGATCTTTACACTTAGGCCAACCGCATCCATAATATTCATATCCATTATCCCTTAAATAATCCCACAACTTTTGGAAATGATCAGGTCCAAGAGTTATAAAATTAGGGACTATATCAATATTCAATTCTAATATACTTGATATACATGCTCGAGTACAATCACCATTATCTTTATCCACTATAATCTGATCTATTTTTAAGATAATCTGTCTCCATTTTTGATATTCTTATTAATTTGAACTGATAGCATGCTATGTAAAATCCATAACTATGAAGTCTTAAAATTTTGTATGATGCATTTAATTTCCAACTGTCCCACCATCTAAGGGGTAATAACCATATTTTAAACCGTGGATATCTAATGTTTAACATGATAGCACTGTTGTTCTTCCATCTCCTTAGAGAATCCTCAAACCCCTCCAAACTACCATCAGAGAAATGAAAATCAACATCATGAACAGCTGAAAGTTCTATAAAATGTCTAAATATCCAAGTCAGAGTATATCGTAAAATTTCCGGAAATGAATCAGGACCAAAGTAATTGAATATTTTTATAAATTCAACATCCGATAATTTATCAAATTCTAATGACCTTTCAAGATCCCATTCAATAACATTTTTCTTAGCTTGTAATTTCGATGCAAATTCTAATTTTTTATCCATGATATTTTTACCTCTATGGTAGTCGGAGTGAGATTCGGACTCACGACAACATGTATGTAAAACAGGAACTCTAACCAACTGAGCTACCCGACTATTTATTGCATAAAAACAATATAATTAAATTTTTTCATTTGATTTAAATATAAATTGTAAATTTGTTCTTTTTTCTTCTCTGAGAGAAATGATGCACCATCAACTATAATCATATTAAATAGATTCTCATCATTATTGATCAAAATTTTACTAAATGCAAAAAATGTAGAAAATCTCGGATATATGCATGGATGAAAAATTGGATCACTCTTAAATCTAATTAATTGATCATTATTCTGACATATAACAAGAGCGTTAAATTTATTCTCATTTAATAAAATTTTGATAGCTCGAGTATGACCAACTTGTCTCGAACAACCAATTTTAATAGTACAAAATTCTTTTAAATATGCCTTGGGTGAAATTGCATATAATCTAGAGGGACATACCTTTTGAGAATCTGTAGATTCATCTAATAAGAGATTTAAACATTCATATATTCTATTACTCATAGGAACAACTCCTTTTTATACTGACTAATATAATTATATTATTTACATTGAAACGCTATTCTTTCCACCAAAGGTAGATTCCAATCTACCACCATGTTCTCTAGATAATTGTTCCGCTAACATTCTTGATCTAGCTTCACTCCCATCCAGAATAGCCATGTTTCGTTCTTCAAAATCTTCCGTTGGTTCAGTTGGTTCAGAACCAACGACCATAGATGCACCACTATTTTGACCTACTGCCATTTCTTCTCGAACAATCTCTGGCAAAACCCCTCTCATTTTAGCCAATGTTGCTATAACTTGTGCTTGATACCTGGCATCATTCGGAGTGTTCTTATCCATTTCATTAACTGTCCGTGGACTTGATGGGGTTGATGGTCGAATGACAGTCTCATGTACATATTGTTTTTTCTTCCCAAACTCAACTGGGTCACAATCAAAAAATACCTGTTTACCACTATCAAAAATAACACATCCAAATGTTCTAGCTTTGTTATATTTTACAGATTCAACAATATCACCACATTCAGGTATATGTTTCTTTGAAACTATTTTAGCCATGATTAAATCCTTTTAATTTATTCTAGAATGGAATGAATCCTGACACATCCTTACCTGTTGGGCTACTAACATCATATCCAGAACCAAATAAAGCCTTATCAATAACATCCCATGCGTCTTGTTCAGTTTCATATTGAACTGGTTTATTACCATACCAACTACCATGTGTATTTACAATATAATTAACTTCTTTCATAGTTATCCTTCAATGGCGGACCGAGGTGGACTTGAACCACCAACACGGAAATTTTCAGTCTCCTGCTCTGCCGATTGGAGCTACCGATCCTTTCAAATTAAACTTTTTTGATCTTTACTGTCTTAATCTTCCATCCAGTGTAAGGCTTTCTATTACATGCAAACAAATCTATCATAATCATCAATATACAATACATCACGATCTTTATAATTATCAATCTTATCCACTGGGCTGGGTTGCGGGCAAAGCCCGTATTAGAATGAATAGCCGAGCCCGAGGATGTAACGGTAATCGCTTTTGTCAAGACCAGCTGCAGGCTTGGAGTTGTGTTCCATTTCGGCTTTTGCCTCCATGATCCAGCTGCCGACAAGTTTTGTCTGTAAACCGGCATCGGCATAGACGAGGAAGATGTCGCTGCGTTCGGTGCTGGGCAGGAATGTGACGTTATGGAATGCTTTGACATTCTCCCAGAGCTGCTTGTCCAGGTGATAGGCCAGGCGGATAGCCATATAGTCGCGAGTTTCAGAGGGATCTGAGTACTCTGCATGTACATATGAGAGGCCTGCCTCTGTGTTGAAGTTAAGATCGTCACTTTCGACCCATTGATAACCAACACCGGCACCCAGAGTGACGCGCATATCCAGGTTGTTAATACGGTCCTTCTCATAAAGAATGTTTCCGTAGAGGTAGAACTGGTCACTTAAAAAGTAGTCATATTTGCCATTGATGAACCACTTGTCTTCGGTTGTGTCGTCCGTACCGGTGGATTGATCGCGTTTCTTGTCAAAGCGGTAGCCAGCTCCAAGGGAGATGCGGTCGTCTTTACGGCGCAGCTGGGCATTAGCATTAATGCTGGCGGTATCGCTATGTGTATTGCCGCGGGCGAAGTTGGCTCCTGCGACCAGGCTTCCTGTCCATTTCGGTGCTTCGGGGTTTACTTCGGCAATGTCGGTTAGTGGCAGGGCTGTATTAGATGCTGCCAGGGTTATGGTTCCTGCTTTGGCAGCAACTGTTTTAGTTTCAACACGTGTGCCATCAGGCTTTTCAATAGTAATGGATTCATCTGTGGAGAATGTCTGGATGTCATCCATCTTTAACGAGAGTTTGCCTGCGACCTTTGATTCAAAGGCCATCTTTCCGCCGGAGACTTTCTTAACGGTTCCGGTCAGCTTGTCGCCGGATTTAAAGAGGATTACATCTCCGAACACCGAAAAGGCACTCAGTAAACCAACAGCTATCCATCCGTAATGTTTGTTCATGTTATTTCCCTTTAATTGTGTTTATTCCGTTGAAATCGTTGAAGTTACCACTTGGGACCGCCGGGCTGATGCATGCTGCCACCGTTTATCAGCAGGGATCCCTATGCGTTTATGTATAACCTTTAATTCAGGATAATTTTCAAGACCTATCTCATACATTTTAACTCGTTCAAAATAATCTAATATATCACCCGTTTCTTTTCCATTCTTGTCAATAATTTTAAAATTATATGGGTCATCATCAACTGCTCTAATAAAGAATCCTACTGGTATACCACGAAATTCCTTTAGCACTTCAAGTTTGTATTCTGTTCTCATTATTGTCCTTTCAATAAATTACCAATATTCTTTATGATCACATCGAGTACATTTGAAATATGCACCATGCTGGTCAGAATCAACAATTTCCATATCATGACCATTCAATTTGCAATATTCTATTTTTGCTTCTATACGATGCTGTGTATGATCTATCTTAGCTTGATTGATTTTCTCTACCATACTATATGGGAGATGCATTGTTACTTGCATGGTATCATCGAATGAACCCTTACAAACATCAACTTGAATATCCTTAATAGATACTCTAGTAACATGATCCCCAATAGATTTAGCTAAATTCTCCATTTGTTCTTTAGTTATATCATCAGAAAAATAACTATTCAAACTATCCTTTATATGAGAGCTGATTCTATCAATTATACCTTCTGGAGTTTCAGATTTCAAACTAGCTACATATTTACTCATTAATTATCTCCAATATGGGGCGGTATACGGGAATCGGACCCGCGCACGAGGAACCACAGTCCTCTGTTCTACCATTGAACTAATACCGCCATCTTTATTTATTCCTTTAATGTGAATCCATTTCTCATGAACAATCTCTAGATTCCGCGATATACTGGATTATCTCAATCTCAAGATTTATCTCTCCGATGAATGCTTCATTTTTTTGAATTTCCAAATTCATTTCATTTCGTTTAAGTTCAAGTGCTGATCTCTGAGTCATAAGTGATCTGGAAGCTTTATCCAAATTATCAGAATTAGTTAGTTCGTATTTCTTTTTCATCGTATCTATAATAGACATATTAATTTCCTTTTGTTTTGTGTTCAGTGTTTATTTTGGAATTTCAGTTTTAAATTTGTGTGTGTTAACTTCTAGTAGTATATCTAGAAGTTCGAGTGTTTGTAAATCTACTGATGCCTGCCATATATCACCTACTTTAAAATAACGATGTAGATAATATCTAGTCTTAAATTCATACTTATGATACCCAGTCTTACTTAAAATTGAATAGAAACAATCATCACAGTCAGGGATATCACATATCAGATCTAGACCAAACTCCCAATGCATTCTAAATTCAAGAAGTGGAGTTCTTATTCTTTCAAGTTTTAATGCTTCCCTATTAGACTGATTAATTAATACTTCTTTAATCTCTTCTGATTTTAGTTGTTTTACTTCCATTGCCACTGGTGGCTATGTCTTCATTCCTATCGGTCCCATCAGTATTCTCCTCAATCTCGTTAAGTATTGTTTCATCTATAAATCCATTTTCAAGTGCTGAGATATAACAATCATCATCAACAATATCATCTTCTTCATCAAAAATTCCTGGATATTTCTTTTTAGCTTCTGAATACCATTCGTCCTGAGACTTATTACATGCAGAATGTTTTTCATTCATCACAGTATACAAAGCTGAGATCTTTAATTGTAATTCTTCAACCTTAACACTTTTCTGTGATACACTAAGTTTATGTTCATCTAAAAATGCCTGAGTTTCAATCTGTTGTCTTTGGAATTCCTTCTCTACATCACATAATTGCTCATATGTTAAATCTTTATATTGTTCTCGTGCTCGATCTAATACTTTAGACATATAATTCTCCGATCATAAATATACTCCCGCCGGGATTCGAACCCGGAACACAAGGTTTTAGGGACCTCTGCTCTAGCCAGTTGAGCTACGAGAGCGTTTGAAATCATAGTAATTGTAAATTTGAAAATATCTTTTTGTCAGTTACAGTTGCAATTGCAGTTAATTGATTTCCAATATCAGGTTCTTTAAATCCAACCCAATCCATGTTTCTTCTAGTCAATTTATCTCCCCAGTTAACCAGACATTCCTCAGAATCAACACTTAAATAAATTAGAGTGCCTTTCCAATCACCATGCAAGCCATGCATAATATTCATCAATCATACTATCTCCTCATATGGTATAACTACTGAAAGTGTAGCACAATCTCGATCTTTTCTATCTTGCATCTCATTATATTTAGATATGATTGGATTAATAGTATCCAATATTCGATTATGGTCTATCAATATATCTTCATGATTGGATATTAAATGACTATTAACTGCAACATGAATCATATCAGTTTCAACATCTCGTCTCACCTGATCCAAAAAATCAAAATTCCGATATGATACTTTGGGATTCCGATCTTTAATCTCAAGATAATTCTTAACATATAATGCTGGATCAAAATCATCAGCAGCAAACTCAGCTATAACTGTATCAGGTTTGAATTTTCTAAACCGAATAACTAACGGTTTCCATACCCATTCTTTCAAGAATACTACTATATCTATCATACTTCCCTCCGTAATTGTTTTGTTTCAATTTCAACTTTGAAATTACTATTAATCATACTAGCAAGATGAAGCCATTTTCATGTGCAGATATCATACCTTCATATGGTTCATCTACTAACTTAACTTCTATTCCTGTATAATATAACATATTAGCAATAATATTAGCTAATGTTGTTTTGCCACTCCCCACTTCACCGGTGATCAATATCTTAACTTTTCTTTTTTCACTCACTATACTTCTCCCGAATAAATTTGGCTATAGAACTGACTTCTTTACCATCAACAGCAATTCCATTCTTTCTAAAATAAGCCATTGCAGCACCAATAAATTGACCATCTGATTTTGCATCTAAGTGCCGTAAAATCAAAATCTCAAGCTCATTCTTCACTTCTTCAATACTAAGATTACTAGGAATCCATTCATCATATATTGATATTTCCTTTAACATAATTTCAGTGGGTTCTCTACCACTCTCTCGTAATATGGAAATATTCTCAGCCACTCCAGCTTTAAATTTTTTAAAAACACTAATAACATTCTCATCAGTGAATTCATTCTTCTGTCGAAATTTCTTGAGTTCAATTTCACCATAAACAGTTTTTAATATGTTCATTTTCTCAGGATCAGTCTTTTGATATGACCCTATCTGTCCTACTAGACATTTAAGTAAATCTGACATAAATCTCCTTTAAGATTATTTCTTTTTTGGTAAAATAATTGGTTTCAATCCCAGTCTAAACTCCTTGCTCTTTCAGCATGATGATCACAAGCATACCAATCCGGTTGTTTCTTACTTCCATATAATGGCCCATGAGTATGTGTTGCATGTGCAGCACATCCAAACCAAGAACATAAAATAATTCCTTTCTTCTTTCTCATTCTTTTATTCATATAGAACTCCAATCTTTAAAAAATGGTGGTAGAGGGAGGAATCGAACCTCCAAGGCCGAAGCGACAAATTTACAGTTTGTGGAGCCCACCACCTGCTCAACTCTACCTTTTACTTTATTTATTCTTTTTATGTTTTAGTTAATCTTTTTACTTCATTTACCATATCACCCATTATAGCTTTCAACCCTTCAGTATCTATATCATTATATGTATGTTTAAAATATGTTGAATTTCCACCCGATGGATATATAGTTACATGAATTAAATCCTCGCTATTAGTTATCTCAATTCGGAAAGATTTATCATTTATAAGGACATGAGATTCTAACATATACTTAAAAGCATGAAATGATAATTTATAATCACCCATATCAAAATTCATTGCTGATTTGGATACATTCAATGTATCTTTAAATAAATCATAAAGCATAATATATTGATGCTTGAATTTGGTCATAGCCATTCTATTACCGCTCATATTATTTGTCCTGTTTTTTGAATATCAGAAAGTTTAATTGCTAATGCTCCAGTTGAATTACTCACATCCATGAATATAAGTTTCAAAGTTTTCATCGAGGTTAGATTTGGAAATACAGAACAATCATCAGGTATGTTTTCAAAATCAATCCTGGCATTCTTAGACATTACCTCTAAATCTCTGATATGAGTTTTTATATCTACAGCCATTATAATACTCCAATCAATTTTACTTCGTTATCCATCATTATGATTTCACTGATGGCATAAATAGAGAAATACCAAATGTTCGTTTAGCATATGATATCAAGTGATTCATTCTATAATCACGACGACCTGTTTTAAACCATTCCCTATGTTTTTTCTGTAATTCATTTTTTGTTTTACCTTTGATTCTCATTTTTAATCTCCTTTTGAAATAAACGCTCCGTGATTAAAACTGGTACACGGAACAAGAAACCCTATCATATGCCATAAGGCAATGAGTAATAAAATGGCACGCCAAGAGGGATTCGAACCCCCGACCGACGGATTAGAGATCCGCTGCTCTATCCAACTGAGCTACTGGCGTATTTTAATTTATTATGAATTGTTATAAAACTATCCAACTGAGCTATTTAACAAGTGTACCAATCAGCAATATAATCGGGATTTGAATCTAGAAAATCTCTAAGAGCTAAAACAGCCTCTTTATACCAATGATTTACACATACAAATTCTCGATCTTCTGAACCGTTGTACAATACCAGACAATGATCATCTTCATTTATTACTGATTGACCACCGTATTGATCTTGTAATACGATTAGAGGTGAACCATAACGATCAACATCCCAATTCTTTGGTGTCTCGTCTACTACTTTATACATATCATTTCCCATTTAAAAAGTGAAACTTAGACTCGTTCGCTCGCCACTACTAAAGTCTAAGTATCTATCAGGTGGACCTGATATTAATTATCATCTGGAACATCATGTACGATCGGTGCACATGGATTCAAGCTAGTGGATGCACTGACACCCACACATTTATGATTTTTGATCTTTTCTATACCTTCCGCCATAACGTCGCTCATAGTTGATGTATCATCTACTGGAACATCAGCATCTGCATCCAATATACCATCAGCCATAGCTTGCTCGATTACAGAAGGTTTCTGTGATTTACAAGTACAGCATCCACAACTACATTTCTTTTCTTCATAATTATCATCAACAATCTCAGCATCATCATATAACTCAAAAGTAAACTTAGTATTTTCAAGTCGTAGAGGTTTTGATTCAATTAGATTGTATGCAAAGATAATGTTCAGAATAGTTGGAACATTTGCAAAAGGCAGTATTGCAATGTAAGAAATATCCACGTCACATGGATTTGGCTCAGATTCTTTTGATTCCGCCATCAATTTTTCAAAATCTCTAATCCGGCGAAGACAATTAACTTTACCTTCAGCCTTACAGAATGAATCTTTAGGACTACAGAAAGAGAATGCGGCAACCAAATAATTCCCATTTCTAATTCGTTTCGTTACTGCTGTCACATAATAGCCCCGTGGAGCCTTGTAATAAGAGAATCTAAGATCATCCATATCATGGTGTGATAGAAGTTCTTTAAGTTCAGTTTTTCTGATCTCAGAAGGTTTTGGCTTTTTCTCATATTGAGTGCCATTAATATTTTTATCATTTTCCATTTGTATTTTCCTTTTATAATTGTTCATTTTCTGATGATAAACTTTCTTTCCATTCATCAGCCATGTGATCAGATATCCATTTTAACATGGCTTCTATCACACCTGAATTATCAGCTAGGAAATTAGTTAATGCAGTACCACACACATCACCATCATAACCCATGTCTTCACATAGCTGACTTAGATTTGATACTCCAGTTTCACATTCCCAACAATGGAATCCTTTATCATTCATATATTGTTCTAATATTTCGAGACTCATTAATCTCCTTTAATGGAGCTAAGGATGGGATTCGAACCCATGACGTAGAATTTCAGTTTTGCAGACTGACCCGTTCAACCACTCCGGCACCTTAGCGTAATGTTTCAATCGGATATCTAAATGTATACATCGAACATAGATCAAAATCTATAACAAAATCATCCATCTTTAACCTCCCCACACCAATCATAATGAAATGTAACTTCTATAACTGCATTAGTATCTTTACATTCATCTAACGGATATTTTAACTTACAAGGCCATAAATTTTTGAATACGTATGTTTTCCCATCAACTTTATGTTTAACATAAGAATCTTCGCGTGGTTTATTACCATCTCTTATAGCATCCATCCATTTAATCAAAAGATCATATATTGGTTTATTCTCTTCCATAACAGTATGAATACTGGTATCCATAGTTGGATTATGAGTAGGCATACCATGCAATCTACTATTATCAAATAATGGATCCATTAAACAATCAGGTAGATCAAATTTAATCTCCCATTGTTTGTTCTTAAATTCATAGTTAGACATATCAAGCCCTCATATCTACGATGACATGAGAATTAAAACAACTACTGCAATGAAATATTTTTATAACAGCTATATTATCACTATTCAAATCACCACCAGAGAAGTCATATTGTCTAGTTTCATCCATCAAAGTAAAATCCTCAACATTACATGATTCACCCTCATGTAAAATACCAGTCACCACAAAAACCTTGCGATTAAATCTATTAAGGATATCCAAAGTATATGGATAATCACCACATTCATTATGAGGTTCTCCTCTGGATACTCTTATAGCAAAGATATTAGAAGCATCCAATTTACCCAATCTCTTCGGATAATCAATCATCGTTCTCCTTTTTTATGGCTGGAGTTTGAAAAACCCCAACTATCTCTAATTTCCTTAAAATGGTGGAGCTGGAGGGGATCAAACCCTCGACCTGATGCTTGCAAAGCACCTGCTCTCTCAGCTGAGCTACAACCCCATTTTTATTTTAATCTTTTGTTCTAATTAAATTGGTAGGTGAAGAGGGAGTCGAACCCCCAACATTTACATTCGTAGTGTAACGCTCTATCCATTGAGCTACTCACCCTTGATTTTCTAAAGCTTCAGCATATATTGCTAAATCTTCTGCTATATCAGAAACTACATTTGATGCATCTGGAGGATCCATATCTCTAATCTCATAATTAATCATTCTCATGACTCTATCTTTTAAATCCATAATCAATCCTTTATTGGCGGAGTCAAACCCCAACCGATAATTTTGGAGACTACTGATCTAACAATTTCGTTAATTTTCCATTAATGGATCGTCTAACGGATCTTTGTACAGCAGATTATCGTAGTGATTTCTTGCCACTAATACCTGTTCGTTTTCGACCATTAGATGAAAAACACATAGATCTAATCTTTTTATATTCATTCATATAATCAACCTCCAAAAACCTTGGAAGAGAGGGTGGGATTCGAACCCACGGGAACTTTCGAACCACATCGATAGCAATGATGCGCTTTAAGCCACTCAGCCACCTCTCCATAAAATTATTCTTCTATATCACATCCACAACTACCAGCACAGTCAGGACATGTCTCTAAACCACAACAAGGACAAACATATACCCAATTATCAGTGATATTCATATAATGACATTTTGGACATTCACGTTCCATATTTTTATTTATTCCTTTTTCTTAAAATAAGATCTTAGTTATGATTTAAAAAATTCATGAATCTTTGATCTGATCACATCTTCTTTTTTACTCTTACTCATTTTTTTAATGTCACATTCATACTTAGAAGCAACACTCCTATTAACAACCTTCAGACTCCACTCAAGAGTAACAGGTAATCCATGAGCTCGAACTGATTTAGAACCTTTACCAGAATTATGTTTTTTAACTCTAGCATCTAAGTCGGTAGTGATACCGGTATATAGGGCATTGTTTTGACATCTAACCATATATACAAACCATGATTTATCACCCATTCATCTTCTCCACTGCTATATACTTAGTATCACCACTACCATGCTCTTTAACTTTAATCATTACTGTTTTCATCAGACTCTTCCCATTCGTTGTGTTCTGATTCAGTTTCAGGTTCTGAAATATTGAATTGTAATATAGCTTCTTCTTTCGATGATGCTATACCACTATTAAATTCCTCTCCTTGGACATATGATCTATGATCATCTACTATAACCAATCCATCACTGATTGAATGATCTACTTTGAAACTATCAAGATCACTATAATGTTCTAAAATATCCTCTATCCATTCTCTCTTATCTTCGAAAGTACCGATCAAGTAAGTTGCTACGAATATATCATCCATCCAGCCATCCAACTCTACCTTTCGACGATGTATTGCATTCATATCAAATCGATCCATCACTCTGACTTTGGAATACCAACACGCATCTATTTCAAATACATAGCATTCATAGTGTTGATTCCCAGATACTGATTGAGGTTCTTGTTGACATAAAATTGCTGTTGCAGATGCAATCAACCAACCTTTAGTGAAATCAGATGCTTTCTCACCATCACCAACTATAATCTCATGGGTTAGGAAATTAGCGACCTCTGTAACATTATTGAAATTTTTAGATATTATTAAATTCTCCAGATACCTACAATACTGTTTTCCATCATAAGTTATGGTAGCATCATCATCAGTATCCATACTAAGCGATAATCGTAATTTTTTACTCATTCAATAATAATCCCTCCACTATCTGAACCCAGTTATCATCAAGTTTATGAGCATCCCAATCTTCGCATTCATCAAGACTTCTAAGGAAGTTCCGAACTTGCATACCTTCTTCCAAATGTACACAATGAGGAATCCCATCATCCATATATACAGCATCTAAACGACCATGTTCTTTTTTCATATGCTTAAAGAAATCTCTTCCAGAATCACCCAAGAATTTCTTTAAGGAATCTTTGGCTTTGTCTGATATAAGACTTGATTTCATTATCAACTGTTTCATAAACCCTTTACCATATTGACCATCAGAATAACCTTTCATTCTAATATCAATCCAGTTTTGGATTCCATCTTCTAAAAATTTTACACGATTTTTCAATTCTTGTAATTCTGACATCATCTACACTCCAATTCATACAATAGTTCATCTGCTGATATAAATTTATCAATCTTAGCTTTATCACAAAATTCTCTATATATGTTACATAACCATCGATCATGTTTATAAGATACATGACTAACATGTGCCTGTATAAATCTCTTCAACCAATGAATCTTATATAGTCTATTCATAAAGTCTTACGATACGGGAATTTTACCACATCATCATTTGGGAATGTAACTGACACTGATGTAATATTAAATGTTTTGATAAATCCCAATTTTTCCAATGATCTCATACAATCAAGATATGCTTGGCATGATTGGTGATGTGACCATTGATTACCATTAGCTTTAAGTCGTTCAATATGCCATAGTTGCATTATAGTTTTGCAATGAGCTACTAATCTATTTCTATCATTATTATTCATTATAACCTCCTTTAAAAATGACCAGTTTAACCTCTAACTGAAAAGGGCCTCTTATCGTGTTTAAGCTTAACGTCTAGAATTCCACCTGGCAAATTTTCTTCTTGATCTAGTCAATATCAATTACTATACATTTTGTGGCTAGCCGTGTCATAGCCCTTTGGACTCAAAACATATAATCTTCATATATCATTTACCCACGAGTCACCAAGTGGGCTCAACTTAACTTAATAAGTCATTTGGTTCGTATTAAGATATGAATTAACCCTATCATACGCTATAGGTTCATCCAGGTTACATATTGTTGGTGGGAGCGGGTTAGAATTACCATCCTATCCAAGTTATCCTTTGCATTGGAACCCCCGTAAAATGGAGCAAGAGACGTGACTTGAACACGCAACAATCTGATTGGAAATCAAATGCTCTTCCAATTGAGTTACACTTGCTATTATATAATCACATTCTCGGATAACATAAAGCTTTCACATCAGAATACTCTGAAGTACTTACCTAAAACGAGACTTATATGGTTATCTTTATTTATTCTTTTCTATTATGAAAAGGATCTAACCAAATTTCTCTCATTATGATAATATCTTCTAACTGGTCTAGCCATTACATAATGCTGAGCTATATGAATAAAATCAGTAAAAGACCTTTGTTCATCTGGATGCAATACTTATAATAAACTAAATTTATTATAAGCATCAGCTAAACAATCCATTACTTCTTGCTCTTTATCATTAAGTAGATTAATCATTTTTATCTCCCAACTTTTCCTCCCAGTTACCACATTTATAACGGATAGTTACCTCTGATCGTTCACCAGCATCACGATAAGGACATTCATAAGTCTTACCTTCATCTGTTTCATCGAAAATTAAGAATTTACAATTTTCACAAGTATCAACTTCACCACGATCAAACAATATCCCCATAATGATATCATCATAAAAATCAATCCAATATCTTTCTTCACGAATAGCTCGAAGCTGATCCGAATCACAATCAATCAATTTTATCTGCGTCAATGGATGTTTATTTCCATTTAGGCCACAAGTACCCCATGTTGCAACTTTCTTCTTCACATCAAATGATACATCTGATTGTTCACAAAATGTTTCAAACAATTTTATACTACAACCAAACAATACATGTAATTCATCAGCATTCTTAGATACCAATTCTTCTTCACTCATATTAACCCATACTGGTACTTTCATAGTAAACCCCTTATGTACTTTGGTTGAACTTCATCTGTTAACCATACACCATTATCTGACTGATAGAATTGTTTTCCATCTAAATACATTGTCATAGAATCAATCTCCAATACCGCACATTTACCATGTCTAGATCCAACAATTCTTGCTGTGGATATAAGATATGATAAATGAACATGATTCCTCTTCTGCTTCTGGATCCCTTTATGATAGATAGAAGTTAAGAATCTTGTTGCTGTCCCATGATATAAAAGAGCAGGAGGCATGAGTGGCATCAATTTTAAATCAACATCAATTGAATGGCCTTGATTAGCTCTGATTTTAGTCTTAGAGACATTAAAGGCAAATCGTTGTTTATTGTTATTTAATACAACTCTTTCTATCTGTTCAAACGTCAAATCAGTGTTCTTGATTAATTTCTGAACACTACCCCATCCTTCCTTATCTAAATCGATGCTAGCTTTAGATGGATCATGTCTCAAAACTAAACTTAAGAATTTTGAAGCTTTTATATCGTCCATGTTATTCCCTTTCAATTCTTGCTAAAAATTGATTATACTTAGATATAACCCATTTCTGAGATTTCTCACTCAGTTCAGATTTACCTTGCATAATTAAACCAACTTCTGTTTTAATATCACTCATCGTAAAATAACCTCGTGTAATATTTTATGGTGAGTTTTACAAATTGTGATAAACACCATAGAAGTATTTGATACATAATCTATAGAAACATCTTTAACTCGACCTTTAACATTCGCACCTTCAAATGTCTTATAGAGTATCATAGAACCTTTGGGAGGAATGATTAAAGATTTACCTTTTTTTTCTCCAGTGTGATCAAGTGTACCTTCTATTGCAAATTCCAAAATCATTTTAGATCCTTATTCTAGCCCATGTATTAAAATATCTACAGCCTCTAATTTTTCATTTAATAGATGAATCATTTCTTTGAGTTTCTGATTCTCTAGTTTTAAATGATCTATTTCACTAAGACTCATATTTGAATCAAAATTATATATCGCATCTACACATTCCGCATGCCCATCAGCAAGTTCTATCCCATCTTCACTCAATATTATACCATTACCCCATTCAATAGTAATCGGGATATCACGTCGAGACCCATAAATACCAATAGCTGTAGTTAATATCTTCATAGCATCTGATATATTAATATGTTCAACTTTATTCTTGTTCATATAAAACTCCTTTTGTTTACGTTAAAGTCTTTAAAGAATGGTTGTTGATTATAATTACCAACAACTCTCTTTAAAAATTTTAAATTCATCCTTTTATACCATCAACGTTAGGTATATTTCTTTTTTTCTTCATCTCGGTAATACTTCGCTTCTGATCGGCTAAGACCAGTAATAAATGGATCGCCATCACGAAAAACTGCCCATGAATAACAATCATCACCTTGATATTTCTTGGCTATAATTTTTGGTTTAGCCATAATCAATAAACTCCTTTTAAAATGGCGGAAGTAGAGAGGGTCAAACTCCCAAGGCCTTTCAGCTCAACTATTTTCAAGACAGTCCCCGTCGTCAGCTATCGGGTTGTACTTCCGTATAATTTAATATAATCTATGAAACTTGATGATCGTCTAAGAATACATGAAAATGTACTCAAAAATCTGTTCAGTTAATGTTTTATAACCCATTTCATAGTCCTTTTAATTCTCCAAGGACATTTAAATGACTTAATAGAACACCGCCAGATATTCCTTCTATTAAAACCACCGGTTCACCATGCCCTAATTCCCAAGACTCAGATCTAGTTTTGGTGAATATTGGTAAATCCTTAGATGATAAAATTGGATGATATGAAACTCTGGTTCCTTTTGGATATTTCTCATTCCATTCTTTTGATGTCATTTGACTCCTCTAATAATGGTGGAAGCGGGGAGAATTGAACTCCCGTCCCAATCAGTATTCATCATACCTTCGTTCACGTGTGTAGTCTCTATTTTCTTTTGCTGAAACATAGCCGCACTGAGAATCTCTTCAAGAGGGTTGTTATACCACACTCAGTTCCCTCGTTATTGTCTTTTACCCAGACAACCAGGGGATCTACCTTAGTAATCGACACTAATAACATCTACCAAGATTATCTCGATGCGTTCATGGGCTTCAATTAAGCTGCCATTGCGAATTCAGTGTTACCACTTATTCTTAGAAGGCTTTTTACGAGGCCAACCTTACCATACCTCGACACGCAGAAATGATTCCAATTGAAAGGTCGAATCCAGACGCTCCCATTATCATTACTTTTATATTGTTCTAATAACTTTTCATTTCTTGCCCCATACTCTTAAATGCATTCTCTGTGATATCATAATCAATAAGACTAGAAAATGCTAAAGATAATAACCAATCTCGTTTTTTAGTTATAATCTCTTCAGCTAAAGAAGCCATTGGAGTTAAATCATTAATTTTAGATTGTAATTCATATACCTCTTTCGGTGTCCAATCTACATCACATCCACATTCAATACTTGCATGAGCTCCACATTGGCAACCCATCCCTTCAGTATAATTTTCCAAATCATCAGGAATAATATATTTTTTATTTTCCATAGTTTCCAATCAATTGTTTCTCAGATTCGATTGCCCAATCTGTGATATCCTTCTGAAATGAAGTAGTCGCACTATCAACATGTTCCTCTATGAGATCAGCAGCATCTTCTGGGCAGTAACTTGGAACTCTCACCTTTATGGCTGTCCGACCAGGTGATAGTGTTCTATTGAATCCCGATTGAACTTTCATATTAGCCAGTTCATGGACTATTGATTTAACTGTTGATCCATTCACAGGTATGATATTCTCTACCTCAGATTCAACTATTCGATCTTCAATGTTGCAACCACTATCACTACAATCTTCTGGGATCATTGATTGGATTATGTTTGTTAATTTCAATATGTTAGAAAGGACTTCATTTGGTGTCCCATCAACAATACCACCATCAGGTGTTTCAATGATAATATGATTCTTATCTTTATCATATCTAACTTTAATCTTTCTATTATTACATATACGCAATACTCTATAATTAGCCATTTGCTTTTCCTTTGTTTAAATTATCACACATTCTATGAGCCTCTGAATATGATCCGGCATCTTCAAAATTCCAGAACACTAGAAGAAACCTCTTCTGTATAATCCATATGTCGTTTATACGGTCACAAACTTTAACTCTATATTTATCCATATATTTTCCTTAACCAGCATCAAAGGTTTTCAGTAATATTAAATCCGGGTGAACTTTATAATCAGTTGCAAATCCTAAATACTCTTCAACTTCATCAGTAGTTAGATCACCTGCTTCAAATATTTGACATCCGGAAAGATTCGAAAATGTAGTACCATCATTCAATACCATTATCTTACTCATAATACAGAACCCTCTGATAAAGGTATCATAGTTTCTATCATCTTAATCATATTCTCAAAGTTATCATCAACCAATATACAATGACATGATTTCGGGAAGTATTTGAAATATTGTTCACAGTCATCAAAATGAATGTCGAGACCCTGTCTCATTGCATATTTCCCTTTTGAACTATCCCATACCTCATCCGGCAAATACCAATAACCATTCTTTCTAGTCATCTCAGTCCCAGCATTATAATGGAAATCAACGATTGAATAGAAGTGATTGAATTTAACACCATGTTGAGTAACTAGTTCTTCAGCCTCTTTCTGAGTCTGTCCAGTTAGAATATAAACATGATGCCCAGCATCCAATAATGCTTTCGATAATCGAGTAAAGAATCCTGAATGACGCGTAATAACTCCATGATAATCCAATCCAACTCTCAATACTTTTTTATTTTCCATAAGATAACTCCTCCATTTCTAAAACTTTCTTCCAAGTCACAAGATCATGTAAACCCAATAACATAATGCTATTCGAATCGATCATACCAAAAACTCCACCTATCTGTAGGTGTACTATAAAATTGAATATTATTATTTCTTGTAGTGGTATATGAAGAAGTTGGTTCCCACATATTTTTCTTTTTTCTTTTAGCTATTTGTAATGATATGCCTTTACGAAGATTCGTTATTCTATAATGTTGTATTTGACCAGTCCTAAATGCAGTATTTGTCAAATAATTCATTACAATTCTTAATTTATCATTCGTAGTTCTATCCATATCACCTAAATAACCGAACAATCGATCACAGCACCATTCCGGTCGACTCTTCCATTGTTTTAGAAGATTCTTCCTGACAAGTTGCCATTCATCATTATTCACCAAATCTTTCATTGCTTTTCTATCAACCATTGTCCACTTATCACTTTTAGTCTCTCGAATCAGATCTTCATCACTCTGAACGTAATCTTTCGGAACTTCTAAATGATAATTTCCATCTGCTTGTCTATGATAAACATGTTCAGTATATCGAAACCCTGGATATTCAGAATCAGTATATGAACCAAAATAACTAGAATTAAATCTACGATGTTCATGTATACACTCAGAAGTTTTCCATACTAAAGTATAACTTGCTTGTTGATCTTCTGATAATAACTGACCATCTAATGGACCACCAACAAATCTAGGTTCTCTTGTTGTTGGAACTGCATATCGACGGAACATTTCATCTTCCATACCCCCAATAATAGTATTAGACATCTGATGGGCATGTAATCTTGCCCTCTGCAAATATTCATATTCACGTCTAGCTTCTTCTGAATCCGGCATACCTTCCATATCCATATAATATCGATTATTGTATTCAATAGTACATTCTCTATTTTTTTGAACGGTCATATTATAATTATCTTCTCTTCTATTATTATATTCTATATTTGGTCCGGTCGTCAATACAGTATCATACATTGGTGATGATGTTCTGCTATCTGACAATATAGATAATTCATATAACATAGCTTTCATATGATCATCACAATCAGATGAATTAGTCGAAGATCGTAGATAATCCCCATAGTCTATCATACTCATTAAAAACTCCTTTAATTTATATGGCTCTAGTGACAGGATTCGAACCTGTAGTGCATTGCTGCGTCGGATTAACAGTCCGGTAGGGTTACCAATTTTCTTACACTAGATTATCAAAAGAATATAATCAATCCCTTCATACGCGCCACATTCTCTTCTCCGAATGAAAAAATACGCATGCCTCGATCACATCGGTTTTAATCTACACCACTTATGATTGATTATACAATAACATATTTTAGTCCCACAACCATTGATCTGAATTTTTAAATATTGGGATATTATCATAGTCTTCGTGAACCATGCATTTTTGAACTTTCGCACGTTCCAAGTGACGATTATCCTGCTTAAACCATTTTGGTGGTTTGTTGCGAGGTTTTCTATCTCGACCTTTATTATGATAATGAGCCTTCAGTATCCATCCACAACATGGAATACACCAATTACCTCGAACTCTGGGTTTAAATTTCGCCCATTCATCTTTATAATATTCATTAAATTCTTCATCCGCCCAAAATTTATCCTTGGCGTGATAATACCAATCTTCTATATTTCTATATGTTCTACTCATATTATGTCTCCTATTAGGTTAAGCCTAACTAGAAAACTTTCAACGACCATCTGTATACATTCATGTTATTTCTCCTACGGTTTGTATTTTATTCTATTTATTTTAAAACTAATCTACTACTACAAATAACTTAACAATCGGCTTATCTTCAATCTCATCTATACAAAGATCATCAACTTCACCAACATCATATAATATCCGTTTCAATCCGGAAATATCTTTATGATCTAAAGTAATGGTTGATGATGCATTACCGTTCATGACACTTATACTTAACTGTTTAGTCTTCCAATCATGTTGTCTACTATACCGAAAATCGCATAATGACATAATCTATCCTTTATAATAATCGTATTTAGTTGAAAGGTACTTCTTATAATTTAATGGACTAATTAATTTCAAACCCCTTAGATCCGAGCTAGAGATATGTTGATAAGTTAACCCACTTTGGAAATAAGCTATATTACATTCACCCATCTCCTCCATAAAACGTCTCAGGTTAGCTTCATATCGAAGGTCATAACCATCACGCAGACCCCGAACCAAAGTAACATCAGCATACTCATTAACCTCTTTTAGATAGTCAGTTGTCAACCCCTCATGGAATACTATTTCATGAAATGGGAGTGAGCGTCTCAATTCATCGTCCCATTGAGTATCTTCTGCTTTATCTGGATTCTTAGCAGCCAATATTATAACTTTATCAAATATCCTCTCAGCTTGTTCAAGGATATTCAAATGACCAATATGGAATGGTTTAAATGAACCAGCATAAACACCAATCTTTGGACGATATGTTTTCAATGCTTCTCTATACTGAATCAAGTTATCAACGCCTGCATTAGACGGGGTATTTTTAATAGCTTCAGTTATGAAATCAACTCGTGCCTGAACGAATGATGGATATGATACATACTGATATTCCTTCATTATTTTCATACCATTACTAATTAAAGCATGAGTAGGAAGACGAAACATGATATCAAAATCAAACCCTCTGAATATCATAGACATATCAGAAGAAGGATCTTTTAATGGGAAGTTATATTCTGTATCCATAATCGCATCATATATCCTGATACATTCTTCACATTCCCGCTTCGATTCATCAACATGTTTTATGAAATATTTTGCTGATTCCTCTTCATTAATTGTAGAATGAGGATCATATATCACATCATGGAATATAGCAACTAGATCCAACTCATCCCTCATCACTTTATCTTTAATCACATCAATTGATTTAATAAGAGATTTTAGATGAGTTATATCATGGTAATATCTATGATGCTCATACCATTTACGTAAACAATCATCTATGATACCCATTGGGATATTCAGTTCTTGTCTAACTTCATTATCTTTAAATCTTTGAAATAATATAATACTCATATTTATCTCCTATAGTTTTCAGATGAGAATTGTGATGTATCTGTTACGACCTCTGTACTTGATGTGAATTGCTTCCACATATTCTCGATTAATTGGGGACCTTTAAAAATAAAGAATGCCGCAATAACCATAATTATAATTAATCGTCTGCGTTTCTGTCTTCGAGCATTCCTGAGATCAAACATTTTTAATCCTTTCTGCCATTACAAACCGAATCATTTTTATAACTACTAATGCATCAGCCATTGCAGTATGAGCAACTTGACCAGTTATTCCGCAGCGTCTCATACACTCTTTTGAGTCAGGCAAGTCTGGATCATCTGGTCTCATGAGCATTGAAGCTGGATCAATGAAACGATGACCTAGATCAATCCCATAATCACCAAGATCAGTATACCTTAGGAATTGAAGGTCAAACGCCCCAAAATTCTTACCAGCACATTGAAGTGCCTTCTTGCTTGTTGAGTAACCATTATCTTCTAAAAAGAGATTGAAATCCTCTCCAAACTCACCATCTTCACAATATACATAACCTAGAGTCCTTTCATGGATCCTTCTGAAAATCTCACCATGTAGCGATAATGCATATGGTTCACCTTCATAAGTATTCTTTACATTGTAACAATGATAACGTGGAAGGTTATTAACATGAACTTCCGGGTGTTCAGTATCATCAATGATTGCTGCGAATTCTAATAAGTCGCATCTTTGTACATCCAGTCCAGTTGTCTCTATATCTATTGATAAGTATTTCATGTTAATCTCCTATGATTCAGTTCTTTAAGTGGTTACATTTAATACATCTTTTTACGATGCATGGATGATTCTTATATCCAATATCAATTCTTTGTCTATGCCAATGGATTCCGATCTTACACCAAAATGATTTCTTTACTTGGCATTCTAATTGATCTGTTCCATCAGGGTTCTTATATCCAGTTTTAGCCATAATTTAATTTCCTTTAATCAAAGAACATATTTTTAAGAAAGATGAAACCAATACTAACCGAAATTATTGATCCCCATGGAAAACCATTTTCATCCTTATCTTTCTCTGGTTGATTATGATTGATTTTCAAATCATTATTAGATGATAACGCATTCAACCAATCAAGTTTATTCTTGATTTTACATATAAAATCAGCATTCTCTTTGGTTACTGGAACAATCATAAGTGTTTCTATCAAAAACTTTTTATAATTCTTGATATACATATCACCCTTCATATTAGGAACACCATAAGTGATCGCTTCCATTATTATCTGAGCTGCATCTTCATTAATAATATGAAACTGAGAGATTACTTATATCCCCCACTTCTGATGATGATAGAAAAGAAGAAATACTGAATATGCTCAATATCACTAATAATATACCTAACGGTATCATTATTTTTTTATGTTTCTTTAGGAACTGTTTCATTCTTATCCTCCTTAAATGCTGATAATGGTAATCTATATGCTTCTTTATTCCATTGTCTCGGGCATACCCAATTAGGTACCCATCTACATGCGTCCTGACTATACCATTCAACTTTTTGCCATAAGTCATATTGACACATAACTGCAGTTACTTCTTCTGACATATCTCTAAATTGCACCTTGTCTTCATTTAAAAATTCTAATATCAAGTCCGGTTTAAATTTGTCATTCATTATGAATCTCCTTTTGACGTGTAATAAGCACACCTATCAAAAGATAGATGTGCTTTAAAATGGTGGGCCCGGACGGGATCGAACCGCCGATACACAAATTATGAGTTTGTCGCCGTAACCACTTGGCCACGGGCCCATTTTAATTATATTCCGTTTTTATCTAAAATCTCTTTTATTTGTTTTAATGCTAATAAAGAAGAATCAACAATAGTAACACATTTAGATAAACTACCATAATGATGCTCTAAACAATCAAGTAAAAGTTCTTTAATCAAGGATTCATCTGGTCTATTTTGTAGTTTAGATTCAACATACATTTTCTCAAGTGCAGTCTCTTTTTCCTCAAACCATGATCGAATATCTTTCTCAGTCCATTCTCCCCGACGTATAGATTTCAATTGCTCTCTGTTTTGAGTGATATCTAAATCACCATTAACAAGAATTTGCTCAACTTCATTAATCAATCGGACGATATGATATGCGAATTTACAATCGAGTCCATGATCATGGATTGATTGTGTTCTCTTACTATGATCCAACATAGTTTTATATAATGAATGATATTCTAATAATTGTTCATCGCTAAGATGTGATAAGTTTAAAATTTGAGTCATAATTTTTTCCATTATTAAAAGATTTAAATATTTTATTAATAATATTAATTCGTTCCGGAATTTCAATTTCAGGATCACTAAGAATACCAAATAATAAATTATTTTGTACACAATATTTCTTATAAGCTGATAGTTTCATTTTAGAATCAATCAATTTACAAATCCCTAACGGTTTGACTTCTAATATTGCTACGTAACCACTTTGAAATTCAACAAAGAAATCTATTCTAGTATACCGAACCATATTCTTAACATGATCATAAAAAGGGATGGTAAAAGGTTCCAGTTGAAATTTCACTACTAATGAATTTGAATCTAATAATTTAGCTACAATCTTTTCCCATGAACTCCTGCAATATATTTTTCCGGCCTTTATCGTTTCTATGAAACCACAATCATAATTTTTATGGACCGAATTATTTTTTAATTTATCAGTCCCGGCCATCGATTTACTTAATTTCTCAGCAAATTTCTTTCTCCAAGTTTTATCACGACCCATCCATAATTTAAAACATCTATCAGAATGAGCCTTTCTATTATCATCCGATGATAAAATAGATTGTCTAAATGGATTTCTATCTCCAGTAAAATCTGCATGATTTTTAGACATTTGTTTTTTTGTCTTATCAGAGTGTGATCTTCCCCAAAATGGATTATCTTCACCAATAAATTTACCCTTCATTAATAGTTTTTGCCTATCCGTCCATTTGCATCCTTTTTTTCTACCAGCTTTGTTTTTACCCGATTTATATGAGAATCTCGGTGGAATTTCTAAATTATATCTTTTAGATAATTCTAGGATCTTTCGTTTTTTACAATCATATATAATAGAAATATTCTCAGCTGATAATCCTTCATCTATATACTGTTTTAATTCATCGCTTGATAATATAAATGTACTCATACTTCATCCTTTTAATTTATTCCAATGAAGAAGCATAACCTTTGAATTATTATAATTTTCTCTTCTTCAGTTCTTGTTCAATATCTAATAACTGAACATTGGATGATATGTTATGTAAAAATTCAAATTTTTTAACTGGTTCCACATGTGGGTGATATTTGGTTTTTATTTTATGCAAAGTAGAATAAGCATAACCTTTAAATTTATTCCAACATCCTTTGTGAAGAAATATCTTCCGACGTCCTCTCACCATATTACCAACTTCGGTTATATGAAGAATTGCTCTGAGTGGAGTGAATAAAGAATCAATCATATTTGGGTTATTTTCCATACATAATTGAAAGTACTTCACTATATTATAAATTGCTACATCAATCTCTTGACCTTTACCACCTCTCAAAGTAGGATCTATAATATGGTGTTGCTGATATTGATCAAATCTTTTAATCTGACTTCCGAATCCACCAATAACACCATCCAAGTGTGGAAAAATTACATCCTTTGGTGGGATACAGAATCCATAGATATCAAGATCAGCAGTATCACTTGATACTCCATAAGCAACACTACCCATCATCGTCTCATATTGAATATTAGTTGCTAAGAATTTAGGTGGAGTTATTAACTTCTGTTGAATGAGCCTTGATGTTATACATGCCATTACAACACCTCCTCAACCTTTCCGAGAGCAAAATTTACTCCTGCTAGAAAGGCACCATCCCATATATTAGCATCAGTCCAATTAGGGAATAATCCATCATCAAAATCACGACTTTCAACAGAAGTTGCCATAATCTCTTTTTCAGTTATATTTAATTTATTATTGATCAGTACCATCTTCTACCCTCTTTATTTGATCCAGACAAGATCTCACAACATCATCTGAATATCCAGTTGTTAAATTTATATGTATTACTATTTGATCGAAAGATAATCCCTCATCCCTCAATGTATAAATTGTCCTATACACTTCTGAATCATATAACAATTTTTCCATGTTAGATGGTCTTTTACATATAGGACAGTTCACCCCAACTGTCCAAGATGCACTGCTTCCATCTTTTAATTGTTTGTGAACTCTCCCAGCAAGCCATGAATGTCCATTTATACATGTTCTTATAGTTGGATAATTCCACTTCAATCCCTCATTCATATTCTCATTCGCAAATATGTTTATAGCTTTAACAATATGATTATCAGTTTCTTTTTCTTCTTTTTTTTCCTTTATCTTTTCTAAAAGATAATTTATCAAACCCATGAGTTTCCGCCTTTAGTACATCTGAGATTGGAATGTCTATTCGATCAGGTCTGACTAAATCATTAGTCAAAAACTGTTCGATAATTTGAAAGCATGTAAAAGTATCAAATATTTTGAAGAAACTTAATTCTTTTAAATTGGGATATGCTTCAATCATATCACAACAATATTCGGGATCCTTATGAATTCTGAAATATGCAACATTATCATCTTGAAAAATATTTAGTATTTTAGAATCAGTTAGAATACTAGGATCATCTTTAGTGAACCATGAGTATCCAGACTTGCCATATTTCAACCAATTCTTAATTGGTTCCCCTTCATTCCCAGAAGTAAATCTAAACCGAGAATCAACAACTTTATCAAATTGAATGTGTTTCTGAACATCTTCCCATTCATATAAATATATATCAGGTATCATAGTATAACCCATACATGATTCTTGAGTAGTTGATATTTTGACACATGGATATAATTTCCCACAGAAACCAATTAATTCACCAGTTACATATATTCTATTTCTCTTAGTTTCAAAATCCATTTTACGTAGAATCCTACAATCAATCTTACGAATTGCCTTTGTATGTCTTACAAATGTATATGATTTATCATGACCAGTAGTTTTAGTAACTCCGTCATAATAATCGTGAAACTTACTGATAAGTCTCATCTTCAGCTCCTTTTTTAACTGCCCATTTCCAGGCAACCCAAAATATAATACCACACACCCATATGAACGGTAGAATATCATTAAACCAGTATTCTAATAATTTCATGGCAATCTCCTTAGATTGGTACTATCATATATCGCATGAAATTATTGCCTTCTCAAAATCCAGATAATCTTCTATCATATGAACACCTTTTTTCTGATTATTTTTTGGTGGGTTTTTTCTAAAAGTTACTACTCCACGATCAGAAACTTCTCGTTTTGAAATATACATAATGGTATTTGTATTTAATACTACAATCGCAAAAACATCAACATGTTTATCATCATATCGTTTTTCATAATTATTAGGTCCCCTATTATAAGCACAGAGACATACTATTCCATCTATCTCATTCGTAGTTTTAATTTATTCTAGAGTAATACACATTATATGCAATGGTACACCCAGAGGGACTCAAACCCTCAATTCCTGTCTTAAAAGGACAGTACTCTATCAATTAAGTTATGGGTGCTTCTTCAACGGGACTTAGTGATGATGTTTATAATTACCAGTACTAACTTCTTCACATACTTTCCATATAGAATTATGTATTAAGTCTTCCTGTCTGGCAGATAAAACTATATTAAATTCCTTAAGTCGTTTACCAACCAAATTATCTAGATCGCAGGTGATGTCTCTAACATCTTCCATATTGAAAACTGGATATTCTGACATGACTCTTCTCCTATTATAAAAGCATGGGTGGTCAACTAAGTTGACCACCCAATAATGTTCTGTTCTACACATGGTAGCTGAACTTATGAAAATGGAGCCGGAAGCAGGATTTGAACCTACGACTGTATGATTCCGCTATTAAGCTTGTCACATCCTCTGACCAACTGAGGTATTCCGGCAAAGACGAGGAACGTCACGAATGACGTTCCCTAAAACTCTATCCTACACATGGTAGTTGAGTAAAAAATGGAGCTGATGGAGGAAATCGAATCCCCGACATCGAGATTACAAATCACGCGCTCTACCTACTGAGCTACACCAGCCTAATACATGATGATTACAATTTCTTATATTCACCATGGTTTTTTATTTATTCTAATTTATTTATTAGATTTCAGACTTCTGAGCATCACGATCGACGTCCATGAAATAACTTGAACACTGAGCCTGATCCTGTGACATACCTCGATAATAGGTCATATTATCAGAAACAGACTTAAATGCATTCTTGGTTCCTTTAACAGTGGCACCAAAACTAAGAGTATTGTTTGAACTAATACCCATACCCCGTGCTACAACCATAGCATCCTGATTAGCACCAAGGAATACAAATTTCCAATTGAAATCCTTTTCTTGTACAGTAATCATTTTCTCAATCTGAGAATCCTGAGTAAATTCAGTTGATGAATTTTCTTCACCATCAGTAAGAATTACAAAGATAACCTTTTCGGGTCGATCTTCTTCTTTCATGACTGCCAGTTTAGCACCAGTTTCATTGATTCCACGACCAACAGCATCTCGCAAAGGAGTACCGCCTCTAGGAACAAAGTTATCAGTTGATAGTTTCTCCACTTTATCCATAGACTCAAAGTCATTAAGAACTTTGTATGCCTCCACACTATCAAACTGAACAAGCGTCATAGTGCAATCACCATCAACCTTTTTCTGGTCATCAATAAAAGTATTAAATCCACCAATAGTATCCATTTTAATTGAATTCATTGAACCAGACCGATCAAGTATAAATGTAATATGTGTATAATCTTTTTTCATATATTTCCTTTTATAGTTTGAGTGGGCACAAAATGTACCCACTCATAATTAATTAAGCATTTTCAGTATCAGAAGCATCATCGACTGAAAGACCATCTTCATCCTCAAGAAGCAAAGCATCGAGTTCTTCCAATGACTTATCCTCGAGTGCATCATCAGACTTCTTCTCCTTGATCTCAAGGATCTTCTGTTTGCGGAGTCTCTTAGCACCTGCCAACTTAACCTTCTGAGCTTCCTCAATCTTAACATCGAATACATGCTTCACAATAGCCAACTTCAACTCTAATGTCTTATCAACATTTGAATTAATAAGACTATCAACTTCAGTATCCTTCTTATTTTTGCTCAACTTAACATAAATAGTATTAAGCTGTATTGGTCCAATATCATAAAGATCCTCAATTGCGATCTGACCATTGTAATTGAAGCGGAATTTATCGCGAAGTGCTTTTTCCAACTGTTTAGATGTAATCATTGTATCTTCCTTTGTTTGTTTAGTGAATTTTGATCAATTAGATCATAACTTTTAACATGCGAGAAGTGTGACCTTCAACCTTCATAAGAATATGATCTCGCTTAGTTGAACTGAATCCCAAACCTGATAATTGCATATCAGTAGGTTCGACTTTCATCTTATTTCCTAATGCAGCAAATACCCGTTTATGGTCCATCAATTCCTGCTGTAAGAACTCATTGAAAAACCCGTTAGGACATTCATCGTTCACACAATCTTGCAGCATAAACATAAAATGCTTATTACCGGTAGCATTACCATCCCAGAAATTGGGTGATAACATACATACTGTTACTGGGTTCAAACTATTAATCTTTAAATTACATACTTCTGAATAATTAACAGTTCCACCATTATCATCCATCATCTCGAGTTTACCATCAGACTTCTTTATCTTAGCGACAGTGACAAATCCAGACCGAGTACCTTCAACGATATTATAATTGAATATGTTACCATCAAATTCTATCTCTGCTCTGAACCCACTATTACCACCACGATAAGAATATACATCAACCCCGAATTCATAAATACCATTAGGCATTTTATCAAGATCAGTATATATAATATTCTCAACTGCAATTCCGCGAGGATTCACAATATCAACATCCAACATACCACTTGATGGTTGTCTACAAGCCTTTATAGGATAAGATATACGATTCTTTGGCTCAATTGAATGGGCATCAAAGTCGTTCTTATTGTCATCATTCTCATTCCATTGAATACTAAAACGGAGAACTCCATTAGTGTTACCACCAGCAGCTTTAACTCGTTCCTTCATAGAATCAGTGATATTACCAGAATATGCCCATGAGAAGTTATTACCCCACTTGAACATTGGTTTACTATCAGCATGAGCTGGAGCAATTAAGGATACAATATTAGCACGATGACGATTCTCCAACAAGATTTCCATCTTAGTCAGTGAAGGCAATACATCAGCTATAAACTTATCAATTGATATTTCAGTAGCACGAGTAAACTGTTTTACATTAGTTGGGATACTACCTCCGAGTTCTTCAAAGATATCATCACCACTCATACGTTTAGTAGAAGTCCTATCTGCGAATAGAACATTATTAACCGTAATATCATCAATTGTCGCAAACCGTCTACGAAGAGATCTTGTGAATCCCAACCGCTCAACCGTATCTTTTGCATCAGACAACATCTTCTGAGTGAATACCGGTTTTGGTCGTTTATAATTTGTGGGTGCAACCATTGATTCATATTTACTAATAGCAACATCAAGATCCATACCTTCGGTGATATTAGTAAGACATACTCCAATTGGATTATTTCTTATTTTACTTACTGCTCCTGAATCTCCAGATTTGAGCCAGCAGAAGTTATCCTGTGACGGACCAACTGCAATTTGAGCATATTGTTTCTGGAGTTTCTGGAAGCTTTCCAGTAAACCCTTCCATTCAACACCTTTATAGATAGAGTCGCTATTGATCAAGTCTAATACCATATCAACTGAATCCAATGAGATAGTTTCGAGTGATCTTTTCAATACATCCTTGCAACTTCTATCTTTATCCATGAGAGTTTCACATGAAACAATACGATTTTTATTCTGATAAGCTACTGGGATCTTAGCATACATATGATTCCATCGACGAACGGATCCATCAGGTTTCTGACCCATGTTATGATCCACACCAGCACAAGTCAAATTAGTAATGAATCGATTGGTGACAACATGGGATTTAACGAAGTCTGAAAGGGCCTTGAACACAGGACCGTAAACATCATCGTCAAACATACAATCCCATACACTGATAAGAGTATTACTATTCTTGATGATAACAACATTTCCAATAGCTCGAACAAACTGCTTACAATGCTGACAATCATGCTCTCGTCGTTCCTGATATATCTCATTAGTTCCGATTGGGAAACTGTCAAGATATATGTCCCACATAACATCTTTATCAAATGTGACAGTAAAGAGTGTATCACATTTTTTAAACATTTCGTTTACATGTGATTCTAATATAGGTTTCATTTGATTAAACGTCATCTTTCTATTCCTTTAATTAGATGATTTGTTTGTGTTCTATTTGCATTCTTCGAATATTTGAAATTTATACTTATCTGTATGATACATCTTATAGCATTTTAATTGATTAGCTACTCTTTCCCCTTTAGTCCATTTAAGAGCTTCTAATAAAGATCTATAATCATGTAATGCTTCTGATCGTTTAATATATTGCTTTCCATCATACAATTCTCCAAACGAACATCCATTTTTATGTGATAGATGTGACAAAACTTTCTCAGCATGAAAAATCATATAAAATTTAGGATATAACATTTCAGGAACCATTTCCGGTTTAATATAAACACGAAATGAATAATAAGACTTCATATAAGTCGGTGTTGAATCACATAGTTTAACTTCATCAATGAAATCAAATTGTGATTTCATTTTCTTTGCATGTATCTCCATCGTTTTTCTAGATAAAACACGGGAGTGAGTGAACGGTAGTTTACGAGATTTCTCCAATACGCTATAAAATTTAATACTTACTCTTTTATTACTTTCAGTATACATCCTACACCATATCAACCCTCGATCACTTAAAAATTCCTTTAATTGGTTTCTGTATTCAACAATTTTTTCCATCTTATTGTCCTACATGAAATGATAGTGGCGCGACCTGCGGGATTCGAACCCGCGACGATTGCATCGACAGTGCAGCATTCTACCAGACTGAATTAAGATCGCTTTTTTGAATTTGCTTTTATTACTTTTTGATACATATTCCATACATTGAGTTTCTCATCATATACTTCAGCAAAAGTTTCTGCATACCCTTTATCAATCCATATTTTAAACGACTCATCCCATGATAAATCTTCATGACGTTCATATCTCAATTTTTCAACACATTTCAATTGAATGATAGTTCTGTGAGAATTATTCGGTCCACATAAAAATTCGATCAATGTACAATATTTGTTATCTCTATGGCAATCACAATCAGAACATACATCATATAAAAATGCCTTAAACTCTTTTTTTGTCATATACATAATCCTTATTTGACTTAAATGGTCGGTGAGGTGGGATTTGAACCCACGATTTTCTGCTCCCAAAGCAGATGGAATCCCAGACTTTCCTACACACCGTTAAAACGAATCCCGCTTTAAAATTAAAACGGGATCTAATGCCAACACCACACATGGTAGTGAGGACGTAAAAATGGAGGTTACCCAGACGGCAACCTCAGCTCCTTCAAGTCTGACATCAGTTAAGAATGCTCAATGAGTTAAAAATGGCACCTCGACGGAGAGTTGAACTCCGGTCAGGTTATCTTGATTTAATTCTGAATAAAATAAAAGGAATCATTATGAATGATATAACCAAACATAAAATTTCAGAACGTGTTAAAACTTCTCCCTATTTTATTCAATTAAAAATACAAAAGATTGAATGTGAAAAAATATACTATCAACATCCAAAAATATGCCCAGAATGTAATGGAATTTTGAAATTTGAAAAACGTAAAAATAAATTCTGTAGTTCAAAATGTGCAGGAGGATATAATACCAGAGGCAGAATCCATTCTGAACAAACTAAAATGAAAATTTCTAAATCTAATAAAGGAAATATACCATGGAATCTAAATGCAGATTCTAGAATTGATATAGAATGCCCTATATGCCATACATACTTTAAAACATTCAAAACACATCCAGGGATTTTCTGTTCTCGCAAATGTTTATATATCGATCAAAAGAATGGATATAACTTTGCTAAAAATCCACATTCTGGCGGATATAGAAGAGGATCTGGGCGAGGAAAATCGGGATGGTACAAAGGATATTGGTGTGATAGTAGCTATGAATTGGCATATGTTATATTCAATTTAGAACACAAAATCTCATTCATCAGAAATTCAGAATCATTTTCTTATCAATTCGAAAATCAAACACTCAAATATTATCCAGATTTTATTCAAAATTCAATCTATATAGAAACTAAAGGTTTCTTGACTGATAAAGATCAAGCTAAATTTAAATATTTTCCTAAAAATAAACAATTGATTTTAATTACAGGTAATGATATCAATAAATATTTAGATTATTCAATTGCTAAATATGGTACTGATTTCATAAAATTATATGAAGGGAACCCCCACAACAAAAGAAATAATAAATGTTTAATATGCGGAAAACCTGCCATCATAAAATATTGTAGTCGAAGATGTGCAGGCATTTCTCGTAATATAAGAGTGTATCCCGACGGGGTCTCGAACCCCGAGTCTCAGCAGTGAAAGTGCTGTGAGTTAACCAGTTCCTCTACCGGGACATATCTTTCTCAAATTCTTTTAATTTAGCTTCTTCTTTAGAGGTGAAACGTTTCTGCCAACCTCTTTTATGAGGTTTACATAATCCGCAACATTTCTTCTTATTTTTATATCTCTTTCTCATTACTTTTTATTCTTTTTTAAAATGTTGTCGTTCTTATTTTTTCAAAGTCCACCTTATTATCAAAATGAATACGTTGAAGAACTGTCTTGTTATAATCTTTATGTGGTTTTAAACATAACCAATATTGTTTCTCATTAGTTGCATAATCACATCCATCATAGATTACACCAAGACGTCAAGGCATCTGAATTCTAATACATCTACAACATTCACAACATCGTTGTACTTTTCCTAATCTGGCTGTTACACCAAGATTTTTAAGAAGTTTTTTTGCTGTCATCCATCTATCCATTTTTCATCCAACCAATAATTGAAAAGATCCTTACTGATATTTCTTTGTTGTATTATCACATGTTCTAACCATCTCCATTCACCATTGATATTACGAGGAAATAATAAAAATACTGCTATTCTTCTAATATCACCATAATTCTCAGGTTTGAATTCAGTCATTGTCCATCGCATTTGATATACTCCTTTTTAAATTCAGCCATCATTCCATCCAGCTGGCATTGATAAGCTTTTTTAATAACAGCACTGTTTCATAAATTTTATTATCCAATTCTGATACAGTCATATCCATAACAGATGGTGCTGATATTACCAAATTTGAATAACCGAATAAATAGTTAGGTGCATATATTACACCTTTAACAGTGACATCTTTATATGGAGGTTCAATTCCATATTTTTGGAATTCAATTATCAGCAATTTCTTAATTTCATTCAAATCCTTTTCAGGAGTTGATATTGAACAATCATCATCTGATGTTGTAAAACTATTCCATTGAGAATTACAATCCTGGCATTCTAATGTACTATTTGGTTTTATCGTTCTGTTCCAGTGATTACACTCAGGACAGACCCAGTCCCATTCCTCCACTCTACTCAAATTTGGTGTTAACATCTATAACTCCAATACATGTTTCTTACCATCAAGATATTGCTGATTGATAGCTTTGTTTTGTAAAACAAACCGGTCAGCTTCACCTGGTTCATCACCAAGTGTTGAGAAGTACTCTTTTCGGATTCTTTCCTTATCGAGCATTTTTGTCTCAAGTATGTTCCATGGGATTAAACCACCCCACACATCCCATCCACAATCACATGATAAGACCCAAGGAATCTCTTCCCGTCTACCATGACAATGCCCATAGAAATGCCAGCTACCATGACATGAAGAGAACCATGTAGCATAAGGACAATGAGCAAACATCACCCTGCGACCATGTATCTTAGTATAGTAACTATATTGATAATGAGCACCATCAATTTTTTGAAACAGCCTGAACGCTTCCTGGTTCATCTTATCATGATTCCCTCGAATAAGAAATTTCTTACCTGCTAATCTCTGGATGTAATGAGCATGATTCTTCCATGCAAGATCCCCTAGAATCCAAATTCGATCATTTCGAGTAACAGTACTATTCCATTTATTTATTATGTATTCATCATGTGCTTCCAAATTAACCTTTACTGGCCAATTCTTTTTCATATGCTTGGGCTTAGACGGATCAAAATCTGGATTCTCATATATAAATTCGGATCGATTACAATGCAAAACTACACCATAATGATTAATATGGGTATCTGCCACTACGAATGTTTCACTCATGGATATGTTTATCTCCTTTCAAGAATTTTTCTATCATTACAAGAATATCAGAAATCCATGAACAATTAGCAATCACAACGACAACACCAATCAATAAACCTCCACCAACAATCGAATATAATTTAATCTCTTCAATAGTAATCATTACTTTTTCCTTTTATTTTTTAATCCTCTAATATGATCTATCAGTTTAAGGACTAACTTTAATATAATTACGAATAGAATAAGAATAACACATCCAACAAATATCCATACTAAAGTCATTGGTTCTACACATAGATAATTTAACATTTATAAGTTCCTTTTAAAAATGGTAGCGGGAATGGGAGTCGAACCCATCACGACGAGGTTATGAATCTCGCGATCTACCGATGATCTATCCCGCAATATTTATTATTTATTCTTTAGTGATTTCATATTGTTCTGTCATGTCAATTCTTAGTGGACATATGTTAAATGTCCATATCCACCCAACAACAAGTAAAATTGTAATAACAATAACAACCAACCAATGTGACCAATGTAAACCACACCAACAATAATAAAACCATACGTTTGCGATAAATAACACACTAACGAATAAGACTATTACTAATATGACCAGCCACCCCAATACCATTAATCCTGTCATTTGGCATACTCCCATTTGTCTTTCAACTCGATAGTAAAATTTTCCATATGATGTGTACGATATATCAATCTCATATTATCATCATATAATATAGAGTTTCCACCATCTATCACACACTCAAAAGCAGTTGCATATATAAACTGTTTGCATTTTCTCCCAACTATATACAATTCTTCATCACCATCCAAGATGACAAAATCAGTTCCTTCGAGTTTTTTATAATCTAATTTTACTATATGTGAGGTACTCCACTTCCTATACAATCCATCCAATGTATCTTGCGGAACATTATCATAGATTGCATCAAATAAATTATCAGCAATAACTTTCTCACAATCTGCCAGATTGCGAAAGAATTCAATATGAAAAACTATGAATTCTTCAGTATTCATTTATCAACTCCAATATTTTTAATTTATGAAAATCTTCTACTCGATCAAAGTGGTGATGCCCCCGTCAGAATCGAACTGATCATAGCCACAGTCAAAGTGTGGTGCACTACCGTTGTGCTAGAGGGCATTATAATCTAAAATGTTAAGTCATTTTTATTTAATTCTTCTGTAGATCCATCCGGAAATATAATGACGATATGTCTATTCGTTTTCTTAGAATAACGTATAGTTGCCCATGTTCCAGATCTCAACTCTTCAACAAATCCTCTCGGAGTCGCTAACATGGTCTGACATGAATCTACTATATCATGATCACGGGCAGTATAAGTCCTTTCAGGCATTATCACTTCTGCACTACAAAATGCTCTAAATCTTGGATTGTTTGGTGGATGCAAAATGATCTGAGAAACATTGTTGATATTAGCCAGGTCACCAGCTTCTTTATCAGCACCTACACAATCACCATGATGAAACTCAAAGGGGTGATTTCCTTTAAAATAATCAGAAACAACTTTCTTCTGTTTATCAGTCATCCCTTTTCGGGTTCCTGTAAATCCAAATATTTTCATATTAACATATTCCTAATTGTCTTTGTCTTCTAGATGTTTCATGAAATTCCTCTTTAAATTCAGAATCATTCAAAATCTCAACTGTAATATTTTCCCATACAAAAGGTGCACCTACGGAATTTGGTAATAATGCTTTCATATTTTCACGTCCATGTCCATTTAAACTATGAAGGAATATCATATTAGGTTGTTTGAAAGATTGTTCACTTATCCACCGAGCAGCTTCTGATCCAGTATCAGCTCTTTTAGTATCAACATAAACTTCTCCCCCCAAGGTCATGATCAAGGAATAAAACGTCCCATACATCACCCAAAAGAAGAGTTTTTAGTTCCTCTACGTCATCCATAATACTAATATCCGCACCAACTAAATTTTTACGAAACTGTTTGTTTCTCTCTTCATTATCTTCAAGTATTAAAATTTTCATATCATACCTCTTTTATTTCCAGCTCCACTAATGGTTCATCTGTGTATTTATTAGGTTCACGAAAATGTACTGATGATTCATCTCCAGATGCTTTATCTATCGATAATTGCTGTCTAATTTTTTGATACATTTCATAAATCAACCGAAAATCAGAATCAACTTCATTTGATGAAATCGAATTTGAACTATGAACTCCATAACAATTGAATATTTTTTGTTTGATTATTTCAATTGCATTATGTAAGTCTTCATCACAATGTATCATTTCCGATTTATCTTTAAAGGTATCATATTGATTGAAAGGTAAATCCCCAATTACATTTTCCAATTGTCCGATCCCAAATCTAAAATATGTCTCCATTGCCAGCATTAATATATTAATTTGCTTTTCTGTTAGTTTTAAACAATATTGTTTAGACAAAATAATTCCTTTAATTATTAATTGTAACATTAATATTAATCTGATCTATCGCAAAATATGTTGCAGCCGCATCAGCAACAACAGCACCAAATTGCCGCCATGGATGTTCTTGAATAACATCAATAGCTAACAGATTAACCCCTATTCCATACATTCCGGGTTTGGTAATTGATTGGAAAACCCGTCGTGAAGGGATTCCTAAGTCCAATTGTTTTATATATAATGGATTTTTAGTATCAACAATTTGTCTAGAATAAATTTCATTCTCAGATGCTTTATATGACATATATGATAAACATCCATTCATACAAAAGCAACACAACATTAAACTCATTACCATTATTAATTTTTTCATTTTATATCCTTTTATCTTCTTCATTAAGTTCATCTCGTAAATCTCTAGCATCTTATGGATTCTCAAATCTATCTGCACAAAACCCACCCTGTTTAACAGTATATCGTCTCATATCAGAATCCCATTCGATAAACCATCTCATAATTCCATCCATTAATAAATTCCTTTATTTAAGATACTTTTCTTCTACTTCCCATCCCTTTTCATCATAAACTTTCTTTCTATATGTATAACGACTAACTAATTCATCAAAATCAGTATCAACACAATCAAATATGATTGGTTGTTTTTTGTTTGCTGCATATCTACACACTCGACCAACAGCCTGTTCAATATTTGATATGGAATTTGCCATTACTAAACAATCAAGTTCTTTCCTATCAGTACCATCTCTAGAACTTCCAGGTGTACTAAATACAAACTTTTGAAGTAATGCTTCATCTCTCTTATCTTTACTCCGAGGTATAAAAAACCCAACATCATGTTTTGGTATTACCTTCGATACAGCATCCAATACTTTAATTCTATCTGAAATGAATAATGTTGTTCGATCAGCATCATAAACCTTTTTAACAATCTTTTGCATCATTGGATAATATTTAGTATTTTTTTTAGATGTCAAAATTGAATAATATCTAATGTTATCAAATCGAGGATATTTCAATTTAGTATTACCATTGCCATCTCTAGCACCCCAATACACATATTGTTTAGCATAACTAGCACCATGACTAAATTTCAACACAACCACTTTCGGTTTCATAGTATTAGTTTCACCTTCAGGTGCATAAACCAACCCAAGATGTTTCCATATTATATCATGATTTTGATCAGCTCTTCCTGGAGTTGCACTCAATCCGAAAACCCTTTTACAAGGTAGATGCATTGATGTTCTTGAAAATTGAGGTGCACCTGTAGTCGTATGACATTCATCCCATATACCAACTCCAAAATGAGCATTTAATATCAAATGCTGAAAATCAGGAACTCTCTCAATCATACTATTAAATGTTTGTACCGTTGTCAATACTATCGGTTTTTTAATCATCTCTCTACATTTACTAGTCTTAAGAATCCCAATATCATCGATAGTTATATCTGAATGCTCTAAAAATCTATCTCGCCATTGAGTAACTAATGAATCTTTATGAACAAAAATTATAGTTTTTTTCCCAATGTGACATATAGCCCCAATTGATATCACAGTTTTTCCCTCACCTGGTGGTAATTTTAAAATACCATGGTCATTTTCGGTTAACATAGCAAAGCCTTTACGTTGAAGATCGTTCCTCCATTCACACTTAAACTTTATATGTATATCCTCTCCTTCTGGAGTATAATTTAAAACATCATGTCCGCATCTATATATTTCATAATATCTCGGTATTAGTATATGTCCATCTAATTTTTCATAGTACCGAGTAGTTATTGTTACGGTCGGATCATCAAAACTAGATCCGGTGCGTGTCAAATCTTGTAATATTGATTGACACCAGGGTTCCTTCTCAAAATGTTCGGGAATCCTGATACATGATGTTTTTATTAAATTCATTTATATATTTAACCTATTTTATACTCTGCATATCCATCTTCAGTTTCATGAAATCGAACTTTATCAACTTCAATATTCGGAAAGGATTTCATAATATATCTAACTTCTCCAAAAATATGTTCAGCTAAAATCTCTGCTGTAGGACTCCTATCAAATAATACTAATTTTTTATTATGCTTTGATAACATATCCAAATAATCAGAATCCATTGATTTAGGCATTAGGAGTGCGTGATCATACTTTAAAATCACAGATCCCAGAATATCATCTAGTGAACTAAAATCAATAAGCATACCATCCTTATTCAATACCATATCACTTAAGAAAATTTCTATTACTCCAGTGTGACCATGTATAGTCTCAAAACATTCCTTTGTGTATGCTGATGATAACTGATGAGCATATGATATTTTATACTTCCGTCGAATTTGATGCATCTATTTTTTCCTCTTGTTGTTTGAAATCATCTAGTGTTAATTTTCTACCATCATATGATATGTTATGTATTATCCATTTATTGAGAGAATCAAGGTCATCAAATTCAGTACCTTCATGACCTTGATGAAATCTAAATACAGGAATCCATTTATCATCCTTCAATCTCTCACATTTAACGATCCATACATCTTCTGATGCTGGATGTGTCATAGATAGAGCAGCCAAATACTTAGTACTACCACTTCTACTAACAAAATGATAATTATATAAAAACAAAACCTGTTGAAGCATCCATCCATATTTACATGTAGTGCTTAATTTTTCAGCCCTCTTATATCCAATAGTGCAACCATTAGAATAATACTGACATTCCTTAGAACATTTTTCTCTCTCGTGAAGGGGGATAGATGTCCCATCATAAAAAACATATAAATTACAAAACATAAATTCTCCTATAAGTATTGTATGTATTTAGTAGTCCAAATAAAATTTGATAAATCAGCAAGGTTAATTTCTAATTTAGCTTTCTGAATCATCAATTCATCTGTGTCCGTTTTAATCTTTAATATTCGACTCAATGTGTATTTATCAAACAATTCTTTAATTATTTTAGTTGGAATTTCAGTGTCCGTATGCAATCCCTCTATAACAATATCAGAATCATTAGGATTAGATCTCAACCATTTAGGAAGATGAACTTTCAATCTAGCAATTAAAGCTAATTCATCTATATGGTCTTGTAATTTCTTAATATTAGATCTTAAAACAACCTCCACGATCTCTTTATAATTGTTATATACATTCAATAACATATTATCAATTGAGGACAAAACTACATTACCTTCTAAATCACACATATTACACTCAAAAGTATATGATCCTGTTAAATTAGCATTTATTTTTTTAGCCAAATTATCTAATGTGAGAGATCTCTTCAAACTAACAAATCGAACTGATGTTTCACTTGATGATTCATCAATAAACCCAATGGTCTTATTAACTTGAATATCTTTTTCTAATTTTTTTAAAATAGTAATAAAACTTTTACTTGGCGGTATTGCAGTAACGACGATACTTTTTGATGTATAATCAATTGTTGCCACTCCTCGATAATCTATTTTAGCTTTTCCAGTTGTTAGCAATTCTTGAAAATCAACCTTCTTGCTAATATAAGTACAATCAGTAATCGGTTTAATAACTGGTTCCTTTTCAGTGTAACCAAGAAGCCAACTCAGACGTTTTACCAAATCCCGAATTGAATATGATGGGATTATTGTTCTACTACCAAAACCAATTCCTTGGCAATAATTCTTATTGATGAGGCATAGTGGTAATTTAGTAGGAAGAAATAGAGGTTCTTCATCTAATTCTAATTTTTCTTTCTTGACATATTTTATATACTCGAATGCCATATCCAATATGGACTTATCACAACGAGCTTCAGTATATCGCATAGCTGCTTGAGATTCTGATACTATTCCACTACTACATCCCCAGTTACCTTGACCCATAGCCATATCACCATTAACTAATGCAGCAAGTGAACCATAAGCACTCTGATCTCCATGAGGGTGATAGTTACCAATACAATGACCAATAACTTTAGCTGATTTTGTATAATTCTCCCTTGCAACTTCATAAAGAGAATATAATAATCTTCTCTCTACTATTTTCAATCCATCATATGTCAAAGGGAAAGCTCGAAATTTATTTACATATTTACCATATACTCGGTATAAATCAGATATCTGTTCCTTCATATTATTCCTTCAAAATTCTATTATTTAAATTATCATAACATATACAATAATATAACTCCTTTTATTTTATTCAGAAAGTCTAAAAAAGACTTCTTAAATAATTTCGAATAAAAGCAGGTTTTGGTTTATCTTTTGATAATTTACTAATCTCATTCTGTATATTATCACTATCACTATTAGCAGATTTTAATATTTTTATTTCAATATGTTCAAATGCCCCAGGATTCTTTACTTCTTGTTTAGCAATTTCAAGAGCTATTTTTGATTTCTCTTGTTTCTTAATATATTTATTTATTTTATATAAAGCACTCTCATAATCATCCCAATAACCATACTGGATTGCTAAATCTGAATATGACCATTTATATAACCCCTTATATGGATTACCGATGACATCAACATATAATATATAAGTTAATAAATAAACACGACTCATTGTCTTCCAATCAGATACAACTCCTCTTTTCTTAAGTAATTTTCCAAAAATACAAAATAATCTTTTTAATTCTTTTGGGTTCTTTGGGTTCTTTGTAAAATGATCATATAAGATTTTTATTTTCTCTTCGCCATGACCAATTTCATGAAGTAATAAACCAATCAATTCTTCTCGATTTAATAATTTTATAACCCCCTGAGAAATCCATAAAACCTTTTTAGCATTAAATGAGAATACTCTATTATCAAAAAGAACTCGAACAGTCATATTTTCACCAACTATCGATGATATTTCTCTTGATAGATCACGATCAATATTTGACTTTTTAATCATTGAATTGACTGATGCTTTTATAGTTGCCATCAGTATCACCTCAACAACAGTACTAGCTATCACATCCCGAGGTCTGGTCATATTATCCCATTCAAACTCATACAATATAGAATTCACAGATTTAGAAATTACATTTCTCCCAAGAATTCTATCTGACATTATTATATCCTACCTTTCCTTCTTTCTTTATTAATCTTTTTCATAGTTAATTTATATCTCATCTTTTCTAATATGGATGGTTTATCCAGATCTGGAATCGATGTGTTTATCGGCCCTTTTCCTGAATTCTTCATTATTTCTGTATTCATTTGCTTGCCTAATTCTGTTATTCATAGATGGATAAGATCCATTTCCATGACTCTCATCTTCAATTCTATTATGATATTCAATTGCACGTTTAGTAGCTTCATCAGATTTTTGAATCCACCAATTCGCTACACTTTTATCTCGAACCTTACTCATTTTCCGAAAAGCATTACTTAATTGTAAACCAAATCCTGCTTTAATAGAAAATAAATCACTATCATATTCTTCATACCTTTGTAAGTAAATACCAAGCGCAGTTAAAAAATAAGCTATAGTATATGGTCGACCTTCTCGTTCATAGAATTCTCTCATCTGAAAAGGAATAGATTGAGCTGTATGATGCCAATGACCAATCTCATGTAAATAAACAGCAAGACGCTCTTCTGGTTCTAATTCAGTTAATGCACCTTTAGATACGAATATAATAAATTTACATTTGTTAGCTGGAAAAATAGCAGTATTCGGTCTTGGTCCCGGTTTAACACCACCAATATTCAATTTCATTAAAGCAGGTATACTATAAGAAACCCAATATGCCCATCCATACATATCCATTCGTTTTTTATCACTCATACTTTGAATGCCAGGCATTGTAAATATATCAATTTCCCAACTTGAACTTAAACGAACCTCAACATCAATATTCTTAAATGATTTTTTTATCAGCTTTTCTTCAGATGGAAATCGAGGACATTTTTCAAGGAAGATAATTTCTTTCTTACCTTTCATGTGATTCTTTAAAGTCTTCCACCAACTTTTATATTCAGCTTCAAATTCAAGGAATTCTCCCCTCGATTCATTTAATAAATTATTGATAATCTGAAATCCGTCCATGATAAAATCCTCATTATTTTAATTTATTCTAACTTAAATAAGATCTCGTTTGAGTTCAGCACTTGTCATCAATTTAAAGATATCTCCTGGATTTGTAGGATATTTAATCAATTCCAATCTTCGTGTATCTTTATCTAAAAGACATACCTTTAATTGATCTGGATTCATTTCCCCCAACCCTTTATATCTCTGAATTTTCTGATTTGGATTAGTTATTTTAAATTTCTCAAGATCTTCATCTGTAAATAATGGTATAAACTTCTTCTTGACCGTCGCACCATACAATGGCATGATCGCTCTATATATATGTTTCTGTTCTCTGAGTAATGCCGGAACTAATTTCAAAGCCATAACCATTAACAATGCAGTAATATGACTATTATGTATAACACAACCAGAATTAGCCAAAACAAAATTACCAGTACCAGTTGTTAAATCACAAAATAATTCATCTTCATCAGATTTTCGTTCTATTATTATTTTAACTTTCATATTAAATCCTTTTTATGCGATATCTTTTTCCAATAAATATTGGTTTTATTTTTGGATCCGGAACAAATTGTAATATCTTTCGTTTTAAATTCAAAATAATTAATTTTGGATCAATCATCCATTCATTCATTTTTATTCTTATAATATTCAATCCAAATTCATTATAATCTTTATTCTTCTTTATATCTCGATCACAATATGTTTCATAATTATCAGTAAAATGATAACGTTCATCAAATTCAATTACTAAATTATATTCTTCTATATAACCATCTGGAAAATAACCAATACACATAGGATTTCTTAAAATAAATATATCTAATTCTTTAGACAATGTATCCAAACATGGACGTTCCATATTCCCAACAAATGGTGTTACAGGTTCCCCATTTAATATCTGATCATCTATTCTTGCAATTAAAGTTTCTCGTAAAAATTTTCGACCTTCAAATGATTGAGACCAATATTCAACTCCATATTTTTTCAAACATGTAAATTTAGATTTTTCTTTAAATTCTTCACTTTGAAATATATTTTCAACACCATATTTTTTTAAATTATATTTTTTTAAATAAATTTTAAATTCAGAAGTCTCAAAAATATTAGTTACTCCATAATTAGACCAAAATGTTTCAATTTTCTTATCTTTAACTGAATCTAATTGAGAAACATTTTGTACTCCAAGACTTCGACAAAAATGACCAAGACTCATATCTATAAAAGTATCACAATCACCATAATGTTTTAATATAGATTCTAATTTTTTAATTTTCACATCATCTATCTGAGATATATTCTCTACTCCATATCGATCAATGCATGTGTTCATATGACGATCTTTAATATCATCATGTTGCATTGGATTATCAACACCATAATTCAATTGACATGTTTCAACTTTTTTATTTTTTACTGATTGTAATTGACTATAATTATCAACACCATATAATCTTCGAGCTGATTTTTGAAACGTTTCACCTCTATATATTTCAGCGCATGAAAAACAATAATCATTAAAATAAATTTTCTTTTGTTTCAAAAACAAATCATAATTTATAGAAGCTTTAAACTTTCCACAATATTTACATATTGAAATTTGATTTAAATCTTCTTCATTTGTTATATATGAAAATAATGGAAGAATGTATTGTTCATTATAATTATAAAACAAAGGATGACTATTCTTCCACGTTTCTATTAATAAAGGAATTTCTGGTTTTTGAATGAATAAAAAATAAGTAGTTTTTTTAAATTCTTCAATACCATAAAATTCATCATATGATTGAAAGATATGATTGAATGGGAATTTTTTACATTTTCTATGTTTCATCCCATCAATTTCATATTCTTTTTTCAAAGTGAATTTTTTAGGTTTATTACAATATGGACATAATTCAACATGATCAAGACAATGATATATCAAATATAATTTTTCATCTAAATCTCGACCAGTTGAATTATTATCATTTAACCAATTCTGAACGTCTACATCCTTCATTATAGTATGAACAGTAGCTAATAAACCTCGTTTCCTTTTAGATATGTATTGTTCATAAGTCTGAAAGAGTTTTTGAATTTTTAATGGTTTCGTTTGCATCTATTATATTATCTCCATTATTTAATTCATCACATCGGATCCATCCTCTATTTTCAGTTAAAACTAGATGATCATGTGTTAATGTAAGAATAGAACCATCTTCCATTTCAACATCTAACCATTTTTTAAATATTTTATAAGGCCATATTTTTAAAATAGGAGTCCAAATATATTTCAAATCAATTTCATCATATCCTAAAATAAAAGAATCTTTAAATTGATCTACATTATCAATTATTTCTGAGAGATTAATCTTTTTAATTTGTTCTTTTTTAGTTTGAACATATACGAGTGTATGATTTCGAGGTACGCAACCATCAGCATCAGCATCTGTAGCGAACATAATTTTTCCATACCTTAATGTTTCCAAATTAAAATCAGGTTCAATCCCAGTTCCTAAAGCATTAATAATTTCCACAATTTCCTTATTCTTAAGAAAATCTTTTTTGGTCCCAGCCAAATTAGGAATCTTACCTTTCAAACCCAAAAGAGCATGAATCTTCGGATCTCTACATTGAACCAATCCCCCGGCAGCAGATGCTCCCTCAGTAATAAACAATTCACTTCTAGCAACATCATGTGAAGTACAATCTTTTAATTTTGAATCTATTATTTGATTAAATCTAGATACATTCTTACTACCCTTTATAATATTTTTATTAACAGATAAACTTTTTCTATACCCTTCAAAAAAACCTAGAATCTGTGTTTTTACTGATGGATATTTATCAATCATAGCTTCAATTTGATCTTCTAAACCATTAAACAAATGATCCATTTTAGCTTTAGATGTAGATAATTTTTCTTTAGTCTGACTTGAATATTCAGGTGTGTATAACGACACACTAGTAAATACTCGAAACCCAACCAAACAATCTTGAGGAGTAAAATTTAACTTTTCTTTTTTAGCATAAGCTGTAAATACATTTTTGAATGCAATATACACTTTATTGATATGTGTTCCCTGATTCACAGGTAATATATTCACACTTCCTAAATGTCGTGGACTTGATGGTACTGAACAATCCCATGCAAACTTCACTAATATTTCTTCATCTTTAACTTTAGTTTTAGCTATAAAGATAGGAGTAACATCCGTTGTTTTATTTTTCAATAATGTTCGTTTAAAGAAATCATCAACGTTACAGTTAATTATCTCTTTCTCTCCATTATTCATTAAAATCAATTTTAATTTAGGAATATGTACAGATGCAATCTCCAACCTATCTCGAATAGGACCAATATCCATATCAAGAGTTTCAAAATACTTCTGAGAAGGCTTAAATGAGATTTGACTTGAGAATGGTGGAATTTCTTTATAATCAGTAATCTCTTCTTTAGCTAGAACAGTGTTTTCAAATCTATAAAAAGCTCTTTTTTTATCTCTATACACTATGATCTCAACCCAATCACTTAGTGCAGTTACGGCTACTAGTCCAATACCATGTAGACCAGCAGCAATCCCATATGCGGACCCCTCAGACCCCTTTGAGAATTTACCACCACTAAATAACTTCGTTGCAATTGTCGGTATAACATTCCCAGTTATAGGAATACCCCGTCCATTATCAGAAACAGTAAAAACATGCTTAGCATTATCTACAAACACCCCTATCAAATCAGCATGACCAGCATTCGCTTCATCTAATGCATTATCAAATACTTCATAAATTAAATGGTTTGGAGTTTCAGTTTCTCCAACGTACATCGCTGGGTTTAATCGAAGGTGCTCAATCTCACTAAGAGTCTGTATTTGATTGTGGTCATAGTCCGATTTTTTGATGTCTTCTGTCATATTCAGTCCTTTTTATTATTTCTGATAATTCCTTCAAACTAGGAATTCGATCTATAAATCTATATATGACCCACCCCATCTTAGTTAAATTCATATCTCTAATATCATCTAATTCTTTATTCTGATGCCAATAAGATCCGTCATATTCCAAATTCAATTTCAATGAAGGGATAGCAATATCTAATAAAATATTCAATTCCCAAATGGGATGATTCATAACAGAATCATCTCGGATATCACAAACCAATCCAAAGAATTCAATTTGAGGTTTAGATGGATTTTTATTACCAAGTAATGCTTTTATAGCACCACCCTCAAGCATATATTTTCTCTGATTCTCAGCTAATTTTGGATTTTTTCGAAATGATTCTTTTACTTTTTTTGATAGATTTTTTCGATATACTGGATCTGATGTAGTTTCTTTAACTTTTTTTCTTATTAATTCAATTAATTTCATATCGGTTTTCTGCGGAAGATACTTTATATAACATTTAGAACAATATTTTATACTATAATGAGATGTCTTGGATCCACAATCAAGACACTGTCCTTTATTATTAATTGTTCTCATGGGAAAATTATCTTCATCTCCATACTTATCAATATAATACCTATAACAATCAGGAGAATATCGATTCAAGTGCATAGTTAAATTTTTAAATCTTCTCGAACAACACTCACATTGAATATGATTAATTCCTAATTTAGTCTTCGAATATTTCCTAGTTGGGAAATCACTCTCATGTTTATACTCATCAATATAATATTGATAACATTCTGATTTATGTTTTTTACCAGTCATCAAATGCATCTGTAATGCAAAATCTCTATGAAATTCTTTATGGCATTTTTCACAACATATCATAAAATTAATCCTTTTAATTTTATTCTGAATACAATCAAATATGTTTAAGTTCTCCTTTTATATTAAAATGCCCGTCTCACATTCATAATGTGAGACGGGACTTGTAACCTAAGGAAGGTCGATTATTTAAATACCCAAATCAAAATCATCATCTGTAACAATATCTGATTCAGGAACTGGGTCTGGTGCTTCAGTAAATGTCGGAGCATCAGAATCTACTGATGTTGAAACTGATGATGCAGTCCCACCACGAACAAATGCTGTTTTATCAAACTGCTTCTCAAACTCTGGAAGTAATCCCATTGCGCTATCCATAACTTTTCCAACAACCTTATCTGGTAATTGAGTTGCCACTGCAAAATCAAATACCATTTTATCGCCATGCTTTGATGGGGCTATACCTTTCATAACCTTACAAATAAACCTACGCGGATATACAACAGTTCTTTCGAATTCAGGACTATCACTCAAAGGTGGAAGATCCTTAGCTTTATCCGAAATATGATCAATGAATTTCATAGCACCATTAAATTTCATACCACCGCATGAAAAATAACATAAAACTGGATCACCAACTTTAATACCAGCATCTTCAATATCAATTTCATGTTTCATAGCCTGACCATTTTTATCTAATAAAAGACCAGCAATAATATAAGAATATTTGCAATCATCATCAAGTTTCGGAATATCATCCGCCCATCCAAAAGCAACAAGTTTTGAATATTTTTCATTTTTCTGATTCAAAGACTCAGTATACTTTGTCCAAATACGTTTAATAAAATAAGGAATGAATAATACTTCTGATTCATTCTGTTTTAAATATATTCCTTTGTCTAAATCAGACATAACCTGAAACTTGCCGATTTCCTGTCCTTCCCGAGAAGCACCAGTAATAAACACTGAATGAAATTTTCCAGGTGTTCGGCGCTGCTGAGAAGATGAAACATCTCCAAGTTTCCCATACTGTGATGCATTAAGTAATGCCATATGTGTATTTCTCCATATAATATAATTTTTTATCTCAACAAAAAAGAATGAATTGAGACAATATAACCTATGTAATTTAATCATTACAATCCAAATTGTTAGGTTCAGACGTAATGATTCAAGACTATTTAAATATAAAAATTAAGTAATGTTTCTCTGCTATTCATATATAAATATATATAGCAATAAACTTTTATTTTAACCGTCTATACTGATGAATGGTTTGGCGTTAAAATCCAAAGTAATGTTCGTAGCAGTAGAATTCATTAACATACTAGAAGCTGCTTTAACCTCAGCAGTAACAGCACATAAAATCCTCAACTCACCACCATCTTTAAATCTAAAATACATCCCATCTGAAGTATCCTGGATAGCCATAAAATCATTATTAGGCATCTGAAATATCTTTCCATCTTTCTTAATTGTAATCATTATTCTTCCTTTTTATTTAATACGAGTTGTCTAGATACAACCCCAGTAATATCCTTACCTATCCAAATCATAATTGTCCTTTCACCTTGAGTCCTAGTACAGAATTCAAAGTGATATCGAATCAATGAATGAATATTGTCATCATTTAATATTTTTTCTTGTGTTTTAAAATATCCTTCTTTTACCTTATTTGAGATCAATTTTGGACTTTTTAAAAGCGGTATATCAATGTATGGCATATACAAAACAATATATTCCATCCATTCATCATATACAAAAAAGTGAATTAATTTAATAACTCCATCCAAATCATTCTCTAATATATTATCAGTATTAATATAATCTATCAAAATATCTACAGGGTATATTTCCGCCAACCTATGCAAACATATCGTTAAAAATAACCTAGTATCATCAAGTTCTAATTCATTTAATATATCTTCCCAATAAAGATCAAATTCTTGAAATCCTTTTATTTTACCAATAGCTTGTACTAATGCGTTTTTTCGATATTGTAAATACTGCTTTTCATTAACATCGCTCTGATCAGTTTCAGTTTCATCAAATGGTGAAACAATTTCTGATAACATTTTATCTAGACTGTCCATAATATTATACCTCTCATAATTCAATACTCTCTATTAATGATAAAAATCGATTCTTTATTATTTCGGGATTTTCTTCCCATTCTAGTTGGGGAACACGAAAAATATTCAAATTATGTTTTGTGTAAGTTTGATCTTTTATATGATCATGGGTTTTATGCTTATCATGTTTATGCCATGGTTCATCAAACTCGATAACTAAACTCAATTCTTTAATATAACCATCTGGAAAAAATCCAAACATTCGATCTGGTCGAATAATTAAATAATCAGTATATAATTGTAACCATTTAAAGAATGATGGTTCATTCTTCCCAATATAAGGAGATAATGGTTCACCATTTGTTTTACATTCTTCTAAATAATCAATCATATTATTCCGAAATATCTCTCTACATTCCAGTGTTTGAGATATATTTTCAACACCATATTTCTCCAAACAAGTTTTTCTCTTTTTTTTATTCACTTGTTCCATCATTCCAGGAATCAACATAGGATGATCCACACCATAGTTTTTCATTAAGGTATTAACTTTTTTATCTTTCACTTCATCCAATTGAGATACATTTTCAACACCATATTTTTCTAAACATGTGTGTTTATATTTATCCCGTATATTCTTTGTCTGATAATGATGATCTACTCCATATCTTTCACGATAAGTAGAAATTTTCCTTTGTTGAATCACCGAACTTTTAGACGCATTATCCACTCCATAATTTTTCATCAAAGTTTCTTTTCTTTTTCTAATCGTGGATGGATTTAGATTAATACATGCCATAGAACATGATTGAGTATAACCATTAGTTAAACTAACAAACTTATTTGGATTTCCACATGCTCCACATATATCTTCACCTTCTTTTTTGAGATATTTATCATAATATTCTTTTAATGAAATATCATGTTCTTCATCATTCTTATTGTTTATATGATTGCCCAATGAATGACCTTTACACTCTTTTCCGCATATTTCACATTTCATAATTATACCTTCACATCCAACATCATACCAGCCATATAAATATTTAAAAGGTCTTTGGTTTTACCACCCTTCGGTTCTCTATATGCAGCTTCTCCATTCTGAATAACATCAAATATAATTTCTTCTTTAGTAGATGTATCATCTGATAGGGGCCCGAGTAATTCTCTTAATAACGATTCAGCGCCATGTGCAGCAACTGCCCAAGTGTCCATCTCACCTAAACGCTGTCCACCGCCATTTTTAGCTCCAGCAACAGGTTGACCAGTACTCTCTGAATACTTAGATATAGACCTAGAAGAAACTTTATACTCGGATTGCTGTTCTAACTTTTTATAATATAACCACCCAACAGTTACTGGATTTTGTGTTACTGTTCCATATTCTGGTAATTTTAATACATATTTATCTTTAGCTCCAACCAATTTAAGAGCTTTTTTAATCATATCTTTAGTTGGGGCTTGAAATGGAGGAACATATATTGGAAGAAATCCTCTCTCTTTAATATCTTTCACATATTGAGTATATTGGTTATCTGATAAAGACTTATATGATTTGACAATATTTTCAGATAATTTTTTATCTTCAGTATTATCCATTTGTTTATAAACGGATTCTAACAATTTCAATGCCTTATCATTCTTTTTATAACCATATGCAATAACTCTTTTAGCAAGAAACTTCCCTATTAACCCAGTATACAATTCAAACAAAGTACTAGGGTTCATACGATTAATGATCGCAATTGCATTAATAATCACTTCTATTCTCTCACCCCACGGAGTTATTGGCATATTCTCATCTTTTTCAATAAGAGTCAAAACACCTTTACCACCATGGTTATTTGTGATTTTATCACCAACTTGACATCTATCCATTCTCTCAATTTTAAATACAATACGAATACCCGGAAATGGTTTTTTAGATCCAGCATCATTCACCAAGAACTTCTTCGGGAATTCACCTTTCATTTCAACATATCTTTTCTTAAATTTATTGAATTGAGGAATTAGTACTGGAAATTTCTTCAATGATATATTCGGATATATTTCAATAGCTATAATCTTACCACCAGGTGATGGTTTTACAAACTGACCATCTACTAACTCATCTTCTTCAACTTCCAATAATTCTTCAACCTCTTTAGATGATCTAATAATTAAAGGTTCTCCATTTTTAGTATCAGCTCCTTCTTCAGCAATCATTTTAATTGTAGATGTCGCATCTATATTAATTGTTATCTCTTCATATACTGGTGATACAAAATATTTATTAGCAACAGATTCCGAAATAATATATCCATCTTCAAATGAATATCCTTTCCATCCCATTACGGCAGCTAACAAATTCCGACCAACAGAAATAATACCATTCTTAATATGTTTACCTTCAGCCAATATCTGACCTTCTTTAACCTTCTCGCCCTCTTTAATAACCGGATGAAAATAATTCAATGAACTTTTACCCTGAGCTGATTTTAATTTTTCAGTATTCAATGGAATTATATGAACCTTATTCTTAACATCTCTAACATAAATAGCATTCTCACTCATTCGAACAACTATACCATCAACTGGACTTTTTCTAATATATGAATCACTTAAATTGGTAGTTAAGATAGTTTCAAAACCAGTCTGAGCAATAGGAGGTTGATTTCCCATAATCGGAACAGATTGTCGAGTCTGAGATGCCCCAAACATTACACGACATCCATCACATGAACCAATATAAGGTACAATACTAGCACTAGTACTTAATATAGAAGCCTTTGCAGCAGTTGTCTTTTCAAACTCCCCAAATGACCCTCGAATATTTCCAATGGCAGCATCAACAGTCAATTGATTTATGATACCAACTGAATCATTCTCTGGTGTATCCATTGGATCATAATTACCATAATATGAATTATGTAGACTTCTAGATGGTTTAGTCATTGCCTTTTTATCTGCTAATCCACCAGGTCCAACAGGGGATACTTTAGTCAAACTAGATAGTTCTTCAAATGGATTAATATTTTCAATACTTTGAACCAATTTATCATTCACAATATTTTTAACTAACTCACGAGTATCACAATAAAATTCGGAATCATCATCACCATGCTCACGCTGAGATAGATATACGTTATATGATTTCAAAATCTGTTTTTGAATCTGATAATTGAAAATTTCAGCACTTCTGATTCTTTGTTTTGATATATCATTACGATCATCAACCCGACCAGCAACAAGTCCTTTACATATATAAATCATACATCCATCAAAAGTAATTGGTTGCATCTTTGTCTTCAAAACTTCTACAGATATAGGTTCCATTATATTTTCTAATACCGAATCAATCCGGAAAATACTATTTCTATTTTCGGTCTGTTTAATAATCAAATCTTTAAAGTTTTTCTTATCAGTCAATACTTCACTAGTTAAATCACCATTAATCTCTTTGAAAGAATTAATTAATATTAGATTTTCTTTCTTATCACCATCCCATTCAAATACTAAATATTTTCCATCAGCTAATTCAACATAATTCTTATGATCTATTGGCTTAGATAATTGAATATTATGTTTCATACCAAATAAATTACACATTTCTGAAAATCCCATAAAATAAGATAATAGTAATCCAGTAGGTAACCAATATCCCCCTATCTGAGATTGAAAATAAGATTTATGTTTAGTTTCCTTCCAATGCGTAGCCACTGGAGCATACATGGTTTGTAGTTTTGCCTGACCAGGTTTAAAGAAAAAGATCGGATCAACAACTGATTGATAAACAAGATATTTCTTATTACCATTAACTAAGAATGTTCCATCTGGTTGTATCTCAGGAATGTCAATTTCAACCTCATGACTTTGCTTATTATCATCTTGTAATGTTATAGAATATCTGATCATTTTAGTTGGTTCTAGGTCACCAGGATCTACGGGAACAGATGCCTTTTTGAATGATGAGATTGTTAATGGAAATTTATCTTTTCGTTTTAGAATACTGAATGATTTCAGCAAATCAGATTCAAATGATTCAGAGAAATCAACATGACGTTTACTCATCACAGCACTAGGATTTTTATTTTCATTAATTGAATTTATATTCGTTTTCTTATACACTGGATCTCTAGATTCATTTCTATAAGAATCTGTTTTCAAAATAGTAGGAGCTATATCTCTTTTAATCTTTTTTATAGCACTATCTAATTTCTGACTCGTGATATTCTTTGATATTCTCTCTGCCTTCTTTAAATCTTTTGTCATCCCATAAACTGATGCTTTAACAACTAATCTTTTTGCAGATTCAGGATTTAGATTACTAGAATTGATAATAGATGATCTCTTTTTAAAAGGAAGCTTCATAATATATTGTCTAACAGCAATTGCAATATTATGATCCTTTTCTGTTTTAGTAAGAGCTTCAATCCTATCAGACACCTGTTCTATTTCTTCATTTTCTTGATTAATTGCATCATCTACCGGGCGAGTCTTTATCTGTTTTAATAGACTTAACAATCGACCAATGGCAATCTGTGAAGTAGGAGTCTTTAATAATGAATATTTAATAACCCCATTGGTATTAACTGCCATCATTACATAATCAAAAGGAACTTTTTCTTTAGATCTAAACATACTATATAATATATATGCTCGTTTCTCGAAAATATTTTCTGGCATCGGTTTATCTAAATCAACATAATACATAAGAATATTATCCCGATCAGAATATACTGATTTTGTAGAGGTTAGATAGGATTTAATCTTAGATGCAACAATAGGTCGGCGATATGATTGTTTCTTATATTTAGCATCGACCATATCTAAATACAATGAAGTATCAACAAACATATTTTTGATATATGGTTTATTCACCCGAACTGGACGCAACCCATTTGAAACTATTGAAGATAAAGAATTAGCATTCACGACTAGACGTGGAATTTGTGCTGGTATAACTGTACCAAATCTAACAAATTGTCTTCGTATTCTTAATTTAGAAAAAGCATTGGAAAAACTCGTATTTTCCGGATAAAAAATCAAATTATAATTCTTACCCTGATCAGAAGTAGTGTATGCCACATCCTTAGTAGTGAAGGGGAATAGTTTAAGTTTCTTTATATCAATCATTAATTACCTCTAAAAATTTCCGGTTACAAGTTTCTCTAAAAGAGATTCGTCAGTGGGTCTATCATATATCAATCCAGTAGTAATGGAAGCTTTCGGATCCTCAAATGCCAATGCTTGAAGCCAAGATTCCAATTTCGGAATAGCCTTTGGGCCTCTTACAACTGGATCATAATTCGGATTCAATCTTGCAGGATATGCAGGATTCCCCTTATCTCTAAGGAGATTGGATGCTAGAACTTCTAAATGAATCATATCAGTATTAGTATTCAATGTCAAATATTGATCATAAATTTTCATAAGAAAATGATCAGCGTTTTTGTAAGGAGTTCGACCAGAAAATAAAGATTCAATGATCTTAACCTGTTCTGAGAAAGCATCATTTGTTGGTACAGTATTTAATACTATCGATCCCTTCTTATAAGTAATAATAATAGCCTTAGCATCTTGTTTTATTTGCTTATCAGTTAAATCAATTTCAATTTTATTATCTAAGGTCACACTTGTGACAGTATCAGCATAGTTCAAATTAAAATAACCATAATTTAAATTAAGACTGGTTTTTGTTAATTCAATATCCTTTTTAGAATCTAAATAGTCAGCCATTGAAATATAAATGGAACCATCACTTAAAGCATGGAGTTCTGATGTGGTCTGTTTGAAATGTCTTTCTAATAATCTCTTATGTGATGAATCTAACATTCTAGAGATCTCAGACATGATATCCATTGTCTTAATAGATACACTACCACCAGTATGGAATGTCATCATAATCGTCTGAGTCAATCTTTCACCGCATATTTCCCCTGCTAGAATCCCAACATACTTTGTTTTGTTACGCATCATCATATCCCCATAACAAGTACGACATAGTGATGGAGTAGTACAATACATGGGGGATCTCAGATGAACCACTTTGTTCATATGCTGTGATTTGTTGAAAGGGACAATTTTCCTCTCATCATCAACGATATATCGACCTTCTAATCGACTGGCAATATCTGCATCAACTTTTATCGTAACAAACCTCTTAGTTCTACAATCTTTAATTCGTGGATCGGCTTCAACTCGTTGAAGTGCCGATACCAATTGTCGTGATAGATACCCAGTATCCGAAGTATTCAATACCCTATCAATAATACCTTTTCTCGAACCATAACCACTTTCAAAATATTCATCGCTCTCAAATCCATCACTATAACTATTTTTTATAACACGAATACCACCATTTGGATCTACAAGCAATCCTTTCGCAACTAAGATCTGTCTTGATTGTTTATAACCATTCTTCAATCCTCCAGCCTTACCTATAATACCAATATTAGTGCCATTTTCCTCAACATGCTTTTGTAATGCATCGGTCATTCTATCTGTTATGAGACTAGCTTCTACAGGATCTTTAGCAGTATCTAACTCATCTTTCATTTTCATTATATGAGCAGGAATCTCAAAATCAGAAAGACTAAAACTTGGTGCCATAATAGTATAATATTTCATACCCAATTTAACAGACTCATGACAGAATTTTACATATGTTGGATTCCCATCTTCATGTTTATAGTCATTATATATTAAAGCTGCTAATTTATTGATTTCTTTTTTTCCTGTTGGTACATTAGTATGATATTTTTTAGAAGGTAATACCTTATTAAACATCACACGACCAACTGTTGTGACCTTACCATCATATTTTATTATATCAATAGGAGACATTTCTGTTAATTGCCTATCATCCCTAATGACTATTGGAGCTCGTTCTGATTTACTATCCTGAGTGAGAGCATATAATCCGATAACCATATCTTTTGAAAAGTCATCACTGATAGTCCCCATTGCATCCTTAGATTCAGAATTTATCATTTTATCTTTAGTTTCTTGGATAGATTCTTTTGTTATAGGCACATAAATGGCCATTCTATCTCCATCAAAATCTGCATTATAAGCTCCACATTTTAAAATATTTAATTTGATAGTATTACCATCAACCATTACCGGTTTGAACCCCTGAACAGACTCTGCATGGAGTGCTGGATCACGTTTAGCTAATACAACCTTACCAGCAATTGCTCGATTCACAGAAGCTTTTACCATTGTTTCTAATTCATCTGGGAGCTTAAATTTTTTATTAATACTAGACATTAAACGACGAGTAGATGGGATACTAAATGTTTGTCCATTAAAATCTAATAGAAGTTCAGCAAATTTCTTCTGATCAATATTCCCACTATTATGAATATCATAAATGATAAATGGTTCAAATAGTTTAACTAACATCATAAAAGGGATACCGATTTCATCAATCTTAATCTCTGTAGCTGCACCAGTAATGACAGCCCCACCACTAAAATCAATTCTCTTTCCTAATATATTTTGACGAACAATACCCTGTTTCTTTGAAATCTTCTGAATGATATAATTGTATAAATCACTAACCAACTCATGCATCTTAGATGCAAGAATATCATACATCGGACCTTCCGTTAAAGAAATAGATTCCAATTGAATGGACTGTCTTAATATTTTAACATAATAATCATTAATTGGTTTAACTCTCATACCACCAGAAATTTCATCAATTTCTGCATCTCTTGATGATGCTGGTATAACTATGCACTTATCAACGAAAACCATATCATGTTTCAAATAATTCATAATCATATTTTTAACATCAATTCTCTTCTGATCAGTTTCTTCCCTTGAAATCATTTTCTCAAAATTTTTCACAACAGAAGTTATCCCATTAATATCACCTTCAGGATCAGCAATTAAAGTTCCTTTATCATCAAATCGAAATGCCTGCTTTCTTTCAATTGCTTCAATAATTTTTCTATTTAATGTCCATATTGGCTTAACTAATGCTGGATGAATAATTTTACAATGTAATTCAATATATGATAAAGTCTTTCGTCGTTCAGGGGAATCCTTTGCACCAAAGATCTTTTCAGAAAATAAACCTTCAGGATGTAATACTACACCTTTGCCAACAACATAATCCGGAGTGGTCACTGGGTCCATCAATTGTGTTATTTTTTTAATATCTGACAGATATATTTGGTTCATGAAAAAATCTCCTAGTTGAGCTTTTTGGGATCCCATCGTTCTGGTGATGGTTTCAAAGATTGACTAACAGGAATTTTAGTCTGTCTCTTCTTCAGTTGCTCTCTATATTGTTTGTATTTCATTCGCTCTTTTTGTAATTGTATAGAAAAATATTTTATCTTTTTATTTAATGATCCTTTAGATACGGAACCATTCTTTAATTTATTTAATGTAGAAATGATCTGTGTATAACCTCTCATTCTACAGGTACTAGAACATACCTTCACTTGAAAATTATAATCAGGACCATTTTTAATACTCTTCCTGCATTTATCAGAGCATTTCTTTAACATCTCTTTTGCAGCACTAGATGCAGCAAAAACAGAATTCTCAAAAAGAATAACTCTAGTAAAAATTTTGTCAGTATCCATTAATAATCCTTTTACTATTTGTTCGGATTTATTATAAAGGATACTTTTAGCTAACCAAAAAAAGCCGAAGCCCTTTCTTTAAGGATAATATATACATGGTTTAGTTTTATCTAGTAGATGAATAATAACACCATGCAATCCCAGTTCTAAGATTACTTATTTTTTTGGTACCAATCGATACCTTGGTCTGCTGTTTTAAACTTCCCATCCATCTGAGCATCATAGATTTTCTGTAGAATGGACCCAAATGTCTTATTTGGAATCAATCCCATATCAATTAAATGCCTGCCGAAAACGATCCGTTTAGGTCTTGAATCATAAACTTCTAATTCTCGAGCTTGTTTTCTCAACCAATCCTCAGCGTAATCAAAATGAGATTCAACTGGTCCTCGACCCATCTTATCACAAGTTGAAACCCAAGTTAACCAATCGATTCTCCCAACTCTATTTGCCAATCTTCGAATAGCAGATTTGGAAGCCCCTGTAGCAGCAAATGTTGTCGGTGCCATATGATTAGTAACCAATGAAACTACACTTTCAATAATGAAATTTGGTTTCTTCTGATTACTAGAACCCATCAATCGGGACATGAATGAGCGAGTAGGTTCTTTTCCTGCATATTCATGCCGTCTTGATCTGATTTGACCATCAATGAATTCAGTCGTTGCTGGCTTACCAAAGTCATGACATAACACAGCGAACCCACATATAATCTGATCTTCAACATCTTCCATACCTCTGAGAGATGCGAAAGCGTCCATACAAAGTCCTGTATGGATAAAAACATCACCTTCAGGATGCCATTCAGAATCTTGTTCCACTCCAATCAAATCACGAAGTTCTGGATAATAATCAATCCATCCAGTATCAACCAAAAACTTTAAAGCTTTTGATATATAGATTCCTTTTGTGATCAATTTTTTCCATTCTTCTAAAATGCGTTCTCGAGACAGATCAAATTGACACAACCCTTTACATAACTCCAAGGTTAATGAATCAACATCCAAATCAAATCTAGCAACAAACTGCATTCCCCGAAGTACCCGTAAAGGATCCTCTGAAAATGCACTTGATGTATGCCGTAAAATTTTAGCATGGAGATCACGAAGCCCATCAAAGGGATCAATGATAATATCATTGATCGGATCATATGCCATTGAATTAATTGTGAAATCTCGGCGAGATGCAGCTTCTCCAGGGGTCATTGATGGATCACCTTCAATAGTAAAACCTTTATGACCATCCCCAGTTTTAGAATCTCGTCGTGGGATTGAAATATCAATATCATGATGTTTGACCTTAATAACACCAAAGGATTTTCCAACGATATCAATATCAAATCCGTTTTTTACCAAGGTATCAATGATACTATCAATATCGAGATTGTAAATCTCAAGATCAATATCCTTGAACTCGGCTCCGATGATGCTATCTCTCACAGCACCACCGACAACATAAGTCAATCCACCAGAACCACGAATGATATTGCAAATGCTCATTACTAAATCAGGTAGTTTCATCATGAATCCTTTCATCTTTAAGTTGATCTTCCGCCATTTTTTAACTGCCGGTTCCATCATACCAGCAACTACTGACCAATGAGTCAATTGATCTGGAGTGATCTCTCTCGGCTTATGCTTTAGATTGGCCTTCTTAGCACACTCGTTACATAGAAGGGCAATATGTGTGTGATCGACTAGGAACCAGCTAGCACCTGTGATCTTACACATCCGTTTGATATCCTCCTTTTCAAGAGGATATGGAACCAATATAGGATTATCTCGAACAGCATCTTCTCTGGCAAGATTCATTTGATCAAAGAAATTAATCTTCTCATCAGACTCAGCAGTTTTCAATTCAATCTTCTTGAGTGAAATAATCATCTGAGCATATACATCCTGTAAGGTAGTACCAGCAACCTGACAACCCCAACAACGAGGTACTGGAGGAGTAGTAGTAGATTCACCAATTCGTTTCTTTTTAGCCATTCTCTTCTTCAATTCAAGCATATCATGTTCATGCTTCAACGTATTAGCCTGATTAGCTTCCTGATGGATCTTACATGCTCTACCATCCTTATATTGGAAGGATTTTCTGCGAGATACTTCTATCCCGCAGATATTACAAATAAAATTTTTCATTTCACATCCCTTATTAACCAATCAGGATCTCCACCATAGAACCGGAGTTTATTTAAAATATCGAACTCATTAAGTCGACCTTTAATTTCAAATAACTCAATCCATTGATGGAATTTCAATAAAGCATACAAACCATTATTATAATAATCTTTATACTCATTACATATTGGATTGGAACATTTTTTATCTTCCGGTAACCATAAGTTAATATTTTTCTCTATCAACTCTGCGAGTTTAGTTGAATCTTTTGTAGATTCAATTATTATCACTTCTCGTCGTATGCAATTACATACTTCGCAAACGACAACTTTTAGTTTCTTCACGAAGAATCGATCGAAGTAATAATTTTCATCAATCTCCTTTTTCAGAAGATTATATGCTAAATCAACTACTCCATTTTCTTGGAGAAATTTCTTAGCATTAGTGATGGAATTGAATTGTTCCATCGGGAACTCTTCAATTTTAAACATATTATACCTTTCTGTTAAATTGAGAAAAATAAACCATTGTCTCTTATATAAAAATAAGAGACAATGGTTTTAAACAATCAGATGACTTAATCGTCAATATTATCCGCATGCTCAACCGGATCATCGACTATGTCGACAACATTAGCCATAATGGCTTCTATAGCCACCTGAAAGGACTTCTCGTACCGAGTCATGGAACGAGAGCTGATCTGTACCATATCGATACATGATTTAACAATCCCGATCACAGGATCGATCAAGATCGAATACAATTCAACAAGTGAAGTATACACCGGCACCAGAAGTGCTGCATGATTTATTACCGACTCACCGAACGCAATAATATAACGTTCGATTTCTTCATCACTCTTTCCCTCGAGAGAGTTCACTACTGTGTGAATCTGTACAGCTACGTCATCAATGTCTTTTTTGGCTTTCTTAGCCATAATCTTTGTGAATAAGTTCATGATACTTATTCCTTTTTTTGTTATTACTAGTAACACGATATGATACACCACCATGGCACGGAATCGATTTTATCATCCGTTCATCATCCAACCCCTTTATAAAATATAAAGGGGATTTTAATTATTCCACCAATCTGTCCCATCCTCTATATGGGTTTGAAGCCATTCCTTTTTCTCGACTTCATGATCTTCTTGACGTACTTTCGCACGTCTCTTTGCCTGGGTCTTTCTACCACCTCTTTGGCCTAACTCAGACATTGAAATACCCTCGTTCATGGCATATTCAAAGAGATTCATACTACCTCCTTGATCCGAGTATTCTCTGGAAGAGAAACCCATACACCACTAGTATACCGGGACTTCTTTTTAGGAAGTCCCTGTATTTTTCTCTGCTCGGAGTATAGTATAGCCGAGGTCACTTCGACCTTATAAACTATACCATATCTTCTACACTTATCAATAGAATCAGTAAGGTAGATGATCCCACCAGACATCACGTCCATTTGTGATATTCCGGTTGGGGTTTTCAATGAATCCCCAATGGAGATTATATTTCGTGAACCATGATATAATATCATGTGAATCTCCTTAAAAAATAGATCAATTTTAAGTTATATATGGAATGAACACTCATTCAAACCAAATCTAACTATCTTAATATGTCTTATATTGGATCTTTGACATAAGTATAATATGGTGCCTGTCTAAACCAAACCATATTATTAATATCAAACCTTAGCGGCGTCTGACATTAATTACCAAACCCGTCATCGGGTCGATGCTATATTCGTACATTAAAGCCTAGCTTTCTTTTGTACTGTTAATAAAACATGAAAAACCATCACAACAGAACATGTTTAACATCATATGATATTCAACAAATCCCATTTCGGAATAAGCTAAATATCATATGATGTTAGACATGAACATCATACGGATTATATCATTCGATATAATAGCTTAGCTTATCCGTAAAGGCGAACATAAAAATAATGTAATATTATTTCCTATTCATAAATATATATATATAGAGTAAAAAATCCATCCATAGTGGACAAAAGAATCTATCTTGAATGGTAAAAACGTCCATATATATAAATTAAAATAGAAGGGTTAATATACTAATAAGGAGCTAATATGATTAGATTTAACGAAACAGGCAAAAGAAAATATCAAATTCTTAATATTGATAGTAATGAAATTCCAGAAGAGATAGATCCAAAAACAATCATCGTTGAAATGAATTTAATTTTTTCCCCAATAACAAATAAATTTTTCCGTTTAACAGAATTCGTAGAAGGTTGCAGTGACACTATCGGAATTGAATTTGATAATTGGTATATTAAAATGATTAAAGATTATAAAAATTCAAAATATGATTATTCTATAATCAAGGCAAACATCCCTCAATTAAAAATTTATTGTAATCAATATCTTGAACATGTAGGAATCAACTTTGAAGATTACATCAATAGATCTAAAGTTTCAAAAAATAGTATTTTCTTTGATGCTGATGAGATTAAAAAGATCATTCAAGCTTCTAATTATCTAAAAATTTATTTTTCTTTCAGTCAAGATGCTAAAATGAAATTATCAAATAGATTTCATAAACAAACATATAATATGTTAATTGAAAATATAAATGATACTAATATTATTTATAAACTATTCAAAATTGTTTCTAGTAAGACGTATGAATATAATTACACTGACCGGTTCATGTGGGATTACATCAAGACTATTTACTGTAAAACAACTGATATGCATGTTTTTTCCATTTTTAATTTTATTATGAATAACATTCTAGTCACTTGCAAGATTGATTCAAATCCTATTCCTTATTTAATTAGTGTTATTGATGAATCTATTAAATGGATTCTAAAAAACATTTATAAAGATGCCATTATTTACTCTGAAACTGTGTGCACGCAAGATGTATATACTCAACAAGGACGAGATAAGTTATCAAGTTTTGCACAAAATGATACTTTAGGCAAACTACTTATCATCTCATTTAATCAATTAGAAAATAACGGTATAAAAAATATTGAAACTTTTAAGAATAATATTACCGGTTTAAAAGAAATTTCATTGTTTGCGAATTATGTAACGTATCCCATTTTATCAAAAGTACTTGATATACCATATCGTCATTTTATGACTTTATCGGTTTCGAATTCATATTTATTAAATCTCTTAGTTCATTATTTATTGCCAGTAGAATTTAAATCTAAATATCCAATTTTGTCTAAAATGCTATTACATTATAATAAACAAAAGCCAATTTTAAAGACCACGTATAAAGTTAAAAATATAGATGTATTCACAGAAACCATTGGAACATTCCTAGGGTTTAAAAATAATATTACGCCTTATGATATGTATAGCAGTGTAATCGGAAAACTCTCCAGAAATAGTTATAACTCATTTCTTAATAATAAAGAAATAGTTAATTTTCCATTAGCCAAATTAGAAATAGATGTCATCAAATTTTATAATGATTATTTTGATGGGCGCATGGAGCATTTGTTTGACGATCTTAGAGAAAAGATCGATATTTTGTTATAGTTTAAAGGGACTTTAGATTAATTTCTAAAGTCCCTATTTTATGCGCAAATTCCTTGAATTTTTTTATACATTTTTCTTTATCATTAAACCAATCAACTTCCCAACATCGAAATATATGAAGATTATTTAAAAGATATGTATCATTTTTAATTTTATCATGTTTTTGAGATGCGGTAGATTTATGGTGAGGTTCATCAAATTCAATAACAATCTTCAATTCCTTAATATAACCATCAGGAAATAAAGAATCTATCTTAGTATTATTATCAATAAAGTAATCAGTATGGTTTTGTAACTCAGAAATAAAAGATAATTCATTATTTCCTTTTCTCGGACTAAATTTTTCACCATCTTTCAATCCATCTTCAATTGCTTTAATCATCATTTCTCTAGATCTTTTCCTTGATTCCATAGTTTGAAAATAATATTCAACCCCATGATTTTTAAGTGTAGTCTTCTTTATTCGATCATAAATGATCTTTGATTGGGGAGGATATAATACTCCATAATGCTTCATACATGTTTTACTTTTCTGATCCTTAATTTGAGGCACCTGGCTAATATTAGAGACATCATATTTTAATTGAATTGAAGATTTAGATTTAGATCTTATTATTTCAGATTGCATCGGATAATCAGTTCCATGATGTTCAAAACAAGTTTCTCTTTGCTTTATTTTCACATTTTCAGATTGCATTGGATATGCAACTCCTCTGTTCTTAATATTAGTCTGTCTTTTGAGAGTTTGAATTTTTTTCGATTTAGATGGGTTATCCACCCCATAATGATTAATATAACTTTTAATCTTCTTGTCATTTAATTCCCGAGATTTAGAAGGATGATCTACTCCATAATTCATCATGCATGTATTTTTCTTTTTGATTTGAACCGCATCCGATGAATTCGAACATTTAGTTGAACAATACAATCTATAACCTTTATCAATATTAATAAATTTACATTGATTCCCACATTCTATACATTTACCATTACGAGAATCATGAAGATAACAATCATAATATTGTTTGATAGTCATATCATGAATATGACGCAAATGAGAAGATAGACGTTTAAATTTCTTATTGCATATTTGACATAATTTTAAAGGTTTCATATAATTTATTCTATTAATTTTTATAATGATTATTAAAATCATAAGATTCTAATCCCGATTAAGGGAATAAAATAAAAAGGAGATTTATATGAAAACTATTACAAAAACCATAGACGAACTTATTGAATCTAAAGATTCCCCATTACCATTAAAAGTAATTCCTAATAATATGGGAATTAATTTAAATAGTGTATCTACTATATCATGGAAACGATTAGAAAGTAGTAATCAATTAATGAATTTAACGATCAATTTCACCCCATCTAATGAGAATGTTCAATGAAAAGATTAGATCATATATCTTATGATGATATGTTTATTAGTATGGCTGCTATAGCCTCATATAGAAGTAAAGATCCAAACACTCAAAATGGATGTGTTATTACTACTAATGACCATAGAGTTGTTTCGCTTGGATATAATGGATTTCCTGAGTGGTGCAGTGATGATATTTTTCCATGGTCTTCACCTGAAAAATATGATTATGCAGAACATGCAGAAAGAAATGCAATATATAATGCCACTCGATTAGGTATCTCAACAATTGGATGTAAATTATATCTATATTCTGAAAGAGGTTATTATCCGTGTTCTGATTGTGCAAGAGCAATCATCCAATCTGGAATTAAAACAGTAATAATGGCATGTGCTCAGAAAGGAGAGGCATCAGAAAATGGAAAATATTTATGGGAACCAACCAAACGAATGTTTATTGCTGCTGATGTTCAACTATATACTCTTCCAAAATGTGAAAAATCATTCGTAAAAATATCTAATAAATTACTGGTATCATCAGGTATCATAAAAAATACTACAGGAGAAGAAGATAATGTCTACTAGAGAAGATAGAAGTCGAGTAAAAAATAAAAAGAAATTTGATGAAGGTATGGATATGATCGACTGGGGAAAACGAAAAAGTACATCTGTTAGAGTCGAGGAAGGTGTATTGGATCATACGTGGGGTCGTGCAACTAAATATCATTACCATGAAAAACCAGATTATAAAATAGGTGATGCACCAGCAGTTAGCTTTCCGAATGCCCCAATGGAAAAATCTTTAATGGACTATAAGATCAAATAAAGATGACGTCTATATCTTTATAAAGAACCTAGTTATTTTGACATTAAAGTTGAGGTTTAGGTTCTTTAAAGTATAGTTTAATTCAAAAGATGAATAAATGTTTATTGTAAAGAGTAATTATATCATACGTTTTTTTTGATGGATGGAATAAAGAATAAATTTAAAAGGAATATTATGCTCAAATGTAAAATATGCAATTCTGAATTTGATAAGAGTTTTCATTTATCTATTCATATCAAACAGAAACACAATATACCAATTAAAGACTATTATGATAAATACTATAAAACAGAAGATGAAGGTTTTTGTAAAACATGCAGAAAAACAACCAAATTTCAATGTATGACTAATGGATATATTACATATTGTTGTAATAGATGTGCTGCGATGGATAAAGATTTACAAAAAATAAAAAAATCAAAAATGAAAGTTCATTATAGAAATGGATCTATCCAAAAGAAAACCAAAGAAACATGTAATGAACGGTATGGTGTAGATAATCCATCTCAATCTAAAAAAATAAAAAATAAAAAGAAACAAACATTCCGACAAAATTATGGAGTTGATAATTGTTTTCAACATCCAAAAATTCAAGAAAAATCAAAAGAAACATGTTTAGAAAAATATGGCGTAGAATATTCAGGATCATCACCAATCGTACAGAAAAAGAAAAAACAAACATGTTTAAAAAAATATGGAGTAGAACATTATTCTGAAACAGATGAATACAAAGAGAAAATCAAACATACATGTAATGAACGGTATGGTGTAGATAACGTATTTGAATTAGATGAAATTAAAAAAAAATCCAAAGAATCATGTCTTAAAAAATATGGTACGGAATTTGCCTCACAATCAATAATAGTAAAAGATAAATCAAAAGAAACATGCATGTTGAAATTTGGAGTTGATAATCATGCTAAGACTTACATAGCAAGATTGAAATCTAGAAACATGCTGATTGAACGAATTAAAAAAGAAAATGGAAATAAGATAAATCCGATGAGAGGTAGTGGTGAAAAACCATGCTTTGATGAATTAGAAAAACATATCCCATTTAAAATCGATAGAGATTTTACTAAAATTGGTTACTTCCCAGATGGATTCATTCATGAACTTAATTTAGTGATTGAATTTGATGAACCTGAACACCAGTCTAGAGAATGGTATAAGGAACATGATATGAGGCGGAATTCTGATTTTGAAAAAATTGGTTATGAAACCCATAGAATTAAAAAAATCAATTGGGATGATGATCCCAATAAATGTATAAAGAAATTCAAAAATATAATAACAAAATTAGACGGAGAATGATATAATGTTTATAGTCATAGACGGTCCAAATGGCGCGGGCAAAACAACTTTGATTAATCAATTAAAAGATAGAGGTTATGATACTTTATCAAGTCCAAATGGGACAGACTTAGCTAAATTTCTTAGACCTGTATGCCGAGGAACTGAACCATGGGAAGAAGTTGATAAAACAGTTCAGTTTCTAGCATTTAGTGCAGCAAGACTTGATGAATATATTAAACGAGTCAAAGATAAATCACATCAAATCATTGCTGATAGATGGTGGACATCAACATATACCTACCAATGTGTTCTACAGGGATTGGATGCTAAGTTCATGGAATATACTATCCACCCAGAAGAAAAAATTGATTTAGTTATTATATTAACAGCTGATTCAGATACTTTAATCTCTAGAGTTGAAAAGGAGAGATTGAAGAATCCTGATCATGGTAAATGTTCATGGACTAAAGAACGAAAAACCATGGAACGAATAGCAGAAATATATGTTAAAGAACTTCCTGATTATTTAGAAAGTAAAAAAATTCCTCATATGATTATTGATTCAAGTGGCAAAGATGCAGATGAAATTGAAGATCATGTATTATCGATTCTAGAATTATATAAATAAGTCGTGAAATAAGATCCTAGTAATTAATTTTACTAGGATCTATTACACGTCAAATTTTAAATTGTTAACCGGAACCTTTTGCTTTTTTCAATCTCCGAGATTCTAAAATAGATGTTGCATTTGATGCGATATCAAACTGTTTATGATCGAGCATTCTTTGCTTTCTTAGATTATGTTTTTTCATAACAGCCTGTATTGCATTATTATATTCTTTACCAGTTTTGAATTTACCATCGGCAGCAGCACGAACTAATCGAGTCATATCTATTTTGAGAGATTTATTTTGACGTGTTCCGGTACGTGCCATTATTTTAAATGCATTCACAGTATCTGACCAAAGATATGATGGCCATAACCATATTTTAAATGATTTAACGAACTTTCTAACGTCACCTTTAAATCCAGTACTGAAACGATTCCAGAAACGTTTAACTCGGCTTCTCTCATTACCGCTTTCATCTTTAGATTCCAGATATACAGTCTGCAAATCTTCTTTTAATAGTTGTTTATCAGTCTTCATAATTTAATCCTTATATAATGTATACATTTAATTTTATTCTTTTTCATTATCATCCTTTCATTAATACCATCGGTTTAATAGCAGCCATGAACTTGGGCTTATCAAAGAATTTACCAGGACATGCATTATCTTTATCCTGAGATACTTCATTATGAAGAAATATATGCCCAAAAGGTATTGAAAACCATTTCATAACAGACGCAACTGATCGATAACCTATCTGTTGATATGCTCGTTGTGTTGGTTGAACTAATGAATAATTACCAGCTATTGCTATATGAATAGAAACATCAAATTCAGAAGGGATATCATCATATATACATCGATAACAAAATGGAGTACACATTACAGTTTCATAATCCTGATCTATTTTATCACAAAGAAAATGAAAAGGCATATCAAATTCATCATTAAATATCCAATTATAACTTCTAAGATATGCACTTACTGATTTCTTAGAATCAACTTTAGCCCTATCCAAATCTCCAAATCGACAAGATAGATCATGAATAATAATATATTTAAACTTTCGTGTTGTTTTCTTGAAATAAACAGGTTTATATGGAACTATCATGCTATATCCCCTCAATTAATCTAATATTCTTTTTAAATTTATTTATTACTGAATTTACAATATATAAATTATAACCGAGATTTATTCATTCTATCAATTTTATCATAAATCAATATCACTTCTTCCCAATATAATTCCCATTCCATTCTTAACTCTTCATCATATATCCAATCTGAACCAGCAGCCTTTAATTTATCATTCATGACTTTATAACGCATACCCATTAAAGAATTAGGATGGGGAATAACCATAACTTTATTATCTTTATAAATCAACTTATCATATAATGATTGATATTGATTTATTCTTTTATTCGTAGAATCATCAATTTTTGTTACTATAAAAGAATTAGTAGGAATATCTATCCAATTCACCATTGAACTATAATCAGCAATACCGTTAACAGATATACCATTTACATTCATCCAATTCACCATTGAACTATAATCAGCAATACCGTTAACAGATATACCATTTACATTCATCCAATTCACCATTGAACTATAATCAGCAATACCGTTAACAGATATACCATTTATAACGACGTCATTTATATTCATCCAATTCACCATCGAGTCATAATCAACGACACCATTAACAGATATACCATTTATAACGACGCCATTCACGTTCATCCAATGAATCTTAGAACTATAATCAACGATATTAGTAACAGATATAACATGAATATCTATATTATCAACATCAACAACCAGAATACTTAATCCATCAACATCCATCATAATTTCTGGCTCATTTTCAGTCTTAAGTAAATTATATTTCGTTTTAAGTTGAACAAGTATGGGTAATAATTCTATTTTTTTATTATCAGACAAATAATCATATAAAGTAGAAATTTCCTTAATAGCCAATGATGGAACTGGATCAGCACTCAAATCATAACGTGAAAAAAATCTACCAGCAGTTATCAAATCAATATCATTTATATTACATGCCAACCATTCCATAACCTTTTTATTAATAATTGAATTATCAACAGATGATCTTAACATATCAATATCATTCAAAACTTCAATAATATTACTTTCTGATATACCGCCTCTTGATTTTTCAACGAATAAATTTTTAGCAGTTACAATATCGTATTTCTGAGTTGATTCTTCTACATATAAAGGTGCAATCACCCGAGCACTAGATAAACCAAACATCAACATACATAATATAAATATCATTCGTTTCATATATACCTCACAAAAACACATATCATGATATGATATTATATTATATCATATCATGATATGTTTTGTTTATTTTAACAGTTCAAGTTTAGACTTAACTTTACCAAGAAACTCAGAATTCTCCTCGGTTGCAGAAACAACCATCAAAACTCTAGTTAAGAACTTGATGTAATTTTCTACCGACATAGTAGCAGCTACTTTATCTATTAAAGATCTTAATATATTATTATCTCCGTACTTCAACATAGCCAGATATGCTTCATCACCATTTTTTCCCTGCGCAATTAAACAATGACCAATACCACACTGGGCACGAGCTAAAATACTATTCTCAGCATCAGGGTAATCTGCTATGACTTTATTATACGCAATAGCAGCTGCGGAATAATCTCGAGTATATTTATAGCACTGACCAATATCATACTGGGCACTAGCTAAAATATCCTTATTTGCTGTAGGGTAATCAGTAATCAACTTTTCAAATGCAACCACAGCTCCATTATAATTCTGATTCAAATACAGAGCTTCTGCGTTATCAAAATCATTAGTTATATCAGCATTTGCTAACATTGTCGTCATCATAATAACCATCGTTATTAATTTTTTCATTTTCATCTCTCCTCGTTTTTTATTATAAAATGTTTAAACCATTTAAACATAATTATTCACTTTTACGTTTCGGAACCCAATCTATTGTAACAGGATTCCATTTCTGTAAAGTACTATTGTGATTCATTTCTGGACCTAAAGAATTATATCTTACAAATACAGCCCTTAAATTATGCTCATTCTGTTTCCATTGCCATGTCTCCCATGGAACACTGCACCCATCATGAGATGGAAAATGCAAAACCGTTTCCACCACTGTATTTAGACTTATAAACTGCAAAGCTAAAGATTGAATATCTATAACACCCTCAGTTACATTCTGATATAACATCCATTTACGAACATCTGATGCATTATAATCATCTACATAATATACTCTAGCATCCCTATCACCCAAAGTTTCTTGATGATTATCAACACCATCCCATGGATCTCCCATAGTCTGATAATAATAAACTAGAGTATTAAGTGGCCAAGATTCCACAGAATTAGTGACAAATAATATCTTAAGTTCATAATCAGTCCAAGTACCAGGATAACCACCAGGATTTAAAGGAATTTCAATACGAATATAATATTCTAATGCGTTTGTATAAACACCTTCAATAAAACCATCTGGTCGTTCAATAGTGAAAATATCATTAGTTCGAACAGTATAAGTATTAATAAAAGCATCCAAAAATGAATTATTTATTAAATCCGGCCATGTATTTCTGAAAATACCACCAAGAGTAATACCCCCATAAACAATCATATCATCAACTTGATAATCTAAAAATATCTGAGGTGGGTCAAACACAACAGGCTGTCCACCAAACTCACTTCCCCATCCTTGTACATGTGGATCAGTAATAACATTAGTTATTGGTGATGGTATTATATTATCCGATAATACTGGAGGTGTTCTTGCAAACTCTATACTAGTTAAATCCCAACAATTACTAACAAAAGAATTCCCAATGGATATAATTTCAGGTAACTCAACCCGAGTTAAATAATAACAACTACCAGCAAAAGAATCTCCAATTGATGTTGCTTTAGATAACCGAATATTAGTCATTGTATCACAATTATAAGCAAAGGAATCCCCGATTGATCTTGTTTGAGGTAACTCAACATCAAGTAAATAATAGCAATGACTGACAAATGAATCACCAATTGAAATTGCTTGTGGTAACTCGACACGAATCAAATGCCCACAATACCCAGCAAAAGAATCTCCAATGGATGTTACTTGCGGTAACTCAATACTACTCAAATAATAACACTGAACAGCAAAAGAATCCCCAATTGATGCTACTTGTGGTAATTCGATACGAGTTAAAATATCACAATTATAGGCAAAAGAATCTCCAATTGATGTTAAATTTCTACTACCAACTATTACCTCTATATTATCATCATCATAAAATACATCATCTCCAACTGCAGTAATAGGAATGTTATAAAATTCATATGGAATTACAATATTAACATAACTCCCAGTATAACCCATAATAGTAGCTTTATCATTCAACACTGTGAAACTAAATACATTAGTCGGAGTAATAATGGTATCTGAATCATCATAATGGTATCGAATATCAGATATCTCTGAAGCATTACTTCTATTGAGTGTAATAAATATAATAATACACATCAATATAATTCTCTTTATCATATTACTTCCCCTTTTTATTTATTCATAATAATATATAACAAGACTTACTTATACATCTTACGTTTTTCTAATAATATTTCTCTATTATCTCTAGACATTTTATTATTTTATTTTCCTTATTCATAAATTATTGTTGCACTTGCTGTATCGCCTGTATCAACATAAAATCTCAATCCATTACTAAATGGCATGCCGTGAAAATCCAATGCTACGGGTTGATCGAATATCTTACCAGTAGTGGTTTTCCATAATACTGGTGTTGTGGTGGTCGTACTATCAGTTAAGTATATGACTGCCCCACTAGTAGCATTATTTAAAATTATGCCTCTAACAATTCCAGACCCATATTTTAACTGTACCCCACCCGGTAATGTTGCATCAGCATGATAATAACTTGTTGGATTAGTTGTAATTTCACCTTGTCTTGCAATATAAGCACCAAAGGTTTTGAATGTATTAGCCGTGTCTACTGTATCATTATTACATTCCATTTTTATAGGCAGTGTCATTGTGTCGGAATAATTACCACCAGATATTTTATGCAATAATGTACCATTGATATACCAATGAACTGCCAATGGAGAATACTCAATAGTTAACTTATAATAGGTATCAGCTACTGGTGTAAATGAAGCACCTAGGTTACCATTAAAATCACCTGAATCTATTAAAGTATCAACTCCTGCTGTTGTGCCATCATATTTTCTTGTACCAATGCTAAACGTAGTGTTTACAAATTGAGCAAACACACCATTGTCATCATCATAAGCACCTATACGTCTAGTGTTACCTGCTGCTGCAGCTGAACTAGCGAACCCACCTTGAAACAACATAGCGGAACCTGCAACAAACCTTGCTCTTCTTACTGATGTAAGACTAGTAGTACCACCTGCTGTACCATTAGTATTTAATGTAACTATACCACCATCTTGCACAATTGTACCTGCATTAGTTACAACCGCTGTCCAGAAATTAGTATCAACTGCTCCTGCATTACCATCATTATCAAAAGCTGTACCAACCATACGATATACTGGACTTATAGCTAATTCATTAGTGGGATTAATCCAAACATATCTATTAGTATTTTCACGACCTACTAAGGTACTTTCGCTTTTAAGTCTACCATCAGCACTTAAGTCACTAGGCAAGGGTAATGCCACAGGACAAAGTACAGAAGACAATCTAAAATAAGATGTTGCAATTACACCTAGATTAGTTACTGTTACTCGCCAGTATGCTTTAGTAGCTTGTACTGTTTCACCACGACCACCTTTACTAGCTATATAATCAAAGCAATAACTTATATCCCAATTGGAATCTTGTGAGTCTGATTCTTCTATACAAACAGTACAGTTCTCAGTTGTTTTTAGTGACCATTGTAATCCGTTAACTCCTAAAGTAGATTTACCTACTCCTGTAAAGGTTGTAGATGGGTCAAGATTAGTAGTGCTAGAATTACCAGTATCCTCTTTTACGTCTTGCGTTATAACTGTATCATTAAATCTACTCATAAACATTACCTCTTAACTAATTGTTAATCCTTGTATAATAATTCCCATTAATTCTGTATAACTTGTTGTAATAATATACTCATACCAAAGATGGGGATAATCAACACCATTAATAAACCATACAGCAGCTGATTCAGATCCATCATGATTTTCCTCAAGTATAATGTCCCAATTGTTATAAATACTCCAATTTATATTATAAAAATCTGTTTTGTCAGATGTTTTGTTAGCGCTACCTTCTCCTGCTGTAAAATTTCGGTCTCTTGGAGCTCCAATATCATAATTTATTATGCCTCCGGTCAATACACCACAATTAGTTATTGACGTATTATTTTCTTCCCAACCGAGAAATCTTCCGGTTCTTGTACCAATATTAGGAGAAATATCTCCCGTACAATAACAATCATTGATTTCTGAAAATCCTCTTCCATTTAAATGTCCACAAAAACCACCGGTACGAGGATCACCATTTGTAGGCATTGTTGAATTTATGTAGTTTATATCACCAGTGCAATAACATTTATTGATTGATGTCGTAGCTCCTGAATATACAGTATAATGAAATCCACAAAAACCTCCTATATATGAAGCCCCGTTTCCATTTATACGGGAGTCCGTTATAGTTACATTTCCAGTGCAATAACAATTAGTAACTGTTGCATCAGGAGTACCTGTGACTTTATAAGCATATACATAAACTGCGAAACCACTAGTATTAATTCCATTGTTGGTATAAAATTCATGAGTGGTTACATTTCCAGTGCAATGACAATTGTCAACAGTAATAGATCCAGCTTTATAAGCGAATACATAACCTGAAAAGCCGGCGGATATACAATATGCAGATACACTTGTATCATATGCGCGATACCCTACATCTATATTTCCAGTGCAATAACAATTTTTCACAATTATATAATCACCAATATCACTTGTTCGTATCTGTCCAAAAAGACCTCCACATATTACATATCGGACTGTGCCTTCATTTGTAATATGCGCAGTTGAACTACAATTATTAACTGTTATTGTAGTTGAACTTGGACCAATAACACTATCTTTATAAAACATCGCAACTAAACCACCCATATAACAATGAGGGTTACCATAAATACAATTTACATGACTATTTCCTGTGACATGGACATTATCCATATTAAATGCACCATAACAAGCTACACATCCAGCAAAAGATATGCCCATATTATTTGATATATCAACACCCATGTCTTTTAATATGAGATTTGTCACACTTGCCCCAACACCATATATTGCGCCAAACAATCCTGCATAAGTATTTTCCGCGACTGATGGATTGCCGATATTAATTGTTAAATTAGAAATGGTGTGATTATCACCATTTAGAGTTCCGGAAAAATAATCAACAAGATCTCCGATTGGTTCCCAATCATCACCAATACCAATATAATCCGCATCGGCCGATGATAGATCAGTTGTTAAAATATAATCTTCTGTTAAATCTAAAGCAATCGTTGCTAAATCTGTCCATGATGAAATATTAGTCATTATTAATTTCCAGTTTTATTTTATGTTTTAAAATTTCTTTTTCTAATTTTTCCCGACGATTGTTATGAAATTTCTTTTTTCTTTTATTTAATTTTTTCTTAAGATTTTTATTAGTATAAGGACTATTTATAAAGGATTGTATTTTGACAATTTGGTTATTAGTATATTCAAAATCTTTTAATTTTTTATCAACAATGTTGTTGATAGTTTCAATTAAAGAATTTTCTTCTTCTTCAATAAACTTTTGGAGGTCTATATCTTCCATATTCATATTTATATCCATATTACCACCATCCCTCAGTCGTTTCATAAGTTAAAATTATAATACCAGTTCCCATTGTTTTAGATGCATTTACACCATCAATCAATTCAGCACTGTTAGGAGCTACTGTGAGTGTACCTGAACCCGTATTGATGATTCTATACTCCTGTCCGTCAATGCCCTCAGGGAGCGTTACAGTGAAGTCTCCACCATCTGTATTACAAAAAACTCTATGATCACTAACAAGAATTGTATAAGTTGTTGTGACCCTGGATGTGTTAACTATTCTACCACCGCTAGATTTGATACTTCCAGCAACCTCTAAATCGCCACCTACTGTTAAATCATTGGCACCAAGATCAACATCATCTGTTGCTCCAGTGTAAGGTACTAAACCTGACAAAGCTTGATCACCTGTATTAGTACCACTCAAATTATCAGCAAATAAATCATTATTGACAGTTACATTGATAGAAGATAAAACTATCATATCCTCTTCGCCAGTATAACCTATTTGATGTGATACACCACCTACTATAATCTTTGAATTTGTAGTATCTACTGTAAATACATCTCCGCCGTCAGAATCTTTTCTAACTAATAATGCTTCCACACTTGAACCATCTATAATTAAATCACCATCAAATTGATCAGTAGTGTTTAATAAATAACCCGACAGATCTTGATCGCCGGTGTTGGTACCCGACAGATTGCTAGCGGATATGTTTCCGGTAACTGTTACTGCTCGATTGAATCTATGACCAGTCGTTGCACCATAATCCATATAGCCGCTAGCAAGGCTGTCAATGTATTCATTACTGTCAGTTTGGGTAAACTTAATCTTATCGCTGAATAATGTTTCTCCACCAACTACTAGATCACCACTGAAGTCGCCATCAGTTGCAGCGAAGTCATAAGCTCCAATATCCCAATTGCCAGCTGCAGTCGAAGATCCATCACGTTCCCAATAAGAACTAAGATCTTGATCACCGGTATTTTCTCCGCTCAAATTTCCCAGATTTGTGATGTCAGTTGCAGTGATATTTGCTGCTTGGTGAGCAACGAAAACTGGATCTGTTTCTGTAAAACTATAAAGTGGCGGAGTTGCAAGTAACCAAGCAGCGAAAACTGGATCTGTTTCAAATGTCAGATATCCAGATAGATCTTGATCACCGGTATTTTCTCCGCTCAAATTTCCCAGATTTGTGATGTCAGTTACAGTGATATTTGCTGCTTGATGAGCAGCGAAAACTGGATCTGTTTCTGTAAAACTATAAAGTGGCGGAGTTGCAAGTAACCAAGCAG